TTGTCATCGTTGTCATCGTTGTCATCGTTGTCTTCGTTATCACCATCTACATCAATATAGTAATCGTATTTGCCTTCAATGTCATCATAGTCATCGTTGTCATCATAGTCATCGTAGTCATCGTAGTCATTGTAGTCATTGTAGTCATTGTAGTCATTGTAGTCATTGTAGTCATTGTAGTCATTGTAGTCATTGTAGTCATTGTAGTCATCGAATATTTGATCACAAGGTCTGATTTGTCGAAGTTTATATTCATCTGTGCTTGCAGGAACCTTGCGTTCTTTCATGTTATTTGGACGATATATGTTTGTATATGACGGCAATACCCTGCAACTTCTCTCGTCATCGTCCCACTCGTACATTTTTTTAAACTGTGACAAAAGTAATTGTTAATGTAAAAAAAAATAAAATTCAACTTTCAATTTTTTAGAAGAGCAAAGAACACAAGTCTTCTTTACCAAGTTTTTTGAAATTAGCTGGCATCATTTTCTTTAAGTGTTCATGTTTTTCAATAATTGCAATTATTTGATCCTTAGACATAAACACTGCTTTGGCCCTTGAAATACATTCTTGCTTATTTGAAAACAACAACGTTTTACTTCTTATCAAATCCTTCACACGTTCTTTGATGTTGTTGATATCCGCCGCGTCAACCTTTGTAATATTTTTTTCTTTTCTTCCTTTTTTTACTTTCTTTACATCTTGAACATCTATATTAACATTGGGAGAATCTCCTTTCTCGTTAACAATGTATGTCGAAACATACAACTCGTTTCTTTCTTTAGTGAGCGTCATGTTTTCCTGCAACAATTCAACTACCTGTTTGACATCAGATTCTTTAACATGATGTGGTTTTTGAGAATCCTTGATTCGATGTATTTTTTGAATATTGTTTGTTATTATGTTATCAATATTACCCATTTTTGCCAATACTTCGTTGTTTACACTTGACAACTTGCCTGCAATTTCTATGGTTTGTTTGTCTAAAGTTTGAAGTTCATGTAATTTTGAGTTGAATACTCTTGCATCTACTTTATGTTTGTTTGATTGCTTAATCGTCTCATACATATCCATAAAATCTTTCATAATCACACGTTTATTAACTTCAAGTTTGTTAAGAATCTTTACAGCATCATATCCTTTGGGTAATTTAAACGGTGTACCATTCAATTTTGCTTGTGTATTTGACAATATTTCAAGTTTGCTAAACATTGGTTATAATATGATAATATATTTTATGAGTGTTTGAAAACAATATCAATGATACAGAAAGCGTAAAAACTTATAATGGCAATTACACAAGTAATTACACCAAAGCTAAACATCGTTTTGTCATCACCAATACCAAATTGTTTAACTTCACCTTTATCGTTAAACATTATCGAAGGTTTAGATACAATTACTAATATCATCAATAAAATATAAAATAAGAGACTATACACCACTCTACTGTTTATGGTAATTAACTGTTTCATGTTGAAATACTTTATTTTAATAAAGAAATGTTTTTGTATATTACGACGTTCGTACTTTTACTTGTAATGTTATATATAGTTGCATATCAAGAGTGTTTTGTAGATACTCCGTTGCTTGTATTACGTACAGAAAGGTCGTCATTGGATATTATTGTCACTTCAAAACAGAAAACAAATATGAAGTCTCTCGATAATATAGACATCGAACATCATATTATAGTAAACCCGAAAGAGAAAGAAAAGCGTTGTAATGACTGCAATGCAATTGTAATAAATTTTTTTACACTTTTGAAAGCAAAATCTTTGTACAAACTTTTAGGTGTTATGCCTACGGAGAATACACTAATTTTTATAAAACGTCTGAATAACATCAAAGACGAAACCTTGTACGATGTGTTGAAAGACAGTAAAAAGATTGTTGGTTATACATCAAAAGATCATGAATTCTTGATACGAGCTATAAGCATTGCAATGGGTGTATCACAACCAAATTTACGAATGATAGATTATCCTTTTTCTGATAATGATATTTATTGCATGTTTTATTTTCAAGAACTTGAGTACGATAAATTAAATTTTCCTAATAATATAAATCCATATGTACTAGACTTGGGAATGGTTGATGTAGATATGTTGAGATCGATGCTTCCATATTGTGAAGTAAAAAACAAAGATTTTCATAAACTGATTGACAAATATATGGACAGGTATAGTATCAAAACATGTATTACAATAAAAAATGTGATAGCTGGTGACAAAGAGTTTGATGAACAAAAATATGCTCCGGTTATTACTTTATTACGAAATCATCTGAACGATTCGATTCAAATAAACTTTTTTTCTCAATTTGCTACTAAAAGTACAGTTATTGAGGGTTTTGTGAACGATAATATATATATAAATCCTTCTATTAACGTACACGGTTTCTATGAAGCAGATAAGAAACTACTAACAATATTCTCGGAAACAATTGACGGTATAAAGTTACAACAACTCGATAAAATTAAACTGACGAATCAGCAACGTGACGAGGAAAATGGTGAATATACTGTTAAGCAAGTTTCATCAAAGTATTCTATATTGGAAAAGGATCCTACAGAAACGACCAAAGACGATTTAAATAAATATGTGTGTGTAGGTGATCCTGACAAAAGGACGAAGCAACACTGTGAGTCAGTTGAAAAAAATGTGTGGGATCGTCCATGTGTACGTAACGAAGAATGTCCATTTTATCAACGCAACAAGAATTATCCCAACTACAGAGGCGGTTGTATAGATGGTTTATGTGAAATGCCATCAGGTGTTAAGAGGAAAGGTTTTAGATATTACGATGAAAACACACCACCATTATGTTATTCGTGTCCTTTGAATAATCCGCATTGTTGCAAATCTCAGACTAAACCTGACTATGTATTTTCTCTAGATTCATTTGAAAGACAAAACAGTATGGGAGACAGGGCGTGGTTTTGGGTACCTGCTTAATATTGTTCCCTCATGTATAAATCACTCCTTGCAAAATCTTCATCTAGTTCGTCATCATCTGCATTTTCACCCATATAGTTACCAATCATGTAGTTTGCATTCTCATCTTGATGATTTACAATATCTGATATGTCTTTATTTTTGATACGATCGAATATATTTGACCAGTTCTCAACACCCATATTACGTAATTCAATTTGCAACTGTCTTTCCTCATCATCCGCAAGATAAGCATTCATTTTCTGTTGCTTACTTTCTTCCCTAAGATCTTCAATTTTTTTCAAAACACCGTTGATATCAAACACGTTGTTGTTCAAAGATTCATACAACTTTTGTAATACAAAATCGCATATGTTTGCAATTAAAATCTTTCCGACATTGTTTATCTTGTTTCTTTCTGCGAGCGTGATAAAATATTTCAAAAACTTGACTATTTCGTTTGTCAGTAAAGCGATGTTTTTTACAACGTTTGTCTCTTCATTGTGAGATTCTACAAACACCGTTTTGATTGTTTGCAGTTGTTCACGAAGTTGTGGAAGCAATGATTGAACTTCACTATTTTTCGTGATATTCACCAAAATATTATAAAATGGGTTATCTTCTTTGGGCTTGGCAAATTTGTATTGGTTTACGATACGACCCATTATAATTGGAAGCTTGTATTTTGTAAAATTATACAAAGCGGCACGTGATGATTTATGATTTTCATTCATACCTAAAACAAGTGCATCTCGAATATATACATGAGCTTCCACATTTGGATTATCGAGTGTTGATGACAAAGCATTTGTAAGTGCCTTGAAATCTGTTTCAAGTTGAGGCAGCAAAACATCATTAAAGTATTTGTCGTCACCTAATGGTTCTTGCTTTTTTGATTTCGCTTCGTTTCTCAGTAATATATTTGTATTTGTTTGTGTAATAGTTTTAAAATTATGGACTGTTAATTCAACAGTTTGTGTTTTTGGATAAAAACTGGACTTGTTAAATCGAGATTGTTTTTGCAAAACATGTTTATGGATTTGCTTTATGTTGGGATCTTCTAAAAACAAGTCGAAGAAGTCAAAGTTTTCATTGAGCTTTTCAGGACAACACGAGTTTGCGATATATGCCATTTTTTTAATACTGATCTTTGTAGCTTTAGCCTTTTTGATTTTATCGTTTATGATTTTCAAGAATTTAAGTTCTTTTGATGCATAATCATTGTGAGTGAATTCAAAACATGGTCTAAATGATGCTCTTAATGGTGCCAAAAATATACCATCATAATCATTTGCTCCTTCTTCAAGTCTCTGTTTATTACGCAAGATGCGTTGGTTGAGTGCATAATCATTATCAAGAATTCTTGATATTTCCTTGCGGATATCTTTTTCGATACCATCTTGTTCTTTTTCAATAATCAGTTTATAACGGATGTCATCAGCAAGTGCGATTTGTTTTAATGAACATGCAATATAAGCTTCTAATGTTTTAGAATCTTTGTCCGAGGCAAATGGATGTCCAATACGAGAGAACTTCATGCTGCATTTTGGAACGATTCTACCAATGTCAATATGTGGATACAACGCCATAGTCATAACGATGATAAGCGATACGGCAGTAATCAGTTCGTCGTAATAATGGTCTTTTAATTTGCTTTCAAAAACTGTTTTTAATCTTTCTTCGATTTTAGAATCTATTTTAGCTTTGTAATCAGTGTTGGCATTGTAAAGTTCCGTATTGACTTTTTTCATGAGTTTGTCCCTTTCATTTCTAATATCTTCCTCGACGTTGGTATTGCTTGTTACATTCTCAAGTTGTCTGATCATAAAGTCCTTATGTTGCTTTGAAAACTTGATATCCAAAAATGTGGCAATTATAGAAATTATGTCTGATGCAACTTCTTCATTGTCGTGTTTGTCTGATGTTTGATTAAGAAGCGGCATTGGAGCATTATCAAAATCTTGACCTTCCAAGTTGTTCATCAACTCTTCAAATGTTTGTGCGGTGAATTCACCTTCATATTGGTCTTCGACATCTACATTGTGTGTATCTTGCACATAGTGTTGATCAAAAGGCAAATTTCGGAGTATATGCTGGTTGATAATAAAACTGTAAAATTTTATCACTTTGTCGAGATTATTTAAAGATCCGTTTATAAACTCTAGCATGGCTTCCATGTTGTTTACCTTCTCTGTTACATCGGATGCTAATCGTTTTTGTCTGTATTCTTCAACGCTTTTGCAAACGTTGTCATATTCATCAAAAACGCATGAAGATGTCTGATTTATATCTGAAAATGACTCAGTAGCACTGCATTTAGATACATTTGTTTCTTTTACCCACATTGGTTTACCTTCGATCTTTTTCCTCACAAACAAGAATTCTTTTTTGAGTATTGCATCTTTTAACAATGCGTAATGACCTTCTTCTACTTTTCTCTTGCCTTCAAAGATGGCTTTGGCTTCCTTCTTAATTATATACATAGGTTGATTTGCAAATTCTTTTGACTTTTGTAAATAATGTTCAATATCATTTAATGTTTTATGTTGATTCTTAATAGAATACTGTGTTGAATCATATTTTGAATCGAAATAACAATCATTTCCGTCATCTTCGCGCATTTTGTCAAGTGACGAATATTGTTTTACGATAACAACTTTTGGTTCCTCGCATGTAATCTTAATTTCAGTTGCAAGGATATCGGTAAGTTTAGCTTTCAGTCTTTCAAGCTGTCTTCGCACTTCTTTTTCGTTAAGTGCACGTTTTCTGTTTTCAACACCTTGTTTAAATATTTTAAGGATAACAGACAAGCCTAAATCATGTCCACGTTTTGCATGAGCAAGACGTTCTATGTTATTTTTGCCTTCAAACCCTTTAAGATAATCGATCTTGGGTTCTGATTTATCAAGTTTCTTTGGCAACACTTCACGTACTACTTTGTTGCTTAGTTTAATATCAAAAATATGATCTAGTACCCATCTAGAATTTTCGTGAAGTTCATCTATATTAAAGTTATAAAGAGCAAGTCTCTGGTTGATAAAACTAATTGTTGGATTTTTCAAAATTGCTTCGTATTCAATATACAATGCTTGTGATACGTTTGAAGGAATAACAAAATTGTATGCTTCTAATACAGCCAATGCTGAAGGTAAAACAATAGCATTTTTTGTGAAAATGTCACGTTTACAGAAAGGATTTTTATATGTTTTTTTGAATACGAAGCATATATTATTACGAATGTTCAAAGAGGATGTAAGGTTTCCATGAATTCTGACAGGTTTAGAAAATACAACTTTATTGTCATGTATTTTCCCATTGGTTGTTGTTACTATAGTTTTACCATCAAACACAAAATCATTAAATAAAACGGTAACGGCTTCGTTTTCATCAAAAGAGTTGATGTTGTCCATGTACATGTCAATGTCTATTTCTGTTGCTTTATCTTTTGATCCAACGTCTGTAAAGAAACCAACAACATCTATTTCATCGCCTTTATATACATTATCGACATTACCCAAAAGTCGCACTTTGCGTTTTTGTACATCAACGGCATCAATGTTGTTTGATACAACGATTGTTCCGTTGGTTGGATAATTGGAGAAGGGTTTCATAAGGATATACAGTTTACTTGATGTAGTTGTATATGGGTTTCGTGTATCTCTGTTTAATGCATTGAATTGTTCAAGAAAGCTATCAAATTGAATCATTTTAATGCCTTGACCTTGTTCAAATTCGAGATCGGCATTATAATCATCATCATCACCATAATGAATATGTTTTAAACATTTGATAATTGGGTGTACATGAGGAAAACTGAATAAGGTTGGTGACTCTTTGGTTTGTGTGGTTTTTTTTAGTATGTCGAAAAGGATGTCTGCCTTTTTGCACACTTGTTGTGGTGATAACTTCTGGTTAAAAACTAGATTAGCTATTTGACTTTTAATTTGACTGTCGTTGAAAAAAATCTCATATCCTTCACGAATACGTTCTTCTATAATGGTTACATCTTGAATATCCTCTACATTTGAGTCAAAAATTTCAACAAAATCGTGAATCATTTTTAACATGAAAAAAGATAATATTATATTTCTTTCCACATAGTCATGAAATTAGTCAGATGATTAATAATATAATTGCACTGCTGAATGATAAATGGCTTAACGTCTGTATCTTCTTTGAATTTGATCTTTAATATCATCTTGTTGTCAAGAGGGTGTGACTTATGATACCCTATAAATTCTAAAGGATTTGATGAAGGCGGAATATCCCTGAAGAAGTGATTGAAAGTGATGCTTTGAAGTACGTTCAGAAGAGTATGTGTTTCATCGTATATATTCAGTGTATAACATGACTCAATATTATCGAGTTTATTGATTTCAATCTTGGATGTATTATCAATGTTTGCAGAAAGAACACGGAACTTCTCAATAAGAACTTCAAATGCTTTTTTTACAAGGTATCTAGGGGAAAGACGGCATTCTGATTCAATTTCAAAGTTGAATGACGATGGTTCATCGTATTTGTTTTTGATAAAATGCCTGTACATTTGCAAAGTTTTAAATTGATTAACCTCGTGTATGTCCATTGTTTTTATTTCATTTTGCACTGCTTTTTCATCAATGGTATTGTGGAATGTACATTTGCTTACAGGAGACCATCGAGCATGTGACAATGCAATATTCTTTGAAGCTGAACATTCGATATCTATTTCTTCTCCTTTTGAAAGATCATACAGGTTTGGTTTAAGCTTTGTGATCAAAATATGGTCTTTGGTGATTGTGTTGGCTGGGAAAAGTTTGTTTTTGAATTTCTCGTCCATCTTGACATTGTCTTCGTTGTAAACATCAAAGTCCTTTGATGTGACATTCATAATTTCGGTGCCTGTATTTTTCTTTTTTAGCACAAAGCGATATTTTTCAGGTGTAAAATTTTCAATTTCATCATAATCGAAACATATCGGAATCAGAGATATACGGTGAGCCAGGAATTCGTTATGTAGTGCACATGAATTAACGTTAATTTTGATATCATTTGTTTCTGAGTATGGATCGAATGCAAAAGCAACATTAGGGATCTCCGATATAATAATTCGTCGAATGGAATTTACAATTGAGAGGTCGACATCGACTATTTGGAACTCCAAGGACCGTTTATCGTCTTTGATTATCTTGAAATTGGTCATTGTGTTTTATTATATCACAGATATATTTGCTCTTAAATGTCTTCAAATTTTATAATGTGAAAATGCGTCGGAGTGGCAGAAAAAAAGTGCTTAGAGATGTAAAATGAGCAATAAGGATATGTTATTTTATAGCAATCTTTGTGAATTCTCTAAAGAAGTAGTTGCTTTAGTGTTGAAGAAGAACATGCGTAACATGTTCTTGTTGATTTGTATTGATAGTGGTAAATACACAATACCACCTGTAATAACACAAGTACCATCTATATTGAATGCCTCACGAACACAAGTATATACAGATGGAGATATTATAAAGTTTATAGAACAAAAGTCTGAGGTTGTCACACCCAAACAAGATTTGCAAACATTTGCATGGGAAGGCAATGGTTTTTCAGAGTATGCAACAATACAAGAAGAAGATATTGGCAATATAACAAGTAAAAGGTACACATATCTTTCCGAGTATTCTGATGGGGTGACACCTTCAACGTTCCAAGACGAAAATGATAAATTACTGAAACAAGCAAAGTTTGATAGTTCGTCGTATGATTCATTTATTGCAGTGAGAAACAGAGATGAAGAGCATATAAAAAAGGTTCTTCAAAAAAACAACGTTGATCGAATTGTATAAATTATTTAAGGAATATTTGTGGGAGATACAGTATTCATGGAAGCATATTTCACCATTTTCAATCAAAAAGCTGATGAGTTTTTCAAAGATCTTATTGATGGTTTTCCAAAAACCCCGGAATACAATGTTGTGGTGGGCGAATTTAGGACACTCCGGAGTGGTTTTACCCTTTTGAAGAATATGGATAATAAACAACCTCAACGCATTTTTCGTGATTATATTATTGAAACGTATCGTGATAAAATAGCAAACGAGGATGAATCTTTCTTTTTGAGCAAAAATGATTTTGAAATTACAAGTAGACGCAAAGAGTATTGGATGGATTTTATTGATAAAATCAAAATGGCATGGGCTAAAATGGATGATGAAAACAAAAAAATTATTTGGAAGTATTTTCGCTTATTGGTTGCATTAAGCGACAAATGTGAAGAAAAATAGAAAACTATTTAAGGATTGTTTTAGATGATGGCTTACAAAGGAATGCATTTGGCGACCAAGGTTGTTTATACTTTCAACAAATTTTACGGAAACTTTCTGAGGGATGCAAAGAACGACGAGAGCATTAAGCGTGTAATTAAAGAAAACTACAAAGTCATTTTAAAAACTTCCCCTGAATATCTAGAATTTTTTTGGAGTGGTCTGAAAGAACATGCGAGCGACATTGATGCATCAAACAGATTACTTCTTGATGTCAATATTTTTAAAGGTCTGAAGTTATCAGATGTTATTGCAAAGCTTGGTGAAAAGAATGTTATCACCATATGGAATTACATTTTTATTCTTTCTGCGCTTTGTATGGTGTACGATAACATAACAGATAAACCACAACAAGAGGGTGAACAGTCATACGTCGAGGTCTCTGAAACCACTGAAGTATCTGAAGCCACTGAAGTATCTGAAGCCACTGAAGTATCTGAAGCCACTGAAGTATCTGAAGCCACTGAAGTATCTGAAACCACTGAAGTATCTGAAACCACTGAAGTATCTGAAGCCTCCACGGAAAACGAAGTAATGTTTGAGAAGATTATCAAGGTTTTTGGTATGGTACAAAAGGGTGAAGATGCTTCATGTGAGCTAAGTGATATTCTTGACGATGACATTCGCAATGTATTGGCAAAGATATCAAAACCAGTCGACTCTTCAGATGGTCCAGAAGAGAAAGATGATTTGATGAATATGTTTGCTTCCATCGAGAATAGCAAGATTTGTAATCTTGCAAAAGAGATAAGCTCCGAGATTGACGTATCCAACTTGAAGATCGAGTCACCACAAGATGTTATGAAACTGATGGACTTTTCAGGGAGCAACAATGTTCTAGGTAATATCATTGGTAAAGTCAGCACAAAGATTCAAGAAAAAATCTCAACTGGTGAGATCAAACATGAAGATCTTTTGGGAGAGGCAATGTCTATGATGTCACTTATGAATAAAGGAGGTGGTACAGCAGGGGGACTAGGAGGTCTTGGAGGTCTTTTTAACAATCCAATGATGAGTGAGATGATGAAAAACATGAAAAAGGGTAAAGTCGCAACAAAGACCAATGTATTGAAACGTGGATCAACGCGTGAGAAATTGAGGAGAAAACTGGAAGAGAGACGCAAGGAAAAAGACAGTGCTTAAGAACTTGCAAAGAAAATGTATTATTATTGTAAATGGAACAGATTTGGTTCAATGATCCCCCAAATTTCATAAATGGATCTAATTATTTTATAATATGGCCTTCTAAAGATATGTCTTTCGAAGAACAATTAAATTGTCTGATGAGATTTTCTATATATTTCGCAGGTATTGTATTTATAATAAAAAAAGATGCAAATATAATGTTTATACCTATTTTTATGGGGATATTTACATATTATATCTATAATATTGATACGACTAATAAAAACAACGAAAAGAAATTACTTGAAAAATTCAATATGATGAAAGATAAACGTACAAACACGCGTTGTATAAAACCAACAGCTGAAAACCCGTTTATGAATGTCTTAATGACTGATTATGCAAAAAACCCAGAAAGACCATCAGCATGTAAGTTGACATCAAAAGTAAAGAGCGAAGTAAAACAACATTTTGACTCTACGTTATTCCGTGATGTAGACGATATATTTCACAAAAACGCATCCGATCGTCAATTTTATACAACACCTATCACAACTATTCCTAATGATCAAACATCATTTGCGAAATGGTTGTATTCAACACCGCCAACTTGCAAAGAAGGAAATGGTGACAAATGTTTCAGAAATATGAGTCGTGGTGTGAATATTTAATGGAATATGAATATAGAATATGAATAAAAAATCTATTTAAATATAAAAACATGAGACCATTCGATGAGGAAAACCGTCTTACTCAAGATGATTGTGCTTTAATGACAAGATCACTTGTTAACAAATCTATATCAGATTATATGTTTTTCAATAATTACTTTACTGCTGAATGTAAAGAGGAGAAGCAAGACAAAATGCAAGAGTTTATGACAAATAATCCTAATTTAAGGTTTAAAGATGGTTACGGATTCACTACTCCATGTGTAGTTGATATGGACAGTGAAATGCGTAACAATTCCAAGTTGACTAATCCTCGTGAACGTGTTTCTCTTTGTTCACGCTGGTACACCGCAGTACCCAATCTTGGACGTGGTGGTCTTGTTCCAAATATCGAAAGCAAACTGAAATACAGTGGTGATACAAGTGCCATTAAGGATTGTGATAGGTTAACTGAGAAAGACTTTGATAGATTTATTCCACTCCCTAGCTGTATGGCGGATAACATTCAAAATCCAAATAATATTATTGAAAAATGGACTAGAGGTGGAGACTTTACCCGTGATTATATTCGAAGCGACAGTTACCTTGAGCAGTGTGGATTCTACAATGATGGTAAAATGTGGAGAAGGAGGGGAAATGAAGCCAACATATAAAATATGCAACTAAATATTTTATTTTTATATTATAAATGAGTTGGACAAGAATACATACAGATTCTTGCAATTACAAACAAAATTTGTCTGAAAATGTGTCTCAGCTATCATATATGCTCGATCCAATTAAATTTGAGCATTGTTCAAAATGCCGCAACGAGCTAGGGCTTGTAGGCGGTACTTCTGTGGGTGTACCAACCGGTAACATGGTAGATCTTGAAAACAATCTGATTGGTATTGATAGACCCAATACGCGTTGCCCAACCTACAAATACCTTCCCCGTGATGATAATGTTGTTCAAGGTAAGGAATATATTAAGCCAGTGCAACACCCTGAAGTTGATGTTAATATGATGCAGTTGCGCCCTTGTCAAATGTTCTCTTACCATGAAATTCCACAACCTCCTCTCATGCATCAATCAATCTGTCCAAGACGTTGATAAAACGAGTTATTTAAGAAAGTAGCGGTGATGGTTTGTTTTTATTATTTTTCTATAATTGTTGAAGCAAAGTTTACATAACTCTTCAACGTTGATAAAAATAAAGATAGAATCAGAACGTTTCAGGATGTTTCAGGATGTTTCAAGATGTTTCAGGATGTTTCAGGATGTTATCAATCTATAAATCTTTACTAATATATTAACACACTTGATTGATTTGGTCAAAATAATTCCTACAGAATTCGTAGTTGAATCCTTTTATAGCTTTTCTGTCACTTTCTGACAATACATTTTCATTTACCAACATTGCAGCATACGTGTTTATTACGTCCATTGTTGCAACTAAAAAACCTTTTGCTTTTGAGTCATGACGAATGGTTGTGTAATAAGACAACATAGTGAGTGCACTTGAACTATTTGGCGAACCACCTAGTAATATAATTTGATTCATGTAGTTCTGTAAATTGTTGCAGTTTTTGCTGATCGAATCTGTGTAAGCACATAGAACAATTGAATAAGTAAGGATCAATGGAGCATATTTAGATTGAAGATTGTTTGATAAAAGAATGGATACAACATGATTTGCAGATGTTGTTTGTGGAGAGAAACAATTATCAACTGGCATTGATCGAGCAGCAGGAGTCAAGGGAAGATGTGAAAATATTTTATCAGGTGTTTGGTACATTGTTGGGGTAAGAACAGATGATGACAAAGAAGGTGTCGATACAGATGGGGAAGGAGACGGATTTTTTTCAAGTAAGAAATACCATATAGTACTTATAATGATTATAATTAATATAACAACTGTAATCAATGCAATCCATGCTGTATATGTGTCCATTTTTGATTTAAGTAAGAAAATATCTCATTACAAATAAAAGAATGAGTTTTGCAAGGCTCAACTATGATGATTGCACATATAAACACATTTTAAGAGAATCTGTTGGTCCAGGTGATTACATGATCGGTATGCCAAGAGTAGATTGCAAAAACTGTTATTTTCCATCTCCAAATATACGTATTGATCACAGTGGCGCAGGTAAGTGCAAGGAACTTATAGACGTAGATTCTGAATTGATGGGTATCACACGTCGTGCTACAAACTGCCCTCTAAACAAATTCCTTCCTTCTCCATCAGACTTTTGTGAAGCAAAACTTGGCGAAGATTGTATGGAGATGACTGCCGAAGATACCAGGTTAAGTAATCCTCCATGCACCCTTCGCGGAACCGGTTGGAACAGGTGGGAATGGTTGTGTATCAATCCACAAGAGAAAGTACTTATTCCTTTTGATTATATGATAAATAACCGTTTATTATCGAAAGATAATCATAGACCATGTGTACAAGATCCAATTGATCAAAATGATGCACTTCCTCCCAAGGGTAACAATCAGTTTACACCTCGTTATACGCCACAGGAAAAAAATGAAGAAGCATTTGATGATATTCCGGGACCTACTTGGACAAATTGTACTAAAATTCCTTACATGTAAAAATTAAAATATTTGTATTAATAAAAATGAGTAGACATTTCACTATTGTTGGCAGTGATATAGGCTTTGAAGGTGGTCGTTATGGTACTGATAAGTCAGGATTTCCTAAATCTGCAGCTAAACGTGCTGCATCTGTCCTTTTCCTTATGATTGAAAATAAGAAAAACAAACCTGAATGGCGCAAATATAGCAAGTATCAATCTCATAAATCAATAAAATTTATTATTGCTGAAACTACACGTGGTTCAAACAAGGATTCATTTTATTATGAAGCAATATCTGTCGCATTAAAGAACCCAGTTACATTGAACATTGGAGGTGAGGAAATCACATATACCCGTAAAATCGTTGTGAAAAAACACATTAATGCCAGCGCTTCTTATTAATTGATTATATTTTTTACTTTGTTGTGTGTTAGTATACATAACATAAAAAATTTGTACCTAATTATTAAATGATAGAACTTTATGTTGTGGTAACACTTTTTGCTTTAGGATATATGATCAATCAAAGTGATACATCAAAAAAAACCAAACAAAGTCAAACAATAAATAAAAGTGAAATACCATCCGTAAACAATATTTATGATAGTCGTTTCTGTGATGTAGCAAACTCATTTGCACAAAAACGGTCACATTCTATGGTTGAAGCATCAAAGAATCCAGCACGTACAGGTGTAATTTCAAGAAATTACAAACTAAATGAAGAGATACAAAAGAAAGACCAACCACTGATGAAAAAACGTATGAAATTGATGAGTGGTGAAGAAGTTGATGAAATGGAATTTACACACAACAATATGATACCATTTTTTGGTGGTAGTGTAAAACAAAGTACGGACTCTGACGTAAACGGTTCAAAACTAGAAAGTTTTACTGGTGTTATCAATGATTATAAATCGAAATGTGAAGTGCCATCATTCTTTGATCATACTAAAGATGCTTCGAATCCATATGGGCTGCAAAATATGAATGATTTTTATCAAGACCGTATAATTGCTCCCAAGGCACAGAACAATGTAACTCCCATTCCCAAAGTATATGTAGGTCCCGGGTTGAACCGAGGTTATTCTGCAGATCCAACCGGCGGGTTTCAACAATTTGATGCACGCGATTATGCACTTCCTAAATCGGTCGACGATCTACGTGTTAAAAATAAACCTAAAGTTACTTACGAAGCAAGGACGTTAGATGGTGTTAAAGCTAAACTTCCAGGGAAGATCGGGTGTATGAAGAAGAATCGTGTTGATACATTCTTTGAACAAACTCCTGATATGTACTTAGTTACTACAGGTCAAAACTTGAAGAAAGCTATGATACCTGAGTTTCCAAACAAAGACACAAATCGTCAATCAACTTCCAAGGAGTATACGGGTACGGCTGTTTACCAAAATGCTAAAGGTCGTACAACTGATCCATACGTGCATCCTTCAGATAGACATGTATATAATAACTATGGTATTCGTAATGCAACATTGGCAGATTACGGTACGGGTTCCAAGGACGATTTCGGTAAATCATCTATTGTTGTCTTTAATAATGAGCGTGACTTGACAACAACACGTGTTTACCAAGGTAACGTTACATCCATGATAAAAGCTATTGTTGCACCGATTCAAGATATGCTTAAAATTACCAAAAAAGAAGGAAGTGTTGACAACCCTAGACATTTTGGTAATATTAATCCTCAGATACCTGATAAACCAACAATACAAGACCCTAACGACGTTGCAAGAACAACTATCAAAGAGACGACGATACATGAAGCGATACTAGGAAACTTGAAGGGTAATGAGAAACTCACCGTGTATGACCCTAATGATGTTGCAAGAACAACTATCAAAGAGACGACAATACACGAAGCACTACTTGGAAACTTGAAGGGTAACGAGAAACTTACTGTTTATGACCCCAATGATGTTGCAAGAACAACTATCAAAGAGACGACAATACACGAAGCATTACTTGGAAACTTGAAGGGTAACGAGAAACTTACTGTTTATGATCCGAATGATATTGCACGTACAACAATTAAAGAAACTCTGATTCATGATGAGATTGGTACGGGTGCTATAACAGGTCCTAAACAATTGTATGTGTATGACCCAGATGAAGTTGCCAAGAAAACATTGAGAGAAACGTTGGAAAGAATGGATTATGAGCTGAATATGAAATCTGGTGTTTACAAAGGTAAAGTTTATGATCCTGAAGACAAAGCACGTACAACTATGAAAGAACTTACAGAGATGTTAGGCCGTGATGGTAACGTGGGTGTTAAAGAAAGAGAAGGTATTTATATCAAAGACGGAATCGAGGCTAAGAATACTCAAAAACAATTTTTGTCAGACAGCGACTATTATGGTATTGCTGCCAAAGAAAATGGCAATGGTTATCAAATTGAAACATTTGATATGAAGAAAACACATAAACAGTTTTTGTCAGATATGGAATACTTTGGTACTGCTGACTCATCCGATAAGAAACAAATGTCATATGACGATATGATGAATGCCAGAATTCATGAAAAGAAAGAAAGCACGTTACATGGAAGAGATCCAACACAACAAGGTAGTAAAGTTGCAAATGGTGTTGAATGTATGAACGTGAAACTCAAAAACAATAAATGTGATTCACTAAGTACTCGTGAAACAAATAATGTTGACCGCGTTTATAACACTATTACACATGTTGCCGATGAGACTTTTACGAAATCCAAAAAGTCATATGAACAAATTAATCAAGAAAGATTAGATCCGACAATACTAAAAGCTTTTCTTGAAAATCCATACACGCAGCCGTTGGACAGTGTTGCGTAATATTAAAATCATTTTTATATAACGAATTATGAAAATGGTAAATGGTGGCATATTTATGAAAGAGAAACTGAAGGCCCTTTTGCTTGAGCTTGAAAGCAACTCAATTCCGTTTTATAAAAAAGGCATAATTAGCATTTACGATCATGTTAAAAAAAACAATAAACAAAAGAAGTTCTTATTAAGAGAGTTTCAACATTCACTGCGTAATATAGCCAAGTGGTCACAAGAAGTTAAAGATATTGAATGGGTACGTTTAAAAAATAACTCTTCTTCAAACATTGATCTTGTTATACAAAGCATCTTCAAATTACATATATTGATTCTTAAAGGTTTTAAACAAAGTGAGATCCCGTGTTCTATTGATTATATGCATACAACATATCTTAATATCGCACGTGCATTGTGGAAAAATCCATATATCGTATATGACATTGGTGTATCTTTACCTGAGAGACAAAAATTGATACGACAACTTGAGGAAATTATAAAACAATGTGTACGTGCGACGTTTATTGAAATGATCAAGGTCGATCCTTCACATGTTTTGGAAGAAACAAATGATGATGAACAACTTTCGTCAGAGAGTGACGATGATTGTGATGAAATAGTTGATATTGAAAGTGACGATAAAAGTGACGATGATGAAGTAGATATTCATGAAGAGTTTGAAGATGTTGCTATTGAAAGTGACGATGAAAGTGACGATAAAAGTGATGATGATGAAGTAGATATTCATGAAGAGTTTGAAGATGTTGCTATTGAAAATGACGATGAAAGCGACGATGATGAAGTAGATATTCATGAAGAGTTTGAAGATAATGCTGTTGAAAGTGACGATGACAATGATGACTTAGACGATTATATTGGTAACAAGAGGTGCACCGATAATTTAAAAGATGATATTGACAATAACGAAGAACTAATTACAGAAGCTGATGGCAAGGATGGAAAGGATGATTTAGATGATGATTTACATGAAAATGATATTGGAGATGACGACGACAAAATATTTGATAATACAGAAGCAGAAACAAACAATAAGTTAATAACAAGTAAATATGCTGAGAAGGATGATATTGATATGGAGAAACATTCAACAAAAGTTATTATGTTATCACCTTCAAATAATAAAGAAACAAAATTATCACATGTAAATGAATCAAAGAAAGTCAAAGTTGTAAACATTGGTACAACATTTGATTTGATTGAAAAAAAGAAACAGGTCAAAAAGAATTTAATGAAAATCAATAGTGACTCGTTCTTTTGAGGTATTTAAAATATCTATAAACACAAATAATGCTTGTATTTACATCTGTTGTATCAGGTATTATAGCAATCCTTTTGGTGATTTCAAAAAAAAACACAAATAATCCAAACGATGAAAGTAAAATGGTTTTAGGGATTAAAGCGTTTGTCTTTTCTTTTGTGGTTATCTATTTTGCACTTGTTTTCTTTCCACCCACATTAGACACTTTGACTAAAGGTCAAGTGATAGAAACATGCGAACCAGATTTTTGATCTTAATATTATATAACAAACAATGATTGATTTTGTCTTTAATAGCTTTTACTCTAGACTATTAATAGCTGCTGTAATTTCTCTTATGATTGTCTTTGTTGATAAGTTTGAATTCTTACATAACAAAATTGTAACACTTTTGTTATTTATAATGATATCACTTATGATTGTGTCTAATATGTTTCAAGACTATGGTCTACTCTTATTGATTGTTGCACTATTCATATTAAGTTATAATATGAGCATTATATTACCAAAGAACGAAGAACAGAAATAAGTGTATGAAATCCCTCACTCATACCAAGTTGTGGATGTGTTGATATGTGTTTGATATCAAAATGAATCCAATTCATTCGAAACCTTGGTGGAACAAAGTTCATTAAAAACATCGAAGCCATAAATCCGTCCGAATTTACACATTCTGTGAATCCATAATTTTTGACATCAGCAATATGTGATTTTGTTAGTTTCATGTATTCTGCCCATGCAGGTATCCTCAAGCTTCTTTCACATTCTTTTTCACCTGTATGATTTACTGCATATGCCAACATTTCATTCAAAGTAAAATAGACGTAGCTTGTATGACAATGCAATCGTGACGACCATGATGTTAACGTTGCAATATCTATTATTGTTTTTGGTTTATATTTTTTACATGCAAATGATAATGCATCTGCAAGTATAAGTCTTCCTTCGGCATCAGTATCGACTATTTCCACAGTTTTCCCGGAATATGACGTGATTACATCACCAGGTTTTATAGCAGTATGTGAAATACTATTTTCAATAAGGGGTACAACGATCACGAGTTTCTTTTTCAAATGAAATTTGCTGAAGTATTTCATTAAGCCCAGACATATAGCGCCACCTGTTTTATCAAGGTGCATACCGTACATTGCTGATTTTGACTTTAAGTTATAACCACCACTATCGTATGTTACACCTTTGCCAACTACACATACACAATCTCTTTTATCATTGTGCAACGTTTCAACAACAAGCAGTCTTGGAGAATTTGCCGAACCTGCTCCAGTTGCCAAAATGAGATTCATACCCTGTTGTGCTAAATCATGTTCATCAAGGATTGTAACTCTTGTTGTTGGATGATGTGCAAAAAGTTTTTGTGCAGCGTCACAAAAGTCTGTTGGTGTCATTTTATTTGAAACTTGATTTGATATGTCACGTACAAAGTTTGCAACATAATATTCTGCTTGGATATCGTGTCTACAATCCTTTTGAAAAGACTTATCAACAAATATCAAAGATGGTCGTGTTGGACACGATGTTTTGTAAAAACAAAATGTATACATGCTTTGCACAATTCGGTTCATTAACCCTTTCTTATGTTTTGGATCAACATCATTTACGTCAAAAACAATACGTTTGTCATCTTTTATATTCCGTAAATGACGTTTAATATTCCAAACATCCAAGAATGTTTCTATGAGTACATCTGCATGTTTGTTCTTTGAAGAGAATGTTATATATCTATCATATTTTATGGATGCGTCTAACTTATTAACAACCGATATATCCATAACAATATATTAGTTATAAGGTATTTATAAGGCATACCTTAGAATTTGATAATTTTCAATTAATCGACGTGTAAGATATGGTAAGGTCTCATACATGTTTCCATATGGGACATATTTATACACCGTATAATTATTCATTGCAAGAGTCGAAGTTAAATGATCACTCATACCCAAGAGTTGTGCAAACGATATTTGATTTTTTAGTTCAGGTGATGCTTTAATCATCTCTTTAGTGAAATTAATTGAATATTCGTTGTGAGAAGCAATACACATCTTTAAGTTTTTATTATGTTTCATTTGATTCACAACTAAATTGATACATTTATTATACGACGCATCAGTATCCTTCTTTGATGTAAATAACATTCCACTATATTTGTCTTGTTCGTAATATGCGCCTCGTACCAACTTTATACCCAAATTTTCAAAATTGTCAATGTCTCTTTGAAGTCTATCGAATGTATCTTTTCTGTAGCATTGATATGTTTTATAAATACGTGGGTCGTTAAATGTCTTTAATATATTATTAATAATACGCTGTTCATCTTTGTCTATTGTCACACTTTCAGCATCAAGAAACAAACTCATGTTATTTGTAATTAATTTGTTGGCAATGAATGACATCATAGCATCAGGTGAATGCATGTTGACACTTGATAGTTTCATTGCAAAAGCTGGTGGTTTTTTTAGGTTGGTGGTGGTATAACTTGCAACAACATCTATATCATGTGAAACTTGCTTGAAATATTTAATTGCTTGTTGTTGTGTTAATGAACCTTCTTTTGCAAAATCAAAGATTGGTACAACGTTATTTGCAAGCGGAGCTTTTACAGCACGATAAATTGAATTTCCTCCAATAAAACGTCTTAGAATCATATTATAATGCATAAAGATCGCATATGTTTAAATATGTTTAAAAGCATTATAAAAATAAAAAGAATTTACATAAGATCTTGCCGAATTACTTAGGAATATCATCTTTATTTTCAGGCTCTGTTTTAGAATCAGACACATCAGTTGCTTCAGTGGCTTCAGTTGCTTCAGTGGCTTCTGTTGCTTCTGTTGCTTCTGTTGCTTCTGTTGCTTCTGTTGCTTCTGTGATATTTACTGTATTTATCTCTTCTTGGTGTTCGGTTATTTGCTCACTAGCCTCTTGTTTTTCCATCCATGGATCAGATGCTTGCATCTTGTCTTCGTCATGTGATTCTTCAACAATACGTTGAGGTTTCAGACTAGCAAGCTCATTTTTCCTCTCTTGATAAAACACATCACGTTTCTCAAGATTCTCCTTGTATCCTTTCATTAGGGTGTTCAGCTGAGTTTCAGCAAATTCTTGGCTGGTAATTTCATCAGGATTTGGACTCCATGGACACCAACATCCTACTTCTGCAACATATACATGAAACTTGTTGTCTAGTTTTTTAAGAACTTGTGCACGTACTTCCGCTTCACGCATAGTCTCAAAAGTGCCTCGAACCTTGATCCCACGAAGAGTTGTCTGGAAATTGTTCTTCTCGAGATATTCATTATCAAGATCTGTACCATTTTTGTTCACAAAATAATTGTATTCATCTGCAATAGTTTCAGTGTCAAAGACATATGGATACCTTTCTTGAATGTTCCGAATAATGTCGATTTCTTCTTTGTATTTCAATGACAAATTTGAAAAGAACTCCCTCATTTCGGTAGCAAAAAAGTTCAGAAATTTCTCAAACATGAACACATCTTTTCTTTTAATCACATCTTCAGGAGACAAAAATGACAGACATACGTAATTTTGTCCTCTTAGCGGAGGATCTTGATCTAGATAATCATGTTCTTGGACTGATACTGTGGTCATTTTAAAATATATAAATCAAAATTCTTAAATAGTTTTTAAAAGTTTTGATTACACGGGTCCTCAAACTTTTACAATTCATGTGCAGATTTTTCCAAATTAATTTCTTATTTAAGATTATAAAAATGAGCAACTTTTCTGTCGACGGTAAAGAAATCATTGTAAGAATTATCAAATACGTTCTAGAGGGCTCCATGGTTGCTATTGCAGCTTACATGATCCCTATGAAGAAGCCCTCTGCTGAGGAGGTTCTCACTATTGCGCTAGTTGCTGCCGCAACTTTCGCCCTTCTAGATATGTTCGCACCATCTGTTGGTGCAAGTGCCCGTCTAGGTGCAGGCTTCGGTATTGGCAGTTCCTTGGTCAACTGGCCAGCTGGCAGTGCTGCCCACGTCCGCGGTATGTAAATAATGTAAGCTTGATGGTATGTCGTGTATGTCATTGTTATGTTCACGCATGTATAAAGACACAGCCATTCTTTTTATGTGATCAGTATCGTACTGTATCGGTACTTTGCATCTCTTGTATCTATTTAAAAGATATTTGTAAGTTGTTTTTGTGTGAAAAAAATATTTTTCTTTAAGAGATTTTATTGCATCATCAATTGTAATATTTTGTTGATATAAAAAGTCTTTGCAATATGTTGTAATATACTTCACCATATGTGGATCATAATTAACTATCTTTTGTTCAATCATATGATATTTCAGTTGCCGTTCAAGAATGTTTTCAAAGACACGGATGTCTCCATAAACAACATATTCAATTTCATCGTGTCTTTTCCATAAACACTTGTTGATAGTCTTAACAAACCATAACCATTGCTGTCCGCGTTGTTCTTGTAATCGTTTTTTAACTATCTGATTATTTAATGCATCTTCACCATCTATGTAATATTTAAACCATACACTATCATATGTAACAAGATTTCTGTCATTATGTGGCAATGATTCAACTAATTTGACAAATGCGTTCCATTTAGAAACGAGAAGTCCTTTAACACCTCCCTTTCCATTCAATAAATATGACTCAACAAAGGTTGTTTTCTGGAATTCACGATTCCTTGAAATACATGGTAACAATTGTTGAATCCGTTTTTCTCTGGTGTATCGCGCTTTGCCTGTTATTGCAATTAACAATTCTTTTGGACCGCCAAATGCGTCATGAGCCATATTTTTAACGGTTAGCTTATCAAAATAAACTTTGTTGCCGATTTTAATACCCAGTATTTTTGAAATATCTGTGTCAGAGATGCGCCATTTTTTCTTAGCTGTATCCATATTAATGCATTTTTGCAGCACACATGCAATACATATAAATGGTGTTGCAATATATAAACTACATCTTATTTTTGTGAAGATTCCACATGTAGTACATTTGCCTCCATAAAACATTTGTTGAAGATCAACATTAGGAATACATTTTTTTCTAATGTGGAGGTTTTTACGGTATTTCCAAAACTGATATACAGATTCATGTGATGTTTTTGAAACACATGATAAATTGCACAGATCACGAATACTTATTTGTGTTGCATTCAACAAAATAATGTCAAGACAATGTTCCATGATACTTTTATCCAAAAATTTGATATATACTTAAATAAAATGAAAGAAGAAGATTGTGTATGGCCAAAACCATCTGAACAATCACAGAGTACAATACCCAAGGTAAAAACTAGAAAACCAAAAATGATCGTTGAAAAGCCTGATAATATTACTGATCATGTTGTCGTAAAACGGGGAAGAAAACCAAAAGTTTCACAGCACGAAACGCACGAAACACATGAAACGCAGAAGAATGATTACAAATTATACATTGTGGAATCGTTAGAAAAACTCAGGAAAAAAGAGTTAGCAAATAAACAACCATTTAAGGCGCGGGCATATAACATTGTGTTACAACAATTGAAGACATTTAAGGACCCAATTAGATCATTAGATGATTTGAAAAATATAAAAGGAATAGGACAAAAGATTCAAGACAAATTAAAAGAAATCTTTGAAACGGGTGCACTTCGTCAAGTACAAGAATATGATTCCAATTCAAGCATGCAAATTTTTGAAGATTTGACAAAAATCCATGGTATCGGTCCAACAAAAGCACGAGAGCTTATAACTAAACATCAAATAAAGAACATTAACGAGCTTTCAGAAAAACAAGAATTGTTGAATGACGTACAGAAAAAAGGGTTGAAATATTATATCGATTTTCAGAAGCGAATTCCACGTACCGAAATGCTCAAGCATGAAGAATATATATTTAATGTTATACGTACATTTGGATCAGAAATACAAGCTTCTTTATCAGGATCGTTTAGAAGAGTAGAACCAACAAGTGGCGATATCGATGTTCTTATTACAAAGTGTGATGATGATACATTTAAGAAAATTATAACAAAATTGGAGACTGATGGGTATCTTACAGATATATTTGCTTTAGGAAATAAAAAATGTATGGCCGTCGGAAAACTCAAACGTCATAAAACATATCGACGTGTTGACTTTATGTTGACGGCAGAACACGAATATCCATTTGCCCTTCTTTATTTCACCGGAAGTGGGACTTTTAACGTTGCTATGAGGAATTGGGCATTGTCAAAAGGGTATTCATTAAGTGAATATGGTTTGAAATATCACAAAGGACCTCATGATGGAAAATTTGTCGATCATGACTTCAAAGATGAAGCAGATATTTTCAAGTTCATTGGGCTTAAGTATGTTGAACCTAAAAATAGAAAAGATGGAAACGATCTCAAAGACTCTCAATAAACTGCCATGAAAGTTCATCACATATTTTCTTCCATATTTGGTCTTGTTGATGGAGTTTATCCCTACTTTTTAATAATGGTAGATTAGGCAAATATTCATCACGTCCTAATAACTGAATAAACTTGTGTAAACAATAACTGTAAGACAAGAAGTTCTTTCGACTAGAAGGTGCATACTTTAGGAACAATGGCTGGATCATCTTGAACATAACTCTCAGTTTCTCTTCAAGTTCAGGCTCAAAATGAGGGATAGGTAAGCCATTGAGTTTGTTGATTATATGCGGTATATGCTCGTAGTATTTGTTATTATCGAGTTTCTTCAAAATTTCTTTTATTTTCTTATATGTAAGATCTGCCATATTGGTGATCTTTTGTTTTTTGATCTCTAATAGAATCTTGTCGTAAACTTCTTCAGGAATGTCAGTAGTTTCTTTACCTTGAATTTGGCTGATCCATTCATTCAAGTGATTGATACGCTTATACGAGAAATATGAGATTTCTTTTGGAGGATCTTTATAGCTAGGACGGTCATGATCTATCAAAATGTATTCTATACTGTCACAGTTATTACAATGAATCATGCCTTCATTTAACAATATGTTTCTGTTTGATGCACCACAATGTATACATTTTTCTTTAACTTCTGTTTCTATTTGTTTAACGTAATTGTCATCTGTTAACCACATATATTTCTCCAAAAGAGATGCTCTATCAGAAGTTTTATTTGTATCAATTGTTTCATCCTTTTCTTTTGGTTTTTCGGTTTGTTCTCCAGATGACATGAAGAACTTGAGGATACTGTTTTCCCCAACCGCAACACTTTGAATATCATCACCTGAGCCCTTTTCGACAATATCATAGTATTGAAAAAGAATTGGAGCGGTATTGACAAAATATTCAACTTCGTCTTTTTCATTCAACACATCAAGTTCTTTCAATAAATTATCCCTTTGGTCTCTGAAATGTAACATATTTTCTATATCAATATCGCTTAATTCAAATCCTTGATGTTGTTTCTCTTTGTATGACTTTATTTTTTCTTCCAGATGTTTTATTTGATCTTTAATGTTATTGATATTCTCTTGGTGATTGGAGAATTCGGTTAGTTTACAATTATGCTGAATATCTAGAGTTTTTTTAGATATATTCGTGCTATTTTGCTTGACATTATTTTTTTTTACTTTTCCAGATATCATTCATATACAAACAAAAGCAAGCGGAATTCTTAAATGGTATGATGTTTTTCTTATCGGTAATTTTAGTTTGTATAGTTTAATAAAATAATGACGCGTTCTGGCAAAAAAAAAATCTAACCTTATATTATAAAAAGAAATGGGTGGTGGTCTAATGCAACTAGTCGCGTGAAAACAAGTGCCTACGCGCGAAACAGTCGACTGCTAGAACGGTTCCATACACACCATTCTAGGAAAACAGTGAAACGTATGGGTGCAATTGCACTATATAATCGGCTAGTATTGTAGCACCTTTCTACAATGCAACATCATTAAATTGCGGGAAACTCCTTAGAGCCCTTGCTACCACTTTACAGAGGTGACTTTGTAAAGGAACTCGGTTAATTACCGATTCCAATGGTAATAATGCAATGGGATTGGACAATCCGCAGCCAAGCATCTTGTTTATATTTGGGTATAATATTCAAGATGAAGGTTCAGAGACTACAATGGATGGGCTTGAGAGAAATCCCAGTTTCTCGGTGATAGCTTAAGGTATAGTCCAGCTTTCAAGGAAACTTGAAAGACGTACTGATGGCGCACAAGACGTTTACCTAACCGGTAATCCTCAAATCACCTCAACTCTTTGAGATTTAAAAGAAGGGGGTTGAAAAGCAGTCGGGATGTGAAAACGGGAATAATCACATCACAAACCTGTAAGTGGTTCCTTACTAGCCTGACCAGCAACCATTACTGCTAGTGACCGTCATGGTCGCGACACTGTCAAATTGCGGGAACACCCTAAAGTCGATAGATACCAAAGCGTTTTCGAAAGAATACGCTGGCCCAGAGAAAAGAACTGGGGTATGGTTATAAGTCTTTCGAATGAGAGTATGTTGTCACTGCAACAACATACTTAAAATGGGCAATCCGCAGCCAAGCTCTAAGTTGAAACTTTGATTGTAAGGTTTTATCCATCTTGATACTGGAATAATTTATTGCATGACATCTCCCTCCAACAAACAAATGAAGTAAAAAGTAAAATATATGATGCTAAACGTGGCGAGAAACATCATTTTTATGGTAAACATTTTAGTCAAGACCACAAGCAAAAGGTTGTCATTGCACATCGTAAAAGTTACTCCCTATGTACATGGTGTATATAAAGCCGCGTCATTCGCATTATGTGAATGAATGTTATGCTATTGTGAACCACTCTGTACTGGCAAACAAATATTTTACATCTTCTAAACTTTCACTTCATGAAAAACTCGAGTTGGCTTCAAATTATCTTACATCAATATCAATATGAGTGCCGTTCACAGACTAAATGGCAGTGGGTACTAAGATTCTTAGTGCTTAAGATATAGTCGAATCCTCTATTGAAAAGTAGAGGTAGTAAGTCTTCAAGGTCATTTATCGCAGACATACTAACTTTGCTCTGGAATCTATTGAGCAAACCTTCAACGGCTCTGCCGATTGGTCCAAGAAGGTTACCTGCACCATTTCCCGTAATGGTGATCTGATCCACCGTGCATACCTACGTGTGCAACTACCCGATGTCACTGTTGCTTCCGGCACCTCTTTCCGCTGGTTGAACTGGGTCGGTCACTGCCTGATCAAATCCGTCGAGCTAGAAATCGGTGGTCAACGCATTGACAAGCACTACGGCGACTGGATCCACATCTGGAACGAACTAACTCAGACTGCCGGTCACCAAATCGGTTATGCTACCATGGTTGGTAACAGCCCCTACCTAACCACCCCATCTGCTACCACTGGCGTTACCGTGTCTGGTGACACCCTATATGTTCCTCTAGAGTTCTTCTGGAACCGTAATCCCGGCCTAGCCCTGCCCCTCATTGCTCTTCAATATCACGAAGTGAAGATCAACCTGGAGCTAAACGATGCCAAGAACTGCTACTGGTCCGGCACTGTCTCCGGCGGTGTTCCCACCACCACTATGTCTGGTGTCACCATTCCCTCCCTAACTTGCTCTCTGTTCGTCGACTATGTCTACCTTGACACTGACGAACGCCGCCGCTTCGCTCAAGTATCCCATGAATACCTGATCGAACAACTCCAATTCACCGGTGATGAATCCACCTCCAACACTAACAACAAGTTCAAGCTGAACTTCAATCACCCAACCAAAGAATTAATTTGGGTTGTGCAGCGCGACCTGAACGTGTCTGACTCTGCTCCTTGGGGCAAACAATGGTTCAACTACACCGATGACTACGACTACACTTACACTGCTGCTGCTGGTGTGTCTGGTGGAGCATTCGCTCTATCCAACGGTTCTACTGTTGCCCCCGATGGCACTGATCGCCAAGCTGGTGCCATGCCTGGTGTTGCTGCTGGTGGTGCTAACAATGTGTATGTGCCTGTGTCTTTCGAGAACGGTGTTAACCCTGTGTCTCGTGCTCTACTACAACTCAATGGTCACGATAGGTTCTCCGAACGTGATGGAAAATACTTCAACTTGGTTCAACCCTACCAACACCACGAAAACGTGCCAAGCTGCGGTGTCAACGTGTACTCCTTCGCTCTGCGCCCCGAGGAGCACCAACCCTCTGGCACTTGCAACTTCTCTCGTATTGATAATGCTACCTTGCAACTAACTCTAAGCTCCCGCACTGTGTCCGGTGGCTCTGCCAAGGTACGCATTTATGCTGTCTCTTACAACGTGCTTCGTATCATGTCTGGCATGGGTAAACGTAATAAGGCTGCCCATAACAGTTGGCTGCCGTCAAGGTTGCAATTCAAACCTTGTCGGGTAAACAGTGTAATGAATTGCACATTCCACAGGATGGCATCTGTGGGGTGTATATAACCAGCTAGTAGTGGACTTTCCACTGCAACATTTCCAAATTGCGGGAAACCCCTTAGAGCCTTTGCTCCCAAGGTTGCTGCGAAAGCTTCAACTGGCCACGGTAATACCGTCGGGTATGGGAACAACGCAAAGGATTGGGCAATCCGCAGCCAAGCTCCTAAAGTTCAACGTCATGGACTATGGAGAAGGTTCAGAGAGTAGATGGAAATGGGGACTGAGATGCTGACAACATCGACGAAGTCCATAAGGTGTACTCCGTGTTCATGTGAAAGCATGAATGCCGATCAAAGATCGGGCCTTGCCTACAGCAATTAGACGCACAATTGCTTTGATCTTCTAGTTATTTCTTTTTAGTTATTTCATTGATAACGATGAATAATCTTGCTCAACACTTTGGAGGAAAACCTCAAGTTCAAATTGAACTTCAACCACGTTTGTTAACAACAAAGTACATCATAAAACTATTTAAAGGTTTGAATATATGATTTTATAAAAAATGACGACCAATGTATCAATTATTTCATTTTCTTTAGATGAAAGTCTTACAAACATGATATCACAAACATTAGATTGTGAGAATAAAGAAATGTTCATTACGAATTTTCAACTGTATTTAATGTATGGAAATGACCTTACTAAATTCGTTGTGGATTTGGATATTATATGGGAATGGCTTGGATTCACAAGAATAGATAATGTTAAACGATTACTATCAAGAAATTTTAGCGAAAATGAAGATTATAAGGTTCTCCTCTTGCGGGAGGATAAGCCTTTAGGTGGCAGACCGAAAGAAAAAATCATGATGAACGTGGAAACATTCAAGGCACTGTGTATGATGTCGAACACCCCAAAAGGTAAGCAAACTAGACGTTATTATTCAAAAATGGAATCTATATTTTTCAAGTATATCGAAGATAAACACCAAACAACTTTGCAAGCCTTAGAAACTGAAAAAAAAAAAATCGAGTGTGATCTCAAGAGACAAAAAGAAGTTGATATCCAAGCTAAACTTATTGAAAAACATAAAAACACACCACTTGTATACATTCTCAAGGTCCAAGAAGCTGACGACCATAATTTCATCATTAAAATAGGTGAGACGGATGACATCAATCAACGAGTAATATCACATCGTCAGGAATACAATGAGTGTGTCTTGATTGATGTTTTTCCGTGTGCACGACCTCATGCATTTGAGCAATTCATATTGAAACATAAACAAATTTCAGAACATCGTGTGACCGCCACTGAAACAATTCGCATTAGTCCTAAATTTTCATATGATGCTCTAATAAAGATCATAAAAAAGAATATTAATAATTTTAATGGACTCAGTCCAACGGAAAGGCTTGAAATTGAAAAAATCAAATATCGCACGAAACTTCTTGAGACAATCCAAGGATCAACTGATGATTTTGTTAAGAAACAATTGATTGACCTTCTTTCTAAAGAAACATTTGTGCATGAAACTACTGAAAGCGAATCTGATGATGAGGAAATTTGTAAATTTCGCCAAAGATGTGTTTATCAATATGACCCATCTGACCTCACCAAACCCATAAATGTATTTAATAGTCTTCGTCAAGCTGCTCGTTCACTAAAAAATGCACAATTTCATGACTATCATATTCGTAATGCCAGTAATAAAAATACTATTTTTGCAAATTTCAGATGGTATTACACGGATGGTGAAGATGTCTCGCTTCCTTCGACACTTCCTCTTACACAAGAAGATAATGAACCATCGCGTAACACAGGTTTAATTGCTCAAGTAGATAAAGATAAAACTCACATCATAAACGTATTTGCAAGTCAGCGAGATGCGGAAAAAGAGACAAATGTACACAACTGTCAAATATCAATGGGAGTTACAACAGGGACTCTTAAGAATGGATATTATTGGATGATGTATGACACTTGTACAGATGATTTAAAACAAAGTTTTAAAGGTTCGTTACCAGAACCTAAGCGTATGATGACATGTTCAAAGAATGTACAACGGATCGATCCAATAACAAATAAAGTATTAGAAACATATCACTGTATTCAAGACATATGTAATCAATACAAGTGTTGCCACAAGAGCATAAATAAAGCTAGTAAATCAGGAGATGTTTTTAAAGGGTACAAATGGAATATTGTCGCTGTGTAAAAATTTCTTAAATATTGCAATATTTTTTAATGAAATTTGACAAACACATACTTTCTAATATAACACACTGGAACTAACCTAAACCAAAATGTCGGACATTAAACACCTTACTAGCTTGTATGATGTTCTAAAAACACCATGCAAGCTTATAAGTCAGGACAAAATAGTTTTTGTTGAACTGTTTAAAGGAACAGGATCGATGTCTTCATATATACATCATTTCCCTGCCATTAAACATGTTATTACCTTGGACAACCATGCAGATTTTGAACCAACATTTCACATGGATATATTGGAAGCTAATGAAGGATCTGTGTTTATCACTAAGATGGATGAACTTGTACGTGATGGATATTTCATCATTATGCATGTAACGCGTTTTCACGTATGAATACAACGGGTTCAAAATCCGATGAAGTCATATGTGATGCCATGAAGTTGGTAGAAAAAGCTGTTTCGCTTATGGAGAGATATAGTGTCGTGTGGTGTTTGGAGAATCCCGCTACTGGTTCATTGTGGAATCAAGATTTCTCAAAAGAAAAGTTCACATTGACACATGATGTTGATTATTGTGTATATGGTGGTGAACTGAAAAAAAGTACACGTTTTGCATTCTCATTGTCAATTGCTCACAACCTATTTACACCACGTACATGTCCTGGTGCTGCTTCATGTGCAGGTGGAATGATTAACCCTGTAACTAACAGGTTCACTCATTTATCATGGGACCGAGCATCTTATCATAACCGTATTGCTATTCCGAAGCAGCTTTGTCTGAACCTTCTTCAGGCTATGGTGGAAGCAAGCAAACAGCTGATTCCAATACTTAAACAAGAGCTGATTAATCGTTCTGTGTCTGGACCATCATATACTTCACCGATATCTAAACGTAAAAGATCATCAAATGCTGTAGAAGATTGGATGATTGAACAAGGTGATGTTGTTGTGTTCGCAGTTTATCAAATTGTCATCACAAAACATTAGCATATGTGATGAGAACGAGTTTCCTGAATGTGACTTGTTTGTGAGAGCGTTCTACGTTGAACATTTCGATGTAGCATCAATTGAAGGAGATAATGTGTTTGTATTCAAAGGCAAACACTACTGTGGAACGTTTGCCAACATGGTGTTAGCAAAAGAGTCATCGTTAATTGCTGTCCCCGAGAACCGAATGCTTCGTACCATATCTGTTGATGATACAGAAAAGGAAAACTTTAAAATAACAGTTGGGAAAAAATACAAGATCATCAATGATATAAAAAATAGCATCTGAATTGACAGAAATCATTGTAAATTATTTTTATTTTTTCACAAACCACAATTTGTATTTTACAAAAGTTTTTACACCTTTGAACATTTAAAACGCCGAATTATAGGTACTTCTTTGGAAGTCTTTCCCTAGTTGAAGGTCGTTTGGTAAAGACCTCTTTCCTTTCAAAGGATTAGGTTCTGGAGCGTCTTCTCAACCGATGCAGAGATCTCCTCGTACGTTAGACTTTTCTCCTTACTAATCTTGTTTAACATCATCTCTATTGCATTGGTGAAATGCTGATAAGGAACAGCTATATGGCTCGTTTGACTTCTGGATTGCGATGACTCCAATATGATGTCCTTTATATTTGCTTATGATATGCTTTTGTAAGAACTCGATCATTCAAAGATCGATCAATCTTCCCATCGCACTATCAAATGCTCTCAAGTCTATTCTAACAAATTATCAAAAGATTCAACCCATCATCAATGATCTTGTGATATCATCAATGATATTGTGACACAGACCTATCAGCTTATTCGCTTATATTGCCTCAAGCTCTACCATGAACGTCATCCTTTGCCTGACATCGATGAACAGTTCATCCTGTATGCCATGAAAGCAATGGGTACTAGAGACAACCGTGGCAAAAAGGCTGAAAACACATGACTACAACATTGCCTAGAAGCCTTTTACGAACAAGAATACAAGGCACTCATTACACATGACAAGTTCGATTTCAAGAATATGACTTTTCTTCTTCCATACCTTACAACACAAGTCCATACCGCCATCCATAACAATCTCAAAGAACACTTCACAAATAGATTACATTGTGATTTAATCCAGATTTCCTCCATCCATTAAAAAGGGAATTATTTGCACTCTTATGGTATTTGAACGCATTTAAACAAAAATGTGTGTTTAATTTATAAAAAAATGCGAACTTTCTTATTCCTTACATTACTTTTTTTTAGTAGTTCTACAGCCACGAAATATTATGGTCAGTTTGAAGTTTTCTCTCTTGCTGAGCCATTAAGTGATCTTTATACGCACTATCTACAATCAAATAATAAACGTTACGCTCTTTCATTTATGAATGGACCTCCTTCGGACATTCTAACAGGTGATATTGGGTCTGTTGATGGCGAGATTGTTGAAGGTTCTGAGTCAACAATAAATGTCATTTCATATGATGTTGAAGAGTATGCAGAGAGAAGGGAAGAACAAGATTTGTTAGAGACTTATGATGTTTCGGCAATTGCGATTCCTCTTAAAATATGTGGAAAAGAGCCAGTAACTGTAGCTCAACTTCAGAATATTTGGATTCGTCCAGAGTCTGAGGTTGCATTGAATAACTATCTTAGTGAATGTACATATAGGGTATTTAATCTTGCATCAAATAGTCTTGTTGCACCAAAAGTCGAGCTTCCATGCGAAAATACACAATATAATTACAATGCAAGCAAATGTGGTGGTGTGGGTTTGTATGGATGGGCTCAACATGCAATGGATATTTTAAGAACAAATTATAGTATTAACACAAAACAGTTTAAATATATTTTAATCATGTTACCGTGGATGTCAGCGTGTGGGTGGGCAGGTCTTGGACAACTTGGTTGTGGGTCTCAATGTCTTACATGGTACAATGGTGAATATGGTCGTAACCTTAAAGTACTTGTTCATGAGCTAGGGCACAACTTTGGTTTGCACCATTCATCAACGCCTGGTGCAGAATATGGTGATTCAACATGTGCAATGGGATCTAGAGGTGGAAACATATGCTACAATGTACCACAATCGTGGAATTTAGGCATTACAACACCGATTTATGTATTAAATAACGCTAATATAAAAGATAACACATACGTTATTGAATCTCATTTGATAAATACTGAAAATTTTGCGAAGATAGACGTTGATTGGGTTGACAATATTACATCATATTTTGTAAGTTTCCGTACTCAAGTATCATATGATAAAAACTTATATTCAACGTATAGTAGTAAAGTGTATGTTCACAAGTTTATAAGAGCTAGATCTTCTGGAAGAATGACGTTACTTTTAAGTACTTTAAATCCAGGTAGTTTGTATGAGATACCAGGTACAGACGTTATAGTAAGGTTCATCAATATACTATCAACAACCAAAGCACAAGTTCAAATATGCAGAAAGTCTGTATCACATTCATGTGGTGTTATTTCAATGCCACCTCCACCACTTCCAGTATCAAGACCATCACCACCTCCACCACTTCCAGTATCAAGACCATCACCACCTCCACCACTTCCAGTATCAAGACCATCACCACCTCCACCACTTCCAGTATCAAGACCATCACCACCTCCACCACCATCACCACCATCACCATCACCACCACTTCCAGTATCAAGACCATCACCACCTTCAGCTCCTCCAGACAATAAAGCAACACAATCTATAAGTGTTCGCGTTGATATTCACGTATCTGACTCGTACATAATAGGTACATTATGTCCAAAATTAAATGAAGCAATGGTGATTTCCAATATCCAGTTCACACAAACAACTGAATGTTTTATTGGAAAAACATCAACAGCTAAGTATTTTGGTTTCCGAGTGAACATGAATTCACAAAATTTATTTGCGTTCAAGGTTATATTAGCAAATATACCAAAACTAGAAAAATTTACTGAAGCAGCCAGTCTTTTGTGTTACTCGTCTGTAACAGTATATGAACAACCATCCAATGAAGTTTTATTCAGATATAAAGCTGCAAGTAACACATGTATTACGGTTTAATGAGTACCTTTTATACATTTTAGGTAGTTGATGCTTTTATGGTTTTCATAAAGATTAATTGGAAATGGTGCTTTGCTTTTAAAATTATATATGCGGTCTCTTCCATTATGAACCAGTACTTTATTGAATTTAATTTGCGGTACAATATCTCTTTTAATAACAACACGTTGTATATCATTGATGTTATTCTCGATGTCTCTTTTGAATGCAATATCTCCAACATAAGGCGCACCAAATGTTATACAATGCTTGTTAGTACTTGGAAAATCACAAAAGTTACCGGTCAGTTGTGCAAGTGCACCTCCTAAACTATGTCCAGTAAAAATAATGTCAGAAACCTTGTAATTGTGTACATAATCTTTTACAATGCTTTCAATACTTTCTTTTTCCATATCAAATCTGTCCCATATTGGCGAACTGATTTTTATCGGTTTAGTAATAAATGGTTGAACTACTTTTGTCTCGATACAATTAAGCACCTCTTTGGCATCTTGGCATCCTCTAAATGTGACAAATAAGAGTTCATTATCATATGTAACCATAGCAGACAATTTGTTATTATTGAATATATTTGAAAATTTGCAATTTGATAAATTTTTCTGAGTATTAAGATGATATTTGTATATATCACAACTGAGGAAAGCTGACTTTGCCAACATTTTGTAATCTTTGATTTAATATTTGTATATTTTTTATGAATTCAAACTGATAAACATCTACAACAGCGTAGGGAGATTTACTCAAATAAGGATGATCAAACTCCAATTTATTAGGTAAATGCTTTATGCTAATCAAATTTTCATAATTCTTAATATGATACTTCTTCAGGTAAATCCGAAAATTATAATTAATGTTAACTGATTCAATATAAAGCTCAACGTGTCTAGTACGGTTTATGTTTATACCATCTTTTTTTATAGTCACAACGTTTCGACCGAAGAGTCGCCAAGCATCATTAGCCATATCTGGTGTATCATTTTCCATATTAAATAAATATCCAAGCATGATGTAATTCCCTCGCAGAACCGTAACAGTCTCTTCAATATTAAATTGTTCTTTGTTACGTTCTTTTTGATTTCGCTGATGTTTATACAAGTGCACTAGCATAATCAACATAGTAACCAAAAATAATACAGCTTGCAACGTCCTCATTATTATTTTAATACGGACAATAAAATGCTTTCAACAGGAAGTTCTTTATTTATATTGATTGATACGTTGTTCATGAATTGGGTTGTCAGTGAAAATAAATTGTTTAATAATTGTTTAAAATTATTCATATCAACGTTCTTGTAATGTATATCAATTTCTTGAACAAATGGTGAGACGAGTTTGAACATACTCAGAATAGAATGTGCGTGTTGATGAAAATTGTCTACATTAAATATGTCAACATTGTTTTTATCATTAAAATACAATATATGTTGGTCATTCTTATTATATAAAAATCCAACAGACATTTCATAATCAAACATAGACGATATAAATTGAGAAAAGTTATCATAGTCGTCACCTTGATCATCGTATATAAACATTGAAGATACAGTTGTATAATATGCTATTTTTTTCCCTTTTATTGATATCTTAAATCCCATTGGGTGTATTTTAGATGTCCTTTGTGACAGTACATAGTCCATAATAGTTATGTATAATTTATCATGAAACTCTGATGGAACATTTACTTTTGTTGTAACTATTGTATTTATATCTTTGCAGAGACATGCAACGTTTCTTATATCAAAAAAATCAAGTTGTGTATTGTTTAAAACAATATCAACAACTTTTTGCATGTTAATGTATTAATATAATATTGAATTGTGCCTTATGTATGATTATTTTTCTAATGGAATTATTAAATGACACACACCGAAAAGAAAAAAGCTGGTTCTTTGAAGAATAATTCTGATATTCCATGGTTTGCAGGTATTCGGAAGGAGTTGGCTGATAGAGATAAACAATGTCAATTAAGGTATGGTCCCATGAATGAATATGTCAGATCACAAGTGTTTGATCCATATAAATATCCTAGCGTTGCTGCGTTTAAACGAGCACATCCTTTTAAAGTAAGTAATATTAATTGTAAGTTAATAAAGAAACCTTCATCAGCAACTGATATACGTAAAAGGTACTATGAAAATGTAAGACACAAATCACAATGTGATAGTTTAGGGGGGGTATGGCAAGAGGATATAAACAGAAGTAACAAATACGACATTGGTGTTTGTTGGACGAATCAAGATAATGCTCATTGTGGGCATAACTATCAAGTAGCGTCACTTTTGAGACCACAAGATGTAAAAACAAAGGATCTTAAACAAGTGTTGGAAAATACCAAAAATTCATGTAATTCAGATCCTAAATGTTCATGGGTAAAGACTGGTAAATACTCATATGATTGTTTTTCAAAAAATATAATAAATGATATTGAAGGCAAAGTCACAGATCCTCCAAAAAACATGCCACGTGATGTGACGACAGGGAATATTGAACAATATGTATATGACTGGTATGTCCATGGTATTCCAGGAAAAGCACCACAAACAAATGAATTATTTGGCAAAGGAAACAGATGTACAAATCAACCACAAGAAGAAGAAGAGAGTGGTATATCAAATAATAAAATACGCTATTTAGAAAAGATTAAACGTCGTATTCGTGCTTTAAATCCTTTGCGTAAGCCAGATTTGGTTGAATTAGAAAAATATATTCCATCAATGCATTTACAAAAATATAAAACAGCTTATGTGCAACTAAAGAAACAAGACCCTTTTGGATTTGTGAGTGATGAACAAAAAGATGAATTGTTGTCTATATATGCACCTGATTACTTTTCGCAGAAAATCTATGATCATCTGGAAAGCTTGGAAGATAGTGATGTTACTGACGATAAAGAAATAAGTTTGCTTCCTTCAATTCCACAATCTGTAGTAAATATGATAATGAAAAATATTGCCATACAAGGCACAAATACTACCAATAGAGGAGTTTTGGCTTGGCATTCAACAGGAAGTGGAAAGACATGCACAGCTACAGGTGTTATTGACTCTTTTTGGGATGATAAAGATCGTTCAATTATATTTGCAAGCTCTCTTGATGCTATTGCAAGCAATCCAGATTACAAGTTCCACGAATGTGCAATGAATTTATATCCAAGGTTTCAATCAGAACAGTTTGTAGGTGACACTAAAGATGATACAATGCGTAACATTGGTGCAGCTTTTAACGAACGCGGTGTTCGTTTCTTGTCATTTGCCAAACTAGCAAATCGTGTTAAGAAAACACAAGAAATGAAAGGAGGTATTAGACGCAAGAGCAAAGTTGAATCTGAAAAGAAAAATGTGGTTTTAAATTCGCCAGTGAAGAAGATTTCAAAGGTGAAGAATGATGAATATGTTGATTTGAATAATTCCGTACTTATTATTGATGAAGTGCACAATCTGTTTAGGCCCCTTGCAACTCAAAGACAACAACATGAATATCTGGAAAAACAACTACTTGATCCACGCAAATACCCAAATCTTAAGGTTGTTATCCTTACAGCAACTCCTGGAGATAATATACCTGATGTAATGAAGTTACTGAACATTATCAGAGATCCCACAAAACCAGTAATCACACCTCCTAATGTGGAAGATGTAAACGATATTAAGCGTTTCAAACAGCAAATTAGAGGATTGATTTCGTTTTTTGATATGAGTAGTGATCTGACCAAATTCCCAGAAGTTGTTGATGAAGCACCTATAAAATATCCAATGTCCCTAACACAGTTTGAAAGGTATGTCGATGCTTATAAAGAAGTGAAAGAAGAAAATAAGAACTATCAAAAATTATCAAAACTGAATCAAGCGAACAAGTATTGGATTCAAGCAAGGAGATATTCAAACATGATGTTTAATTTTGACAAAGATATGGCGCTTACCGACTTTAGCAGTAAGCTGCCTGGTCTGTTGGAGAAATTACAAAATGAACCCAAAGCCAAACATTATGTTTACAGTGCGTTCTTTGAAAACAGGGGTTATGGTGGGCACGGTATCATTGCTGTAGCAAAGGAACTTGATAAGTTGGGTTATAAAAAGATGACTGTATCAGAAGCTAAAAAACTAAACTCACAAAATAAAATTCCTGACAAAAAGAAACGATATGTGTTGGCAATCACTAATGAGATTGGAGAAGAAGGCAGTTCAAGTGCTGGTAAAAACCTTCACGAGATGATAAAGATATACAACTCAAAGGAAAACAAAGATGGTGAGTTGATTCACATATTCCTTGCTTCACAGGGATTTAATGAAGGTATAGATTTGAAAGGTGTACGACATATTCATATATTTGAGCCACTTGTTACTTGGGCAAGTGACAAACAAACGATTGGTCGTGCCGCACGATATTGTAGTCACGCAGATTTAGACAGGAACAATGGAGAATGGAAAGTCACAATTCATCGCTATATGAGTGATTTTCCTATAGATATTCATAAACAAACAATCGATAATGAACAAGCTAGACAAAATCAAATTGAACAAGATATTCAGCGACTTACCAATAATATTCAAGTTTTGGACAAAAAAACAAACAAAACAGAGATCGCCGAAACAAAGAAAGAGATAAGTCGTCTCAATAAGGAACTAAAAGAAGTTCTTAAAGAGATTAAAAACAAAAAGAAGATTGATATATCAACAATAAGTAATATTGAAGAGATTATCTTTGAAGAGTCTAGAAGCCGTATGAAACAATTATTGGTGGTTTACCAAGCTATGAAAGAGGCTGCAATTGACTGCAGGATCCTTGAAAATTTTCACAGCGCAACTGGTACAAAAGTAAAATGCGAAAATTTTTGAGAGGTGGATCATACATTTAAATAATCTCAATATACAAAAATGTCGAGCCAGCATGAAATTGTGAAATATGAAGTACAAGAGTCAGGCATACACGGAAAGGGTGTGTTTGCTGTTGCAAATATCTCAAAAGATGAAGTGATTGGGGTTCCATTAGAAGTTAAGTATGTAGTATATATCCACATAACTGAAGATTTGGGAAAATGGATCAATCATTCTTGGAATGCTAATACAAAGTTATTCAAAATTGATGGTCAAAATAAATGGGAATTAAAAGCTCTGGACAATATAAAAAAAGGAACAGAACTAACGATGGATTATCGTGATACACCATGGTTTATAAAGAAACCAACGATATGGTATAAATAGTTGATTTTAATCTTTTAGTGTATTTTCTTGTTTATCATTTTGGAGGGATGCTTCAGCACGAGTTGGAATGATACTATCCGTTATTGCCTTTTTCTTCTTCTTTTTCTTTTTGTGCACGTATAATGGTTGTGGCAACATCGTTGTTGTTTGATAGAGATTTACTTCATCATTATCACCGTTATGGTCTTTTGATTTATAGTATTCAAATGACCTTATTACTGCATTGATCTTTTGTGTAATAGTTGTATCTATATAAGCCATATTTTCTTGAGAATCTAAAATTGGAGCAGATGTAAGAATTTGTTGATAGCGTGTATAAATATCACGCAAGAATACGATACCATTATCACATCTGTCTGAAACTGGAAGTGATAATTCTCGGTTTATATCTTCACGTAGTTTCTGTAAGGATGTAGCAGCAGTCATTGCTGAATTAGTATTCTCACCAACTTTCAAGTATGATTCGATAGTATTCAATATAGCAATACATATTGAAACAATCCCAACAGCGATAGAAACAAATTTTTGACCGTTTTTGGGAAATGAGTCAGTACCAAATGAAGTTATTCCAGTAAATGATCCAATAATAATTGCAGGTAATTTAAGTCCAGTTTGAAGTGATTTGCATTGTTTATACTTTTTTAAATACAGATGTGACAAATGTTCGCATGATTTTTGGATTGAATGCAGATATATTTCTTCATCTTGTAACCAGACTTGTGAGGTGGTACTTGTCATTATTTCTTTACACCAACATAACTTAATCTAATTCCTTGTTTTTTAACTGGTGTTTGTATAACCATCGTTTAGCGTATCTGCACATAAAGAAATGTTTGCGAACTTTGTCAACACGCTTTACTTTTACATACCATGCTACTATTTCATACAATGTATGTAATTGACTTATTGTGTTAAATAGCACAGGAATTAGTTGGAACGCCAACAAACTATTATCAATTGATGTTACCACTTTCTCCGAATCTTTTTCGTATGTACGAAGCGTAAGCAAAATTAATCCAGATATATATGTGCCGACATCGCATAAACTTTTTAATATTTCAAGCCATTGAAGTTTAACAGAATTGTAAGGGAAAATGCAATACTGGTACATTACATACAAACTTGAACTGCAAATCAATATTATCATTTGTACAAATGATCCATTAGAAGATGACGGGAATGACTCTAATATCAATGTAATGAATATGATTTTGATGTATGTGACAGGAACACTGAATAATCGTAAATATTCATACTTGTCACGATATTCAATTATATCTCTTGCACAATATTTACGTTGTTCCACGTCCCAGACAACATCGTACAAGTTTTGTTTGTTTAATATACCTCTTGTTTTTGCAAAAAATATTGCATATTGTTCAATCTTCCTTGCTTTCCATACCCCAACTACTTCGGGGAAGAACCAAGTTTTTACAGACAAATAATTTTTGTATGGTGGTTCTTGCTGTATGACAAACATTGCTTTTTTATTTTTTAAAATTTCGGTGTATATCACATGAAATGATAAGCACAGTAAAGACAATGGAATTATAATTATGAAACAAAGACCAACCAGAATATTTGCGTAAGATCCATATGAGAATAAACGACCAGCTACAGAAGTGTATGGAATTATTAAAAATGCTAATATTACGAATTCAAGTTGTGGAAATCCTGCAGGTCCATAAATATTGACATGTTTTTTATGTGCATATTTGTAAATTATATAATGAATTATAGTAATTGGACAGAATATAATTGCAGTCATGATCACAACATCTCTTGCTTTCTGCCATTGTGATGATGAATCATTTATAGATTCTAGTAAAACTCTACGTTTGTTTCCATTGTCGACGATGTTGATATCAAGTAATAACCATTTCATGCTTGACGAAAGGCTTTCCATTCCAGGAGGAATTCCCCCTATTTGCATTCTTGATTTAACGTTAATAAGTTGAGCTGTTGATATAAGACCTAGAGTGTTTATTGTGGATACTATACCTAAGGATGATGCACCCCCTATTGCACTTGTTAGAGATATACATGTTGCGAGAGATATAGATGTTGCTGCAGCGATACTTGTTGATACTGAAACTGTTATGATGTCTGTTGATACTTCCTGAAAATCTTGAGTATTATCATTCAATACAAGGAGATGCAACGGTGTATCAGGGATAGATGGTGGTAATGGTGTATCAGGGATAGATGGTGGCAATGGTGTATCAGGGATAGATGGTGGCAATGGTGTATCAGGGATAGATGGTGGTAATGGTGTATCAGGGATAGATGGTGGCAATGGTGTATCAGGGATAGATGGTGGTAATGGTGTATCAGGGATAGATGGTGGTAATGGTGTATCTGGGATAGATGGTGGCAATGGTGTATCAGGGATAGATGGTGGTAATGGTGTATCAGGGATAGATGGTGGCAATGGTGTATCTTTAACTTGGATGGTAAATAAACATGATTCAATACAATCAAACGTATTGCATGCATAAACTTTCCAAAAATATATATCATTTGATATGTTTGGGAATCGAAACGTAAAAAATGGATGTTCTATATTGTCTTCATTTATTATCAAGTTGTCGAACGAGTTAGATTTTGACAATAACAACTTGTAGTATACCACGATATCGCTTCCTTCCCATGTAAAGTTTACAAAAGGTGAACTTGTGATATATGGTGTCGTTGATATTGGACGATCTGGAATTATTACAGATTTTGATAGTTCATTGGTATGATTACGATATACATAAGTATAATTTTCACATGTGTGTATGTCGTTTGAAAACATTATTTTAGACTGCGGTGTGTTTGTTTTAAAAGACATCCGCATACCATGTAAACCCATCTCGTCTTCTAGTTCTACAGTACAAGTACGGCCAATTACGGCGTTACTTCCGGTCAAGACTATTTGTATAGACCCATTTGAGTATAGCTCAACTTGAAAAGTACTATAAAACTTCATATTATTCCATTGAATCATGACATTATTTGAATACTGCTGATAAAAAAACGTTTCTCTGCCCGTAATCATGTCTGACCAATAGACATATATATAGTTATTTGGTAATATACTATTTGGGATACCTGTATCAACATATGAAGAAGGTTTAATACCAAGTGTAATTAAACCGTTTGACGAGACACCAATAGATGTAAAATTTTTACAAAAGAACGGAAAGACAAACGGGATATCAATAAATTTTGTAGTATCATCACTTTCAGGATAGTAATTATATTCACATTCTATGTTACCGTGTGAACATGAAACAAACATCGACATTAAAAAATATAACAATTTTATTAGCTTCATATGATTTACATAGACATATTACACAAAATTATGTCTGGTTAACAAAAATGACAGTAATATTTTTATTGTTTTTTGTGATCTTACTTTTACTTGTTATTTATAGAATACTAAACGATGTAGAACGTTTTATGATGTTTAATATTCCATCGCGTTATATATGCCCTACACGCAATCAATCATATGATATGCGAGGAGATGCTGCGGTTATTCCACGGGTCGAATTACCTGTAAATAATTCAGAATTTGGACCATATGATCCAATAATGTGTCAACAGAGACGGATGTCATAGGATAGGAATGGTCTTTGAAGATTCACCCCTTGTTTTTTGCATCGTCACACAAAGTACCCCATTCGTACAAGATGCAGAGATTGAGTTCTGGTCAATGTGGGCAGAAATGGGAATTGATCGAGAAAACTTACCTCGGAATCGTTCATATTTACCCATGGGTGTTTGGTCAATTAACCGTTCAGTGCTGATTTTGACAAAAAACTCTTTTCCATGTTTTTCAATTTCAAGTTTGATATCCTTTTTTTCCACTCCAGGTAGGTCAACTACAATACGTACGTTTTGATCGTTTTCAATGATATCGTAAGTACCAAATCCTTGACCACTAGTTTGGAGCACATCTTTTACAAGAGGAAACACAAACGAACTAAAGTTGGGTTTGGTACCCTCTGAGTCATCGAGATCGCCATTGAACGATGGATGAGTTGAAAGACCGTTTAAGGCCTTAATAAAAATATCACCAAAAGTATCGTTGAGGTTTCCTGACTGCATTCTTAATTATGTGTATTATTATTCTTTTAAGTATCTTTTATTACTTATATCAAATAGATTCCATATGGAGATTGATGAGGACGATGATACATGTAATGAATACAAAGAGCTTGATATTATTTATTGCAGTGAGTGTTTCGATGAAATTATTGGTGTAAGCAATATGCAATATTATGCTGTCTTTGTATGTTCACGGTCTTACACTGTTAGTTATCCATGTTTAGCTCATAAGATCCGTGTCAAAGAGGCGTATACTTTTCCCTTGGAAAAACCAGATATTAACATTTTGTTTTATATGAAATATGGTTCGATAGCATTGTATATCAAGGAATTGTTTCCACGCATGAACGTACATATTACATGCTCAAGATCAATACTGAAAATAATAAAATCGATGATCAAATATACAGACAACTGTCATTCAGATCACACAATAACAATTGATCGAGACAGCCTAATAATAGACAATAAACATATAACATTTTGGGAAACGTCTGTTGTCGACTTTATTCCAAGACATATAATAATCGATGCGATAAAATGTACAAAACCATCATGTTATATATTGTGTAATATTTGCGATGTTAAAAATAGATGTTTGCGTGACAGCATATTTTTCAATGTGTACGAATTTTAGTATTTTTAATATACAAAGATGAATGCTATATTAATATACATATTGCTTTTTATCATATTCGTGTTGACAGTAGCGTGTTTTTTAATATACAAGGCATTGTTGAAAAATAAATATGAGTTCGATAAATATAAAAGACTATAAACTTACCATATCGCAGTGAATACGTCGTGTGTCTAGATTACAATAAGCATTTTTGATAATAATGATATCTGTTTTGCTACAAGTGTGATTTTTAAGATCTGATATATTAGTTTTAATGATGTAATATGGGTGTTTGCTTTTATGTTTGACATATTCAATGCATTGTCTTAATTCAAAAGCCGGTATAATGTATCTTTCAACGTCTTTTCTTTTTATATTAGCTATGTGAGAGAACGTAGATAATCGTTTAGTATCCGAAAGAACATATATACTTTTCATGCTTTGCATTATAAGTTTTCGATTCTTTGTTTATATATATCATAAAAATTTATGTCACTTTTTTCCTCTTTTGATTTCTCATATTCTTTGATAATACTTAAAGCCCTTTGATACTCTTCATCGCTAATTTGTGTGTGAGTTTTGATATACTTCTGTGGTATCATACAAAATCTTCTTTTCTCGTGTAATATACCATCTATAATCACGATATAAAGTATTGTTAGTACAAACGCAATAACAATATCGCGTGTTGCGACAAAGAACAATGAAAATGTTATTATCTTCTTGACAAACTCGTTGGCCAATATTTGTTCATGTACTTTACCCAGATCACCTATAACGAAACGCGATCCGAAGTTCAACAATAACATAGTTACGCCCCAGAAAAATTTGTTTCCATTAAGGTAGTCAACAGCTTGTAACACCATTTCAATCATGGTAAATGTTTATTTGTTACCAGAAATTATTTTTTGACGATATTTATGATATCTAAATGCACCAACACGACACATATTAATAACAATAGTGCAATAAGCTCATTATAAAAAGAGACTAGATAAACGAACATATAAGTAAAGTAAAGACCAATGGGTTCTGTGAAAAGTTCTATTACCCATTTTGGATACAACATTTTGACATGCAAACAGTATATAGATATTACTAGCAAAGAGGCCACAAGTACTCCAATGTTTATATATAGTTTGTACATTTAATAATATATATTATTTTGTTTTTTATAATAAAGATGGTATATAATAACAATTATTGTTCCATAGAAGACGCATGGGGGAGTCTTGTAACACCTCAAAAACCTGAAAAAAAGAAAAAGAAAAAAATTCGTGATCCGATTTGCGAGCTGTATGACATGAGTACTAGTGGTAACTACAACGAACTTGATATAATCCGTGCATCAAACACTATGGGATACGATAGATATAATAAATCAAAATATCAAAAAGATAGACAAGCTGGAAGGGAACGCGATAAATATGTTTCTATTGATGCTTCATCTTTTGATGATCATGTGCCTTTGTATGAACAAAAAGCATCAGATGATATGAGTCTTGAAAAACAATTTGAATCATCTGCGTACGGTGCACAATGTAGCAAGAGCAAGATACGCATGCCTGATTTTGAATCACATTTTAATCCATTATCTCGTTCCGATGAGGATGAAGTTGTTGATCGTGAAGTCGAGGAGTCCGAAGCTGATTATAATGAGTTTAAAGATTTGTTGAAGAAAAAAATGCATGACTCAGAAGATGAAGATGATGACGATGAACAACATGAAAGATTGCAAAACTCATTAAAACAAAAACAAACACAAAAAAATAATATCGAGGAACAGTTCATTGACGATAATTTGTATAACAACAATAGACGACAGAGTATGGCATACTTGGATATTATATTATACATCGTTTCTGGTATAATATTAATTTTCCTAATGGAACAATTCGTAAAGATTGGAATCCTCCTTCAAGGTTAATCAATATCCAACTGAAGTTTACCAGATGGTTTGTAACTCAATGCAGCTTTTGATGGTTTCTTGAATGGAACGACGTGACTAGCGTGACTAGTGTTACTCAGAAAAGGTTTATGTTCAAGTTGACTTTGTTTCTTTTTACTTCCGTTTATTTCATCAAAGTCCCATGAAATATACAGGTATTTTGGGAAAAAATATTTCACTAAAAAACCATTTTTTTTTAACGCGTCGTACACGTATTCTATGCATTTATTATAATCAAAAATAGGGTATCCGACAACATAACATGGTACTTCTATGAAGCAATTTAACTTTTGATTATTTGCAAATGATTCTATTCGTTTATGACATATTTCTAAAATTTTATCGTAACATTCGTTTGTTCTCATCTTCTTTTCGTTGATTGATCTGTGTAGATCCAAAATATTAATTTGTTTCATTATTACTTAAATACTACAATAACTTTTATAAGTATATGGTTTATAAGAATTTTACGAGCATTGTTATTGCAGGAGGTGCTACCAAAGTCATCTCAGTGATTGGAGTGTTAAAGTTCCTTGAAGAAAATAATATGATAAATAGCATAATAAATCTTGTGGGAACATCTGCAGGTGCTGTAATGTGTGCGTTTATTGCATTAGGGTACAAGAGCAACGAAATTGTTGATTTCCTCAAAGATACGTTGTGTAAAGACAACGATGTCAAAAATATAAATGTTGATGACGTATTCAAGATATTCGAGACATATGGTTTCACAACAGGTGATAATGTTACACATCTTTTCAAGCGTATGGTAACAAAAAAGCTTGGCAAAGAGCATGAAAATATTACTTTAATAGAACTTGCAAAGTTGAAAGGAAAGAATTTAGTAATATGCGTATCGAACTTAACGAATGAGCAGCAAGAGTTTTGGAACGTTGACACAAAACCAGACGTACCTCTTCACATAGCGTTAAAAGCAAGTTGTGCCATTCCTCTTGCTTTTGCACCTGTGAAAATGGACGGTAACATTTACCTTGACGGTGGATTGTATGACAATTTTCCAATTGATTATTTTAAAACAAACAAATTACGGGATATACTCGGAATTAACATTAAATGCAAAGGATATCAAAAAACAGAAAGTCTTGTTGAATATGTCAAATTTATATTATTTAGTGTAATGGAAAAACTAACATCACGTATGATTGTTGATAATAAAGACACGAATGTTATATCTTTTGAATTTGAAGAAGATGAATGGCTTTCTTTTCTAGAAATGAAGATTGTATTTCCTGTTGAAAAGGTTGATGAATATGTGAATATTGGATACACGTGTATGAAAGAGCGAATGCAATCGATGTATATTGACGACTTCCCTAATGAGTAGCAGCTGCCTTAATAGCAAATTGTTCGAGAGCATTGATATCATATCTATCACCATTGAATTTGTCAATCTTTTTACCGGATCCATCAATGGCAATAATGGTAGGGAAACTATTTATATCATATTTTTCTGCAAGGTTTTGGTTTTGGTCATAATCAATCTTTTCAAATACAATATTGTTCGTATGGCCTTTTACACTTGTGTATGTTTTGTCAAACACCTTGGATGCAAGATATCTCTCACAATGTCCGCACCATGTTGCATAAAACAGACATACTTTGACACTGCCGTCGTTTGTGAAATTTTCTTTTTTAGCATATTTCTTAACCACCAATGTTAAAGCAATAGCAATGACGAATATGACCAAGCCTATAAACACACATTTAATAATTTCCATCTTATTTATTAATATTAACAAATTTTATACAATAGAACGTAAATTAAACCAATAATGATATCATTGTATCAGCACGAGGTAAATTTATCTTAGCTACAACATCATAATATATTTTCTTGACATGTGCGTCCATAAACAACATGAAGTTTACGTTTTTGAAATTGTTTTGCCACGTGCAAAGAAAGCGCAACATTCCCTTGATAGGGATAAAGAACAACCGATATTTGTTCATATCTTTCTTGATTTGAGTTGTTCTCCATTTGAAAGTGTCACCGTAAAAAACTAGAGGAAAGTCTCGGCTTTTAAGTACCGCGGAAAATAATCTAGCTTCATGTTCTTTATCTGGATCATAAATTACAATACCCTGGTATATGCTGTTGTTCTCATAGATTATTTCAATAATATCGAGTTCTTCTTGAAACATAGCATTATTTGTTTAACAATATATCTATTTAAATAATTTAGCTTTACTACTTAAATATGACCGAGCTCATCCAATATTCAAAAGATGATTTCAGTCGTATTAAAGGGTTGACACAAATACCACAAGAAATCAAAGACAAGTATGTGCAATTATTTGCAGACCATGAGTGTTTTCAGCACGCATCCTTTTTAATTCCATTTAAATTTCAAAAAGACAAAAAAAGCACTGGGCAAAGACAACCAGATAATGTCTCTCGTGACCAAAAAAAACGAACAAATGGACAAATTTTTCATAAGATTCAGAGAAGGCCTTTGGCTACGGATATTGGTGAAAAGCATTTTTCTAAACGAGTTAAAGGATTGCTGAACATAATAAATGACACAAATTATGAAAAACAAATAAACAAATTAATATTTACCATAGAACATGATAATGTTGATGCCATTGTATCAATTGTATTGTCAACTAGTGTATTACAAGTCTTTTACATCGACATATTTATCAGGATTTTGAATGATATATCTAAAACATCTTACAAACACAATGTGAAGAATGAAATTGACATGTTTATACATAGTTTTTTTGCAAACAAAGAGATGTATCTGTCAACTATTGACACAACAACATCAGATTATGATATATTTTGTTTTAAACAAAAACATAAAGTCTTGACAGTGTCCAAGGCAATTGTTATATTACACCTTATAAAAAATGATCTCACAACATTCACTATAAATCAGTTTGTTGAAAACATAACAAATGATATCGATAATGCGTTAAGTATGTCTGATGATCATACATTTGATATAATTCTTCAGATTCTTCTGGAGGCAAAGAAAATAATGGATTGGAAACCCCCATTGGGTATATTTGATGTATCGAAACCGAAAACATTGAGCAAAAAGATTGAATTCATGTGTGCACAGTTATTAGCCTAATTAAATAAATGCATATCCTTTATTACTACTGAAATTGTCAAATCCTTCAATAATATCCTTTTGTGGAGATTTTTGTTGTGTCTTTGTTAGTGAGCTTTTAGGGGCAGGAGATGGAGATACACCTGGAGACGTTTTTTTCATCATGATTCTTTCTGTTACTTTAGAAATCAGATCTTTAGCGGAAGTAAGGTGAGATATAATTTCATTATTCTCAAAACCTTCATCGATATCGTCATCGATATCGTCGTTATTATCTAGTGGTTTGTCTTTTATTTTTTCTACGTCACCTTTGTCATTTGTATCATTGGTGTCATCATCATCCATGTCTTCATCGTCATCCACGTCTTCATCTTTTACATTTTTGTTAGACTTCTCCATGAAATTCTCCTTTTTTTGCCGCTTTTCCAAAGAAATATATGATTTTAGTTTATCTTTGCTTGTTTTAACTAGTTCTTGTATACTTTCATCGAGTTGATCGAAAGGCATATCCTTGTACTTTTCAATTTGATCGGTAATGTTTTCATATATATTGCTCTTTGTTTGTTTGTCAATTTCATATGAATCTAATTGACTCAATACATGTTTTCTAAAATCATACTCTTCAAAAGCCTCCTTGATGTTTTTGTTTATTTTGTCGGTTCTGTTTTGTTTCTTAAAATCGTTAATTATAAAATATATAGCATATACAACTGCTATTAATACGAATACAACAATGACGATTTTGAGTTTCATATCCATGCTTTATGATTATGTAAGAAATTTTTCAGTTTTGGATAATGTGTTTTCAAGTAATCTACAATAGTATCTTTCTTCACCAACATTTTTTTATGAAGCTGTGGTAAGGCTTTTTCTATACGTTTTTTAAATTTAAAAAAAGACTTGCGTACACGTTCTCTTAGCATCTCTTTATTTTCTTGTTGAAACCCTTCTGTATCGTGTTGATAATATACATACCATAAAATATATAGAAGAAATACAAAAGTGATTAAAAACTCTGTGTCACCCATTATTCCTTTGTTAGAGTATATATTAATTATGAAGTATGTCAGGAGTAAAAAAAAGAGTGAAACAACAAATATGTGCATGTTATTATACATTATATAATTATTATGATAATAGTACACAATATATATTAATAATAAAATGAGTTGTACATCTGAACCTTGTTATAAATGCAATATACCATTTATTGTAAAAGATCACATTGAACCGTTGATGAGTGTATTATCAAATGAGCTACAAGACTTTCAAATGAACAAGATGACTACAAAATGTCTAAATACAGGGGTGATGTTGTTGAGATTTATTCTTGGAAAAGACGGTGTTAATATTGCCAATCAATGTGACAGTGTTTATACTAGAAACAGGCATATTAATTTGATAGATTCAAATGTAAATATACTAGATTCTTTGCAAAAACATGTACTTTCAACAAAACATCGTAAAAGGTATTTGTATTATATATTGATAACCGATGGTTACTTTAAGAAAGACCAAAGTACAATATATTTTCCAGGACATGTTCTGTTAATTGAAAAGAATAGTGAACCAGGACACCCACGAAACCCACGAAACCCACGAAAACCTATGTATTATATATATCAGTCATTTATCAATGAGTATGATCTTAAGGGTCACTTTGATAATATGAATGGTAATGTTGAAATGTCACATGATGAAATGAAAACATTTCTTGCAAAAATCACATACATTGTATTTAATGGTGTATGGGATCAAAGATGTGTAAATTACTGGCACGATATCACAAAGGTCGATTCAAGCCAATATTTAAATAGTGACACTACAACTGCAATGTATATGTGTTACCGAAATCAAACAATAGATGGATGTTTAGAGATTTTGAAAACATATGTTCAACAAACGATCAACACTACAAACGATATACAACTTAAAAACCGATTGTCATTAGTATTGACAGATATACAAAATGAGACAAAACCACAAAAATATTTTTATAAATAAATGGTACCATTGGTTGTAGTATTGGATTTGGACGGTACGATAATAGGTGATATAACTCCACAGATTGTTTCATGGGAAATATGCAATGATATAAAATCAAGTGGTGGTGGCAACTTCTATAAACCAAAAGATTTATATGCCAAGCTTCAAGGTGGTATAATTAGACCTTACTTTGCAGAGTTCATCAAGAGTCTCAAGAAAAATATTCCAAACATTGAATTTTTCATTTTTACCGCCAGCGAAAAGAAGTGGGCTATGAACATAATAGGCTATATTGAAAAAGCGTGCGATATCAAGTTTAATCGACCTATATTTACACGTCAACACTGTCTAGTAGTTGATAGTGAATACAGAAAGTGCATTAAAAAGATATCACCGACAATAATGCGTTCTCTAAAGAAAAAATATGATTTAAATGACGTATCACAATTAGATGATCAGATATTGATTGTAGAAAACAATGATGTATACCAACCCAACCAGCGAAAATATAATGTATTTTGCAAAACGTATGACTTTAAATACCCTGAAAATATTGGAGCAATGTTTGACCAAAACGAGTACAAAAAGTATCGGCAAATTATCAACAAATATACGTCAAGATACTATGGTTTCGAGTTAACATCAGATTATTTCAAATTCCAAAAGAACTTCTATTCATATTATGTAACGACTATCAATCAAGTTGAAGGCCGTAATAAAATGTTTAATAACGACAAGTTTTATAAATTTCTTTACAAAGCAATAATATATGTCGTAAATACTAAACGGTATAATAAGTTTGATGAGCGTGTAATTAAGTACATAAACAATCAACTCAATGTAAATAAAAATGTTTATAGTGTCATTTGACATGGGCATATCAAACCTTGCTTATTGTGTTATTGAATGTACATCTAAAAGTGATTATAATGTACGTGAATGGAAACGTATAAATCTTGGCGTTCCAAAGAGTGATTTAGAAGCTCTGACGTTTGCATTGTTTGATGTTCTTGATGATATTGTCTTTTCAGTGGTAAATGATACAAATGATCTAACTTTTTTGATTGAGAATCAACCAGCTTTCAAAGCTCCGACAATGAAAAGCTTGCAAATGGTAATTTATACATATGCAATGACACTAAAAAAGAATATTGATCATAGCATCAAAGCGAAATTCATTTCTGCGTCTTCAAAGTTGAAATACATCGAAAAGAAAACTGGCAATAAGATCGACAAGAATTATAAATCCAACAAGAATGCTGCAATTGAGTACACTGAGCAGTTGATCAAAGACAATGAATTTATGTATGATATTTTTCGCAACGAGAAAAAGAAAGATGATATATGTGATACATATCTTCAAGCGTTGTATTATATTGACGCGTTTTAATTTGATTTAAAGTTGTGTTATAAAGATTAATAATATGGATCTCGGTCTTGAGTTGTTAATGAATCCAAGAAAAAAATCAGGAAGTGACAATGGTTCAGTAGCAAGTGCAGATGTTCAAAGTGTTCGGAGTGTTAAATTAGATATTCCTTATGCTCACAGTGAAGATAATGTCACAGATGTATCTGATGAGATATTAAGCGTTGAACGTATTAATGTGAATGAATTTAACGACAGAAGTGAAACAGAAAGTCAGTTGAGTTTTAGATCACGAGAATCACGAGAATCACGTGCTTCCCGAGTATCAAAATCATCACACAAACAAAAAAAGCGTTATCAATCATCGATGAGTTCTGTTTCTGAATCAGAATATACAGAAACCGAAGAATGTCAGAGTGAAATGGGGTCTCTTGGAAGTATGCTTGCTTCAGGTGAAAAGCCACGTACAAGAATGTCTGAAGAAGATGTGTTTAATGCGAAAAAGGAATTATTGTATCAATTTGATAGGCTTGAGAAGAAAGGAATGAAACTGCCTAAAAAATTTACAATGTCATCAAACTTGGATGAAATGAGGCAAGAATATGAAAGGCTAAAACGTGACAAAGACTTGGATAATGCTGTAAAATTTCAACGCCGTGCTTTGATGATGTTTACTTCTGGTGTCGAATTTCTCAACTCAAAGTTTGATCCATTTGATGTAAAGCTGGATGGGTGGTCTGAGAGCGTACATGAGAATATTGTTGATTATGATGATGTATTCGAAGAGTTGTATGACAAATATAAAGGAAAGGCAAAAATGGCTCCCGAGCTCAAGCTGTTGTTTGCCTTGGGTGGAAGTGCATTTATGTTCCACATGACAAACAGTATGTTTAAACAAGTTCCAGGTCTTGACCAGGTTCTCAAGCAAAATCCTGACTTGATGAAACAATTTGCAGCGGCAACAGCTAATACAATGAAATCACAGCAACCTCAAGGTGGATTGTTCAGTGGTATTACAGGCATGTTCTCGAGTATGTTTGGAGGTGGCGGTGGATCTTCTGGTGGACCCTCAGGTGGACCCTCGAGTATGTTTGGAGGTGGCGGTGGATCTCCAGTTGAAACGGGATCATATGTTAACGAACAACCAGTTTCATTCAATATGAAAGGTCCTTCGAATATTGATGATATCATGCGTGAACTTGAAAATAACGATAACGACAATGACCGAATTGAAGTGATGTCAACAGTATCTTCATCTGAGTTCACAGAGCTTCAAGATGATGTAAGCATTAACAACCTTGTTTATAACAAAAAAAAGGGAGGTAAAAAGATGACACTTGATTTATAATATAATTTTTTCCTTTTTATTACAAAAAAATAAACATTTTTAACTTGAGCATACAAGACATACTTCATCTGTGCAAACGACCTTTTTTTTATCTTGACTATTAATGCTTGATACAGGTTCAATAGTAAATTTCTGTGTCGAAGCACGCGGTTTTGATCTCAAATAGTAAACTCCGGTTTTCAGACCTTTGCCCCATGCGTAAAAATGCATGCTGGTAAGTTTTTTAAAATCAGGGTCTTCCATGTATAAATTCATGCTTTGTGATTGACACACGTAAATACCACGAGCTGCAGAATGATCTATAACATGTTTTTGTCTGATTTCCCATACAGTCTTATATAACGCTTTAATGTCTTCGGGAATATTTTCAATATGTTGGATGCTTCCATCACCAATAATAATCTTATCGCGGATGGTTTTATTCCATAAATTCTTTGCAATAAGATCGTTGATAAGATATTTGTTGATAACAACGAATTCACCAGCTAGTGTCTTGCGTTTATACATATTTGATGTAAATGCTTCAAACGACTCGTTAAAACCCATAATTTGTGATGTTGACGCAGTAGGCATCGGAGCAACTAGAAGAGAATTACGAAGACCATACTTCACAATATCGTTTTTCAAACCGTCCCAGTCATAACGTTTGCTCGGAGTTGCGTTCCACAAGTCAAACTGAAGAAGACCTTGGGAAGCAGGAGATCCTTTGAATGTGAGATAAGCACCGGGATACTCTGACTCGTACTGAGGATCATAATCAGTGTATTTCATGTATGATTTTAGTTCGTTTGTTCTCTCTTGAGTCATGTCATTACCAGCGGATCTCAATTCGGATGCAAATTCATGACGTTTTTTTGCGATTTCCATGGATGACTCGAGAGCACCATGATAAATCGTTGCAAATATCTCTGAATTCAGTTTCAATGCTGCATCACTTTCAAATGCAAGCTTCATCAATGCAAATGTGTCTGCAAGTCCTTGAATACCAATTCCAATTGGTCGGTGTTTTAGATTCGATACTCTGGCTTTTTCTACAGGATAGAAGTTAATATCAATGACTTTATTGAGATTTTTGGTGATAATCTTTGCTATCTCATGCAGCTTGTCAAAGTTATAAAATGGTACACCGTTGGTATCGTATTCGACATACGTTGGAAGACATATGCTTGCAAGATTGCAAACTGCAATTTCATCAGGTGACGAATATTCCACGATTTCACTACACAGATTACTTGATTTAATTGTGCCAAGATTCTTTTGATTGCTCTTTGTGTTTGCTGCATCTTTGTACAATAGATATGGTGTGCCTGTTTCGATTTGTGACTCAAGAATCTTGAACCACAAATCTTGAGCATTTACCTGTTTGACATATTTTCCTTCGGCTTCATATTGTGTATATAACTTTACGAATTCTTCACCGTACACATCGCTCAAACCTTTGCATTGATCAGGACACATCATACTCCAAACACCATTCTCTTTTACACGTTCCATAAACAGATCTGGAATCCACAACGCAAGAAATAGATCACGTGTGCGCTCTTCCTCGTTACCATGGTTTTTCCTTAATTCCAGAAAGCCTTCAATATCAGCATGCCATGGTTCAAGGTAAACGGCAATACTTCCGTTCCTTTTGCCTGACTGATTTACGTATCGTGCAGTGTTATTGAACACACGCAACATCGGAATAATACCTGTACTTGTTCCATTAGTACCGCGAATTTTACTTCCACGGGCACGGACATCGTGGATATGAAGACCAATACCTCCTGCGTATTTTGAGATCTGTGCACATTCTCCAAGCGAAGAGTAGATTCCCGAAATACTGTCTTCGTTATTTGCAAGCAAAAAACAGCTTGAACACTGAGCACGTGGTGTACCTGCATTAAACAAAGTAGGTGTTGCATGTACAAAATACTTCTTGGACATGTAGTCATAAGTCTGAAGTGCATCTTTGATATCATCTCCATGAACACCCAGTGCTACTCGCATCAACATATGTTGAGGTCTCTCAATAACTTTACCGCCTATCTTAAGCAGATAGGAACGCTCCAGTGTTTTAAAACCAAAATAATCAAACAGAAAATCACGGGAATAATCGATATAATTATTCAACTTTTCTTTGTTTTTCATCACTATTTGGTAAAGTTCTTCACTCACTAAGCTGTTTCTTTCACCGTCACTTGATACGTTATCATACATAAGCTGGATTGTCTCTGAGAAGGAAGGTGACGTATTTTTTTGATGATTTGAAATAATGATCCGCGAAGCCATAACACCATAATCAGGATGTTCAATAATTAGTGAACTACAAATATGCGCAGCAAGCTCATCCAATTGACTAGTTCTCACATTGTCAAAGATCCGGCTACATACTTTTTGGGAAATATCATACACATCAATCGACAAGTCACTTGACAAGTTTTTGATACGATTGAGAACCTTGTCAAAAGATACATTTTCAACTGTACCTGTTCTCTTAATTACCCGCATTATATTTGTAATATGCTTTGTTCTTAAGTAAATTAGTATACCTAAATTTTTTCTGTTTAACTTATAAATGGACTATAGTCACATCATGTTCCTCCTTGGAGTAATAATATTGGTGGTTTCTTTGGGTGTAGTGCTAAACTTAAAAAGACGTGAAACATTCACAAGCACAGTTGACCAACCAATAATAGCATTAAGCCAATGTGGAAGAAAAATGGTATTTCCTAATTTCAGCAGTACAAACCTAGCTGCACAAAGGGCAGTATATGATCGATATTCTATGATGAGTAATATTTCAAAGGGTACTTGCAACATTCCAATGACAAATGATGGTACACAAATGAATACAAGTACATTCTCCGTTATCAACGACAATAATATATTTTATTCTTTAAAACGTACATGCTTAGGACTGTCATATTTGTCTATGAATGCTTCAGGTGATCGCGTTACATTCGTGTTTAATACATCAAATGAATCAGATTCCAAGGCATTGATGTATTTCATGTTGTTGAATCCATTATTTGTGGATTTTAGTTTCGGCGTTGGTAAAACATCTGTTGCATATTTCCCTGTGTTTGACAATAAAGTTTCCCGATTGAACGGTGAAACACTTCAACAAAATAAAGTATTCAGATACAGCAATTATACACAACCAATCACGTCTAGTATGAATCCCACTGTAAATGTTAACAATCCTTCTATAACATTTGAAGTTGTACTGCCAAGTCGCAAACGTGGTCAAGATAGTTTATTTGACTACTTTGACGAAACAAATCCATATATTCTAGTTCAAGATATGAACGCGAAATCTCAAAGAGGCATGGTCAATGTTCAAGTATATTACCTTGATGATAATATACCAACAAGTTATCAAAATATTGGTAAAACTCTTGGAAGTATCGATTCGAAATATGACATGTTCAATGACATAGATCTCAAAAATCCAAACAATGGCAATGAAGTGCTGTTATTTGATAAAAAATATGTTTCAAAATACAGTAATGATGACAGTAGAAAAGCAAAATACGAATTCAATAACAATATTCATGTGTTCTTCAAGAATTTCCAACAACCATCGTTTACATTTTCTTTTGATATCAATGTTACACGGGACAAAATTCGATCCCAAAATTTCAACAATGCAATGGTTATTTTACGGGCTTATATGAACAATAACTACGGTAATTACTCTTATTGCCCTGGTGTAGGTCACGAGCTTGGAGGCGTACGTAATAATAATATTATGATGACTCTTCTTGAGTTTGGCAACAAGTCAAATAACGGTTACAACCTTGTTATAGTTACAGGAAAAGGTGCAAATTGTAACTATCCTTCAAATGAAGAGACAAACTTGCGTATACCATTACCTTATCTTGACGACAGCAGTCGCATCCGTGTTGTATTTTCGTTAACACCTAACGAAAAAATTGCTGCCGCATATTGGAAAACAATAGATGAAAACAATACACATGTTATGCTAGGGAAAAATACATATTGTGCAAATGATTTGAATCTAGGAGTACTGTTTACCGACAAGCCTAGAACCTCATTTTCAATAGAAAATATTGTATTGGCAAGAAATTCTAATTTTGTTAAATCAGTTTACCATGTTACATTAGGGTTCAGAAACTTGGTTGCAGAATATCAAACTTTCAATAATTAATCCAAAAACATGTATGTGTCTCCTCCATTCATCAAATTAAATTTTTTTTTAGGTAGTTGCTTTGATTTATGTTTAATATTGCCACTATATTTCTCGCTGTCAATGTTTATCTGGTTTAGTACTTCTATTTGAAATGCCGAAGGGTTGCTTCTGTAATACAAAATCTTATCCCATATTTTTTCAAGTTCTTTAAGTTTTTCGTCAACGAACTTTGCATCTTTTACAACACGTTTGAGATTCATGTCTTGTAACACCCAATATTTACACTCATGAGTACACCATGCATGTGAGTCATCTTCGTTCACCATGAAAGGTTGTTGATACTCGTATACATTACCAATCTCTTTTATGACTCCTTTTATCTTGTCTTTAATATGCATAAATGACTCTCTGCTATCTACCAATTCAAACATACATTCAAAATAGTCACATTCTTCAAGTCCACATACATCCAATTGTCCTTGAATTTGATAATAGTATTGAAGTGGGATATCTCCCGTAAGTTTCCGCTTAAATGGACATTTGATTTCCAACATAATCCCATCGTCTGTAATCCCATCAGGCGATGCACCAAAGAACGAATACTTCGGATGTTGAATCAACCCAAACTCGTGTACATGAGCATTGGATAGTTTTTCATATATCGATACTGCAACAGGTTCAAACATGTTACCCCATTTGAAGAATGGATTCGCTTTTGAAATCGCGTTTTCATTCTCTCTTGGTGTACATTTTTTCTCAATCAATTGTTTCTGCGTTCCAAACTTACCTTCACCAAGAGCTTGTGCAAAATCACTTGCTGTGATCATATTCATCCGCATTTCATACCATTTTTCAGTCTTTTGTTGTACTTTTGGGATGTTCAATAATTTTTGTAGTTGAGCCTTATACATTATTATGTATACAGAGTATAAACCTTATATAAGAAATAAACTATTATAATAGTAATGAATATAGACACAACCCTTGCAGAAGTGTTTGTGCCAAAGACAACAAATGTAAAACTGTCACCAAAAGTTGATCTTTCCAAGATTGAACTACAAAAACTTCAATTTCAAATGCATCAACACTCTATTAGAAACAAAAAAAAGTATCAACCATTTTTCAATTTTTCAGAAACAACTTCATTTGACAATTGTAATATGGGTGACCTTGTTGACAAAGAGATACAACGCAAGTTGAGCAACAAAGGATGGAAAAGTCTGCCTATGTCGTTTAAGTGGGAGTTGATATGCAAATACCTTGAATCTGAAGAAGTAAAATCTAACATGTGTCAAAATGATATTTCAAAACTAAAGGCATCATTGAAAAAAGATGTACTGTGTGGAAAAGAGATCAATGTAAAATATGATGTTCAACAAATTAAAATAACGCAAATCACAGTTTGATCATATCGGAATGACTCGTCCAAAACGAGCCACTCTGCGAATATCCATACCAGGGGGTGACATATTTGAGTTGTAAAAGTACTTGACTATCTCAAGTTCTTCTTGTTCATTTATCCTGAACCCAAATGAAAGCGGTCTCATTTCAGGTGTGTTACTGGTACCGTAATTCTTTTGATATGTAAGTCTAAAAGACCCACCTTGAAGTTCCCAAAATGCTTCTTTATCCAGATTGGATGTTCCTATATCTGGAAGACCTGTTGTACCATAATTCCACAGGAATGATTTATTTTCCGTGGTATACATCCAATTGCTATCACCGTTAGGCCATCCGTTAACAACGATACCAGATTTGTCATTTGTAAACGTACCATCTGTATCAGATGTGTTCGAATCACCGGTAGCTAGAACAATAACTTTATCATCAACTTTAAGGGTACTTTGAACAACGGTTGTGCTCAAAATATTACTGGTGTTTATTGAGCCAGTAAGGTAAATATCACCTCTTACTTTAAGTGAATCCCCTGTGACAGAGAATATTGGCTCATTTGATGGTACTGCACTTGAAATATAAAAGTTAATGTTAGATTGTGCCTTGTATTCGATATCATTTAGCGTGGTCAGCAACAAATTACAAGCAGATATTTCGAGTGTGTTACATGCAGAGAATAAAGCATTTGATGTACTTGAAATGGTTATAATGTTTGACGCAGTCATTGATATAACATCTTGTGTGTAAACGTTAAAGTTGCTTGTAGTAAATGTAATATTGGATCGTGAGCCCACTATTAAATCATTACATGACGTTATATTAATGTTGGAAAGAGCATAAACATACATTGTATCCTCTGGTACATTCATGTTCAAATATACGTTAGAGTTGTCAGCATTCAATATAATGTCACCAAATGAGAATGTGGTGATGTTTCCACCTTTTGATTCCACAGAAATGTTACTGTTGATATTAATTTGATAATCATTGCAAGCAGTTATTTTAATATCATCTTGAGCCAACACGCTGACATTGCTAGTTTCTGATCTTATATCAATAATTCCGTTTGCTGATTTTAATACAATGTTACTACTTGTATGAATTGTTAAATCATTGGATGCTGTAAGGAAAAAGTCATTTGACGAGTATAACGAAATATCATCTGTTAACGATGACACATAAACACTTCCATTTGACGAAGTGAACGTGATGTTGCTTTTGCTGATAACTGAAATATTGTTTGAAGAGAAGACATTGATATTGTTCAAAGCGTAAACATTAATGTTGCTATTAGATGAAGTAATATTAAGCTCGCCACCGATAGATGTCAATGTAACGTTGCTTGTAGCATTCAAGAAATAATCATTTGATGTTGTAACAACAAAGTCATCGAATGCATACAAAGCGACGTTACTTGCAATAGATGAAATATTAACACTACCAGCATCAGACTCTAATGCAAGATTGCTGAGAGATCTGATATAGAATTCATTTGAAGCAGTGAAATTTACATTATTAGATGCAAATATACTGATATTACTATTAGAAGCTGCAATTTGGATATCACCATTTACTGCTGTAATTGTTACGTTACTCTTGCCGTTAATAACTGCAGAGTTTGAAGCTGCTACATAGTAATTATTAGATGTATAAATAATCATACTTTGTGATACCGTATCCATTGTAAGACGAATATTTGATGCACTTGCATTTAGCGTCAAATTGCTTAGTGTATTAACAATAAAGTTATTTGAAGCATTCATTCGAATACTTCCGTATTGTGCGTTCGTAGTGACATTACACAACGATGTCATTGTAATATGATTTGTTGCCGCATCCATGAACAACTTCATGTCGTTGTCACCTGCCATCAATTCTAACGACGTATTGCTGTAAGAACCAATTGTATTTGTATTATTCGATCTTGAAATATCGATCGAGTGTACATCATTAATTGTCAATGCAATCTTACCAGATGAAGCAATTTCAAAAGCTGTCAAATCTTTACCATAAATCCTTGGAAGCCATATTGGACCGAACGTTGTAATAAAATTAGAGTCAACGTAAGGATTTGAAGCCATATACGTATTTGGTATGTAATCAATCGTTGACATTGAGTTAGTAATATTGTCGTAGACGACCGCCATTTACAATTAAATAACATAATTTTCATGTTTGTAAATTTGCCTTTAAAATTTATAAACACATCCAACAAGTGCCCTTTTAAATATTCTTCCAAATGCGGCAAACTCTTCACATTTGTATACCGTTGATTCAATATTAAAATTACAATCACATGTAATCTTTGCTACAGTATATGATTTGATGTTTTTTGATTTCTGTTTCATTCCATAACCATTCAAAGATGATGTTGTAATCAAATCACCATTTTTGAAATTACCATTGCAATTAACAACCCAAATTGCTCCTTCTCCAACGGAATTTACAATTATTTTTGATTCTTTGTTTTGCTTGCTCTTTGAAAACTGCAAATTTCCCAACCGGTATCTCCGCACATCATCCTTAGGCTCAAAAGCACTTATCACACCAAATGCACGCGAATCGTATTCTTTGTTTGCAAGCTCGACAATCGGAATTGCCTCATCCATACTCAACGTATAGTCGTCATCTAAATTTTTGTATATTCCTGTTGATACAACTATCGTTCCTTCCAGTTCTTTCATGTTTTGTGTAAGTGCATCATCGTGTACCCAACTGCATCTGTGTTTCCCTGTAAAATTCAATATCTCCGAGTAGAAATCATCAGTCCATGCCACCATAGTTCCATTCTTGCTCTTAAATACGATGTCCGAACTTACCGAATTACCTGGATTACTCAAGTAGATTTCCCAATGTGCATCGTTATAATTACTGTGACACATTCGGACCTTGCTTAAAAGGCTGATATTACTATTGAAACGTGTTTCGGCATTGTTTACTATGGTGGTTGCGGTATTTGAAATAATTGAATCGGACATGAGTATAGATGATGTTGTATTGTTAGTAATCAAAGAGTAATTTGAGCCTGCAATTATTTTGCTATACTTTCCTTGTATATTGACAGATTCATCAATATTAAAGAAAAAGTTTGATTCTTGGTGTCTAATATAAGCTTGGTTAGATGATAACAACAGTTTACAGTCCAATCCGTTTAGATATATGCTCTTATCCATCGATAATACTGAATTTGATGTGTTGGAAAGTGTGACAAAATTCGATCCTACAACAAGAGAACTGTATCTTCCATGTAATAAAATAGAATTATCCATAATAAAGGACGAATTTGAGCTTTGAATCATATGTACATAGTTTGATGTCATTACAAATGAAGTATACGAAGCATTCAATACAACACTTTTATCAATTGTAAACACAGAATTGTTTGAATTCGACATTGATATAAAGTTGGATGTCATTACAAACCTTGAGTCTTTTCCATACATTACAATACTTTCATCCATGTGCATGTCAGAGTTACTGGTATTGCGAATATTGACATAGTTAGAACCAAGTATCAATCTGCTATGTGTACCATTCAATAGTATACTTGTATCCATATTCAAGTAGGAATTGGAATTCTGTGTGATAGATGTGTAATTAGATGTCATATGTAAGCCTGAATACGGTCCTTGAAGGATAATGCTCTCATCCATTCCGAGCACAGCATTGGAGCTATTTGATATCGTAACAAAGTTTGATCCCAAAATCAGCTTACTATATACACCCTGCAGCTTGACAGATTCATCCATTTCCAACAAAGCATTTGAACTGTATCGGACATATGCTATATTTGATGAAAGAAGCAAGTCACTATAAGAACCATCAAGCAAAACGCTCTTATCCATTATCATTTTAGAATTATTGTTGTTGGACAGTGTCACATAATTTGATCCTAGTACCAGACCACTTTGAATACCACTTAATACAACGCTTGTGTCCATTCCCAACCATGAGTTTGATGAGTTAGATAAAGCCACATAATTGGAACCAAGTGTAAATTTACTAAATGCACCATTCAATGTAACAATTTTGTCCATGAACAGATGCGAATTCGAACTTTGATATATGTGTGCATAGTTTGACCCCAATGTCATCGTTGTATAGGTACCATTCAAAACAACAGATTTATCCATTGTTAATACCGAGTTTGAACTGTTTGTAAATACTGAGGCATTTGAACACAATATAAATTTACTATATTTACCTTCAAGCTCGATACACTCATTCATAAGGATCGATGAATTTGAACTTTGTGTGATCGAAACATAATTTGATGTCATAATCATACCACTGTAAGTTCCATTAATCACTATCGAGTTATCCATCATCAATGATGAATTTGAATCATTTGATAGTGAAACAAAGTTTGACCCTAAAATCAATCTAGACGTATTGTTATTAATGTTAACGATTTCATCAATATTTATAAAACAATTTGAATTCGTCTGAATAGTAAATGCATTTGACGTAATTTCCATCTTTCCAAACGGTGTCTTTGCAAAGAACTCATTGCTCTCAATATACATATATGAATTTGACGTACCTACGTGAACAAATGTATCCAAGTTCATCCTTGAATACTTTCCATTTATGTTTATAACATCACCAAAGCTCAACCCCGTACCTGATTGTGTGATAATCTGTATAGTCTGTCCAAGGAAAATTCCAGAATATTTACTTTCAATCAACACCAGATCATTATAGACATTCAATTTGTATTCACCATTGCTGTTAATACTCGATACAAAAATATCTTGTATGTTCACATAATTATCATCGTAGTTGACGATACGAGAGTTTGATGATCCAAAATACCGACGTGTATTAAGTATGAATGAATGGTTTCCAAAGTTGTGTATGTTATGACCAACAATAAGACTGTTTGATGACCGATCTATTATATCAGAACCTATCACAATGTCGCGAAGAGACTCGATACTGTTGTTGTTTCCACAACAATTATTAAAATAACCAAGTACACCGCTTTTATATCCAATAGATATATTGTTACTTGAATCATATAAATTGCTTGTACTTAGTGTATTTTGAAACCCTAGATATATATTGTTATTTCCATTAAGATTATTCATGATGTAGTTACCAACAGCAATGTTTTGTTGACCTGTAACAATATTGCGTCCAGCTTCAAAACCAATAAGAATATTATCATCTGCATTCGCATTCAAACCAGCATTGGCACCTATATATAAATTTCTTTGGCTTTTCTTGGTTTTGTTACCTGCTCTGTAACCCAAAAAAGTATTGAATAAACCCAAATTTAGTGGGCCAGCTTCATAACCAACAATTGTTGCAAAATATGGATTTCTTGTACTGACATCAAGGGCTTGAGTTTGTTTTGACAAGTTTAAAATATTCTTATCACCAGTGTTTGTATATAGACTCATCTTCTACTTTGACATGGATAATTATTTAACATCTTTTCCTTGGGAAAAATACAATATTATATAATAAGAATAATGGAAAATCTTCTTGTTGTGTTGATATTAGCAGTATGTCTTTTTATATTTGTGGCATCAGTCATATATATATACGTATCAAGCAATATTTCACAAAATGAAGAAAACAAAACAAAGTCAACTTCGCAAAATTTACCTTCTTTTACATGGGATCAGAGTAGTATGGGTATCTTTCCATGGTTTTCTAAATCAGACGTGTCATCTCCAACTACGGTAAGAAGACGAGAAAACCTTGATTGTCGCAAATCAGATTTGAAAGAACTAAAAAAACTGTTAAAAATTGCACTTGTCACTATTCGGAGTAACATAATAACAATTAGGTCGAATAAAATACTTACTATGCGTCCTGCAATTTTGTTAACAATGTATCCATTTTACATTGACGTATTAAAGCTTCCTAAATACCTTGCATATAATCAATGTTATACAAGGAATGAAGTCATGCAAGCACTTCACGAGCTTTATGGTCCTGATCTCGAAATTGCCCCTGATTTGCATGTTAAAGTGCCATCTTATGGTTGGCATTACATCCTTATAGACCTTTATGAAGCAATTGATTATTACCAAAAATTCGAACCACAAGGTATTGAAGATCTTGTGTAAAGAAAAAAAAAACTTACAACTTAGTAAATGGATACTGAACAAACTTCTGTTGCAATATTTTTTATGATCATCGTAACAGTTACAATTATTCTTTGTGTGCTTTTGTACTTATATTTTGCTAAACTCAAGGCCGACTTGAAAATAGATAACTTGAAGAACGACCGCAATATACAGCAAAAACTAAAAGAACATACCGAAGTAAATGATTATTATACGGCATTAATACCCGCACTTTCAAACAAGCTCCAAAACAAGTATGGGCCTGCACCACAAAAATAATAAAATATATATTACACTTACCTTAAAAGCTGTTTTTAGACCCTTACACCTTACACCAAACGGAGATTGGCACAGATATCATGCAGAATCTTGTATCTGCGCTCCCTTTTAGCACGCTTACTCTCAGGACATTCATACACATACAACATCTTGTACAAATCTTTCATGCACGAGTACACATCAGGTACGACCATCCAGAAGTCCATAACATTGTCGTATACATTCACACATGTGCCATGGTTCCAGAAGTCAAGCAATTCAGCATCCATTTGATCAGCAATAGTCACATCAATGAAATCTGCTGAAATCTTGGTCTCAAACATCTCTTCAGTGTCTATATTGAAGCCTGCAAACATGCCAGTGAATTTTAGTCTGTAGAGATCAAACACGCCATTGTTTACGTCTGTGTTGCCCTCACGGTTGAAAGCAATTGTTGCATTATGAGATGCCAGAAGTGGTGTCCTTCGCAGTGGAATTCTCTCACACTTGGGGAAATGCGGAACCTCTACTCGTACAACACTGTCAGTGCGCCCTTCGCTGTTACGCATTATAAAGCTGTGTTTTGAGCAAGCGTTCCTGACTTCGTCGTCTTCAAACGGTGTCACGAACTTGCCGTCAAACCCATCAATCGCTTCAAACTCTTTTTTGAGATCATTCTTGAAAGCAGCAAGTGTCTCATCGTCAAGGAACGACTCCTGTGTCGGCTTGTTCAGAAACAACATGTGGTCAAGAATGCGTTTGTACTGTGACATTACTTGGAGAAGGATCGTACCTAGTGACTGTCGCAGGCTCTGGAAAACGTCAGGCTCAACATAAGGGTTGATGTAGATCACGATGTCAAGATCTGAGAACGAAAAGTCGTCACTGAAATTTTCACCAAGGAGTAATCTGTATCCAGTGCTCCCTTTCAGAATAATATAGAAGTTACTCATGAAGTGACGATTCACAAAAGTACTGTTTCTTATTTTATCAATCAACATACGGTAAAAGTGAAGGGAGATTGCTCGATAACGAACATCTTTTTGAAAGATCACACGTGCCAATGCATCTGTCATGGCCGCGCGCTTAGGATCTTCAGTATCACTTCCAACAAGCTTGGGGTAAACCTTGAAGTTGTAATATCCACGAGTCCCACGGATCTCAGTTGAGGTAATGGCATCATTGATGAAGCCATCACGATCGGCAGGTGTCCAAGGATCCATTGTCTTATGAAAGATAAAGAAGCGTTGTCTTTAAATGATTGATAGTTTGTTATCATGTGTGAATACTTGTCAATGTATGTTTCAAATTTTAAACGTATACACCAGGACGACATAAAAAAATAATTGAAAGCATAGTGATAACAATAATAACACAAAAATAATAATAATGAATATTTCGGTTATCGTAAATTATGTTAGCATGTATAGAGCTATGTATTGTGTGCCATCAGTAAACATATGTCAGAGTGCAATGATTTTTGCTAAAGATTGGGCCGACCATCTCGTAAAGAATAACGTTTTCCAACACAGTCCATTCATGACTTTTGGAGAGAACATTGCAATGCACCTAGTTCCAGTAAACTATAACGAAACATACTATACCTTAAAATCAATCGATATGTGGATGTCAGAATCGCCAAAGTACAATTTTAGTCGACCTGGATATTCTGATACAACTGGACATTTTACAGCTTTAGTGTGGAAGTCTACAAAGTGCATTGGGTTTGCAGCAGCAAGGTCATCGTCTGGGAAATTAATGGTGGTGATGAAATTTTATCCACCTGGCAATGGAAATGTAAAAATGTTTCAATCGTCAGTATTGCATCCATCATCATGTACAACATCGTCGCCACCCAAACACAGGATTTTAAAACTCTTTAACAATCTTAACTAGTGTAACAAATATTATTACAAACACTATAATGCTGATAGCAAATTTCACCAACATTTTTAATAATATTTCATCATCTTCAGCTCCCAAATCAGACAGTGCAGCACAGAATGGATAAGTCTTGTTCGCCGTACAGAAAGCTTGAGCACAAACATTTTTCAGTTTTCCTATTTCGGGTTTTGTCAATCCGTATAAATTGTCTTTTTCAATTATGTCAAGATTTGAACAAATACCCAATGTTATATAATCTAAATCTTTGAATTTGTCGTTACATGTTTCCAAAAAGCGTTGCCGTTGTATAAAATGTTCCTTTAACATTGTTTCACGATCAGCTGGCATACTTGTTCGATATTTCATGTTCAGTGTTGTGTTAAAATCGGGAAATATATATTTCGAATCTTTCCTTCCAACTCCTGTGTAAAGCCTCATAACCTGTGCTTGGGGGCAATAATCAGGTTGACTTTTCGGATTTCTGATACAAAACATACCAGATGCAGATGGTGCAAAGCCTTCTCGACATGGTTTGGAGCACATGAATCCACGGTTAAATTGATTATTCAAATGGTGACTTACTGTTTTGTACCATGCAGTTGGACTATTTTCACAAAAGATAAGATTTTGCAAAGATCCTGCGGACATGAAATTAATGATTGTCAATAATAAGCAAAATATCAATATCACAAGAGAAAGTGCAACATATACCACAGTTGTTATCCACCATGGTATAAACGCTGTGAACCACCAGAATAATCCCATAGGAATATGATATATTCCGGGAACCGCAAGAAGCTTATGGAGAACAATTAATAAACCAATAAAAATTGCCGCGATGGCCATCATAACATATTTCAAAAAGTCAGTGAATATCATAATAATGATCATCATCACCTTGATGAATGGAAAGAATCGGGCGATCATTTGCATAAATTTGTTAAATTGCACTGTAAACTTTGCTAGTTTTACAGACCACCGAGCCCTTTTTTCTGCTATTCCTGCACTCCATCTTGCCTTTTTATCAGCAAAACTCTGTATCAATTGTGCATACCATTTTCCTTCAGCGGCTTTTTCTTCAACCCATTTTGCGAACCTTTCACCTCTTGTCAACTGTCTTTCTTTTTCTTCAAGGGTCAAATCAGTTGTTGCTATAGCCTGATCTACTGCATTTGAAACTGTGTTGGTTGCAATAGTTGCAGTAGTAGTTGCAATAGCTCCAGTGGTAGTGGCTACTTGACCACCAGCATCAGCAACAGGTAATCCCATTCTTAACTCTTAATTATACTTACTATAATTTATTGTTGATTTGGTTGTTGTTGTGAAGTTGGAGTTGGCTGTTGTTGTTGTTCTTGTTGTGTTTCAGCCTTGGACTTTTGTTGATTTTCTTTCTCTTTTGATTCTAATTCTTGTATATTTTGTTCTTTGTCAAAGGAATCATCTTCTACAGGTTCAGCATCAGGTGGTGTTTCAGGTTGATTGAATCCACCATCTTCTTTACCCCCACCTCCCCATACCTTGTTCATTGCAACTTGTAAAGTATCACCCACTTTATCCCAGAACGTCAAAAAGTTTGTTTTGATTTCTTTATGGTAATAATTACGATGTGTTATCCTCTTCCAATAAGATTTAACACGGTTTTTAAATATATCGTCCATCCATGGTACATACAATTCATTGAAAAATTGTTCAGGTCCATATGTACGTTTTTCAAACATTGAAGAGATGTCTCCCTGATATTCATTTAAATATAAGTTTACTGCGGCCACGCTATTAACCAATTGTTTGTAATATTTACTATTTTTATTTAGGTTTTCCATAAGAATACCAAAATTACTAGGTGTAAACTTAAGAGGGGTACCAGAACAACTGCTTTCTGTCATCAATTGTAGATACAACTGCATAATTTTTGTATACATTGTTTGTTGATTTTCGAAATTTGAATAATAAACTTTAGCAGCTATTGGATATTTGTATAATACGTCCAGGATACGCTTATCCATGTTGCTTAAAATACGTGTTTCCGCTTTTTTTCGTGCATCTGTCGTTAAATTCAAGTATGTAATAATAAGGTTTTTTTGAAAACCTGATAATGAGGGTAATTGTGGAATAATTGAATTCCATGAATTAGAATCTTTAGAAAATTTCATAATTTCAAGAACATACCATGTGTAATCGTTAAGTTGTGATACTTTACGTTCATATACTTTCCCGTCTTCCATTTGTTTTCTATAAACACCAACATCATTCAAAACACTAGTGATAGTTTGTTTATTCGGTGTCAGCAGATATGTATGATACGGGAGCGTTTCTATTTTCTCTTTCATTAGCGATAGAGACGATGCTATACTGTAAATGTAACTTGCAAATCTTTGTCTGATTTGCAAGATGGTCTTTTCACCACTTTCTGACAACACTTTTTCATGAAGATACATGTTGTATAACAACTCTGTTTCAGAGTAATTACCACTTCGTTTAGGGTGTTTAGGATTGATTGCACCAATTTTGATTAAATGCAATATAAAACGTTTATAAAATGTGACATTTGACAATGCAAAATCTATAAAAACATCATTGGCTTTTGGTGAAATGTAAAATGTCTTTTCATCTTTTGGATTTATACCTTTCAATGCCTTGTATAAAAGGAAGTATTCTTTGAAAGCTATAGCATATTTATCCCTGTATCGATATTGTGTACTGAATGAACCATATTTGAATGTTGAGTAGTTATTGTTGATAATATCAATAGCAACCTTTGATTGAATACCGACAGTTTTTAATATTGTTGTTCCATACAATGTGTCAAAAACAATATATGGGTTTACACATTTAATTTGAACAAGATTGCCTAGAAAATCAAAGTTCGAAAAGAAGAAATCATTTTCAGCTATCAATTTTTCAGGATCTTCCTTATGGAAAAAACTTAATGTAACCAAATTATATATTACTCTAGGATATCCTCTTGTTAGAATTTTATAAACGATATAAATAATCACACAAATTACCATACTGGTCACAAATGCTTTAAAACCTGCTATTAAAGCTTTTGCTACACTAGCTGCAACAACTGCACCTTTTGAAGCAGTTGGAATTGCATTAGTTGCGGCTCCACCTGTTTGAATGATAAAAGACAAATCCTCAATAAATCTCTTGAGTTCTTGGTAATTATAATCAAGTTTCATGTTTATACCCTTGATTTTATCAAAGATAAATAAAAAAAAGTCATAAATTAACGAGTTGGTGAAGTTACTTTGTTCTTATTATACTTGGTAACGAGCTTTTTTGGTGGTGCACGCTTAGATGACACTTGTTGCCATTCGTTTTCTGGCCCATCTTGAATCATCCTCGATGAGGACTTGCGTAAACCATTGGGCTGTGTTACAAGGGGAACTACTTTTTTTGTAGTAACAAAATCACACATTAGAGGACCTCCATTGATTCCGGTTACATTGATGGCTTGAAGACCGTTTATACCGTTCACAATGTTGAACTGAATATATTCACCCTTTTTCAGGGTTTTGTAATTACTATTCAGAGGCTTAATACCACTGTGATGTGAGAAAATATCCATACCCTTCTTCTCGCCATCACATACAGTCAGAAAACCATAACCCAATTTATCACTAAACCACTTGCATTGACCTATATATTTTTCCATGTTTTCAACATCAGGTATTTCATCTAGAACAGGAACATGTTCTTGTGTTTCGGAAGTCTGGGTTTGTAGAACTGTCTCCGTGGTTGAGTCTTGAGGATCCATTATTACTTGTTTAAACTACTGAAGGTCTAAATCCTTATATAATTTTATATTTGCATAATAAAGCAATCTTAAATGAACAGCACGCAAATACTTATTATAATCTTCTGTATCTTGTTGTTTGTTCTCTATGTTCAATCATACCTGCAACCAAAAAATGATTATACTATAGTTCAAACATATTTAGACAAAATAAAGATTGACACACTGTACGAGAAACACCCGATTATCATATATGATCACATATATGACCCATTAAATCTATTAAAATCATTATTTGCATACTCATACGCTTGTTATTTTACTAAAACATATGAATCAAACAGGATTTTTACAGCAAAATCAAAATTCACATTGTTATTTAATGACAAAGAAAACAACACAATTCATTTGATATCTCCAAAGTACAAACTTGATATGCAAAAACGAGTTGCTGAGCAAAATGCGGATGTTCAATATGTAACCGTAATATTGAAACAGAATCAAATTCTAATATTACCATTATTTTGGAGATTTGAAAGTAGTCGACCATGTAAAGCGATAGAGCTTGACGATTTTATCACACCAGTTGTAAAACTGACTTGTTAATTATAACCAATTTTAATGATAACATCAGATTTCTCAACTTCATATGGATCCCTTGATATCCTCACATTGTCTCTTCCTGTCCTTACTACAACTTGTAAGTTTTTAAAATATTGATCTATATCAGATTTTATCATAGCGTTAAAATGGTCCATAACAGGATTATTTATCTTGTCTCTGTATTTATTAATAATTATTTTTATGAATTTTATGAGCTCGTTTTTTGTTAAAACCTTGATGTTGTAATGTACTTTCAATCCGGTATTTTCAATGACAGATGTAACGACATCATAAAAATTTTCAGCACTTGCATTACCTTTTTCATTTGACATCATTTGGAACTCTTGAATAGTATCCCTATTGTTGTAATAAAGATAGAAGATATATGACCACAACTCTGATTCAAGTAAATACACCGTGTTTTTTTCATTTATAGTACCATCATCATTTAGATGGTCAGATAACAACAATTTAGCAGCATTGTTTACAGCAACTTGTTTTCCTGACTTGAAATTCTCCCCAAAAATTTGTTTCCCTTGGAAACTCGTGAATGACAGTCGATGTTTCTGGAAGTCTGCACTCATTTATAATATTCTGAGAAATTGTTGAGTTTTACTATATTCATCTCTGCTTGTAACCTTTTTATTTTTTCAAGGTCTTTACATTTGATATTTAATGTTTTCTTTCTTGTAGCTATTTGTGCTTTCTGTTTTTCATTCTGGACTATGTTCACTAACTCGTCATCGTAATTTGGAAGAAAATACAAATACTCCATTCGATCAGCTTTTTTATACACCTTTAAACTCGAAATGTCTATCATTTGATTCTTTGTTCTATTGTGTATAACAATCAGGACACAATTATATATAACGTGCAGAATGTTTTGGTGTTCTCTTTTTGTCATCTTGTAAAAAAATAAATCTCGTGTAATTCCCACATAGTCTTTACATATTGTATTTGTTGTTTTATTTAATAATATATCAAATATAAACCAATATATATTGTTGTTTGGAGATACAAAAATATCCTTGGGTTTCAAAGAGAATATGTGTTGTAACATAATAATTGACCTCTTAGGGTCCTTTGTATCAATAAAATGTATAAACAATGACAATATGTCAATAAACGAGTCTTTGATCACTGTGCTATATGCATCAATAACAGAGGAATTATCATAGTGAATACTGTGAAGCCATGATATGGTAATGTCTTTGTCTAATGTGTGAATATTATAATTTTTCTGTTCAATGTTTTGCATAAGATCTATCAAAACACATAAACCTTCATGGTTGTTACATTTGTTATTTTCAAGATCACTTAAAACATTGTGTACAATGTTGAGCGACCATATATTGCTATCATGAAATGAATAACAAAATGCATAAACAAGTGCCTTTGTCATTTTTTTTACTGTACCATGTAATAATAACAATTCATTGAAAACATCAGGTATTGATTTTGTTTTTATAGATTCAATGGTTTTAGAACAATCCATGCTGGTTTATATTTAACTTTAGATGTGGAATATTTTTACTCGTATCTAACATGTGGTGGAAGTCAAGAATTGATTGTAGATAAAATCGTCTTACACAGACTTTTGTATCTTGAATTATATTGTTTAACACCTTAGAGTCTATGTCTCTTAGTACGTACTCTGAACCATTTTTAACAACCAAAGACTGTAAGATTCCGTAAACACGTTCCAGGTTTTGTCTGTAACGCGCATGCATGTCGTCATACAGTTTTTTTATCATCTTCCCTTCTTTCGTATTAAGATATATAGAGTGTTCTTCAATTGCTGGACAGAATTGTTTGGAAAGTATTGGGTTATTTTTCACAATACTTACGCTTGTATCAATTTCTCTACTATTCGTCATAGGTGATTCAACTGGTGATGCATCATTTGAAGGTGATTTCTTACAAACAAACGGTTCATGATAGTTACGCTGATACATTGTTTGAAGCATGTTCAATTCTTCTTTTGTGATATTTTGTGTTTTTGCAGCTTCACATATAAGTGTGCGTATTTGTCCCTTGGGTTTTCTTGCTAGTATTGCCCTCATCAACCTCATAAAAAGTTTTGCTTCATCTGCATCTAAAATGAATTGGGAGAAAAACTTGAAACCATCAAGTGTACTTAATGTCATTTTGTGTTTTTTTGCTTGAGTGCTCCCATCTCTTTGTTCAGTATCACAATACATAATTTTCATCATATTGTCTACTATATGAATATTACGGAATATGATACCACCAAAACTCCTGTCACCGTTGTTTTCAATATCATATATATATTTGATCAATGTGATTATATATAAAATACTAATATAGTGGCTTGATATTTTTTCACAAATCTCGCTTTTAGTCATTTTCATTTTAGAATCAGACTTGTTGTTATTTGGAATAAGATACAACGTTGATCCAAAATCAGCCAATTGTACTTTAAGATGTTTTGATAATTCATTTTCTAAAACCACTTGGTAGTTGTTGCATACGTCATGTGATAAGAAATTGTAGTTTTTATTTTTGAATGTATCATCTGTATTTAAAATGGAATTTATGATGATATTTATACCTTTCAATTCTTTTTCGAACACATTACTAGAAGCAGATTGTTTGGAGCCGCTTATGCCCATTTTATATTAATTAAACATGTTTTTCACTGAGACGGTATAAAAGATATACAAAACATGTAAAGAATGTCAGTACCCATACTTCTTTTTGTGTAAGTGAGTAAACGTTCCCTGGATTTACAAGTATAAAATAAGAAATAAGTATTATCAATGAAGCAACAAATTTCCTTACGCTAAACGGCATATGTGCAAACATGTATATAGTTGTAACAAGTATGATAACATGTATCATGTCAACAAGTAATAGCCGTTTTGCACCTTCTATTTTATAACATTCATTCTGAAACGTAAATATATAGTATTTGGGATTTATAAAACTTACATATGACCCAATTACAAATGTAATTATCCCAAGAAACATAATGTCCAAGTATTGACCTAAAAATGGATACCATAATACAAAAACCACCATGTACAGTGTAAAAAAATCAAATATATTGGTCATCTTATTAACAGATATTAAGGAAAAATGATTATTACACCTTTGAATATTTAAAACGCTAGCATGGATAAATGATGGACAAATATAAGTAATTAAGTATTTTTCAAAGTAGGCGTTTTAAAGGTGTAAAAGTATTTAAACTTTTATATTATTATAAACTATAATGGAGGTGTCATCAAGTTTAATTCGTATCAAAGAGCTCGAACACGAAGAAGAGATTCTGAAGGAGACACCTGGAAGGTATGTGTTATTTCCCATCAAGTATGACAAAGTATGGAGCATGTATAAAACTGCAAAGAGTGCATTTTGGACACCCGAGGAAGTTGATTTAGCAAAAGACTTGGATGATTGGGAAAAGTTAAATGACAAGGAAAAATATTTTATCAAGAATGTACTTGCTTTCTTTGCGGCTCAAGACTTGATTGTATCTGAGAACTTGGACACTAGGTTTTCACAAGACGTGAAAGTGCCTGAAGCTCTTGCATTTTATGCTTTCCAGGACGCGATTGAATATATTCACAGTGAAAGCTATGCGTTAATGCTTGACACATATGTAAAAGATCCTCAAGAGAAACATGAATTATTCAATGCAATGAACACATTGTCATGGGTAAAACAAAAAGCAGATTGGGCTTTGAAATGGGTCAACAATGAAACAGCGCCTTTTGCACTGAGATTGCTTGCTTTTGCTATTGTTGAAGGTGTACTATTCAGTGGAAGTTTTTGTGCTATTTATTGGTTAAAAGAACGCGGCCTTATGCCTGGTCTTACTACGTTTAATGAGTTTATTTCTAAAGACGAGTCTTTGCATGCAGAATTCGCAGTTCTGATGTATTCGCTCCTTAAAAATAAACTCCCTTCAGATTGTGTGTACGATATTTTCAAAGAGGCTGTTGATATAGAAAAAGAGTTCATTACAAAGAGTCTTCCTTGCGACCTTCTTGGAATGAACTCAGTGTTGATGATTCAATATATTGAGTTTGTTGCAGATAGACTGCTTGTACAACTTGGTTATGAAAAGATGTATCATTCAAAGAATCCATTTCCGTTCATGGACAGGATTTGTCTAGATCTGAAGGAAAACTTCTTTGAGTCACGTGTTCAGTCATACGCCAAAGCCAATGTAGGTAAGCAAAACGTATTTGAATTTAAGCTTGATGAAGAGTTTTAACCATATAAGCGTAAATAGTACATTAAAGATAATGCTTGCATCTACGAAAAGGTATCTTTTAGATTTTGATGGTGTATTGTATCATAATAAAAGTGCATTTGAACACATTTCAAAAAGAGCTGCACAGTTTGTTCACAAGAAAATGCAACTGTCTGGTAAACATGCTGATGCACGTGCGGATTTAATCAACACTAATTTATACAAAACTTATGGACACACGGTTGAAGGATTAAATGCGTGTGGATACAATACAACTATACAAGAGTTCAATGATTACGTTTATGATGACTTTCCATTTGATACTTATAAAGAGACGATAGAGATCCCTTCGAAAAAAAACGTATATATATTTTCCAACGCGCCACGTGAATATTGTAAAGGTCTAATGAGCGAAAACACGAATGTAACGTTTATTCAAGATGTCATTGGATGCGATATCTTGAAACCAAATAAGAAAATATATGATGATATTACAAATACTTTTGTAGGGGATGTTATAGTATTTGTGGATGACACATTAGTCAATTTGATTCCATCAGAAAATTATATAAATTGGATAAATGTTTTATATATTCCTGGAATGAGACCAAAAGTGTTAGGTAACAATCTAATACTTGGAAATATGCGTGATTTGGATATAATTATTTAATATTGTACTTATGAATTGCTTCAGGAGGGAACAACATCCCTCTGTATCCAAATAATTTTTTGTAACATTTGCACAACGTCACCTGTGAAATGTCACACTGTTTACTTATGTCAGCTTTTGACATCCCTAGATTACACATCATGTTACACAGATATATGGCTGCTGCACTTATACTCGGTGGAGTATTTTCACTGACAATACCTAACTCATCAGCCTTTGTTACAATATATTTGCAGAGTTCTTTGATATCATTAGACAGACCGAGTTTTGAACTGAAACGCATGACAAAATCATTAGGGCTTGAAGAATCCATGTTCATCTTTAATAGATCCTGAAATTTCTTACAACTTTTAGTCATTGTCGTCAGCTTGAGATTGAATATCTTTGCTATTTCTTTAGCACTTCTTGGGACTTTGTGGGATTTGCATGACATGTAAATACTTGTAGCAATCAAACCACTACGGTTCTCACCACGCATGATCTTGCTTTCTGTAACTTTTTTGTAAAATATTTTTGCTTCATCTATTATGGATTGTGATATTCCATGGTTGACAGCATTTAATGTGATGCTATCAAATATATTATATAATGTTCTTTCTTTATAAGACATAGAATTCCACATATGATACTTCCTGATAAGTCGCATATTTGTACTCTCACCGTACTTGTTACTAATAATTGTACCTAATGACGAGTCAGGAAGCAACTCGTTCATTGGCATACCACAACGGGTTGGATCACTGCTTTTATTGTCGTCCGCCCCATAATACCGCCATTCCGCAGTCATGTCAATAAACCGTTCGGCAATACTGTTGCACGTTTTACATATATAATTTCCGTCCTCAAGAACAAAGTTATTGCCATTACAAAAATCACATATTTGTTCATCGCAATTATTGTCAGTATTTTCGCGTTCGTCTTCAACACGTAGTTTGCTGAATAAGTTCCAAATATTGTCGTCTACGTCCATTTGTCATCTAAAAAAAATGATATAAGATATAATTCAAATTTTGATACACTTTATTCTTATGTCTATATAAGCACGAATTGGTTTTCAATCTTTTCCTTAAGTGCATGTGGGATACTTTTCATATCAATCAAAAGTTTGTTCAATTCATATTGTGTCTTTGATTGTGGATACTTTTTAAAGAAAGTATCTAACATTTCTTGAGAACTTACTAGTTTCTCCGCTGTTTTTGGTCCCACACTCTTTTGAATTGGCGGGATACAATCAGACTTGTCCCCCATGATAACTTTCAATCTCAAATATTGTTGAGGATCTATATTGATTCTTGATTTTAGTTCTTTCCCTTGAAGATTTACAATAGAAGTATAATCATCATATAATTGAATGTAATCATTATCATTCGTCACGATAGTAATAGGTATCTCTTGTTCTTTCGTGCGAATCATTGTTTTAATAACTGCAATGATATCGTCAGCTTCCATCGAAGCAACTTCAATAACTTTAAAACCGAATTTGTTTTGAAGAGCAGGGATAAGATGTCGATATGTCATCTTGAAGATGTCCTTATTAAACATATTTTGTTTCTCATCCCTGTCATGCTTGTATTCTATGTAATATTGGTATCTCCAAAGTTCATCACGTGGTGCATCTTTGCAAAATACAACATCCTCCCATAGGATTTTATGTTTCTTGACCAGATTGACAACTGTTTTCTCAAACATGAATTTGTATTTATCCACGAATGTTGTATTGTCAAGTAATGAAGATACATCAATATCTTTATTTACATGTCTATACCAATTCAAGGTTGCATAATACCTGTAAAATACAAAATAACTCGTGTCAATCAGCAAACAAGGGCGTTTAGTATTCAAATTCATCGTATTATACTACTTTTTATTATATTGTTTAAATATTCAAATTTTACATTATCATTGTATTAGTAACATCGGAACTTGAGTTTTGGCCTGCAAGAATGCTGGCAAGGACAAACAGAATAACCCATAACGCTAATGCAACTCCTTGTATCCAAGCCCATACAGTACATCCACCGACAACCATACAGTTTATGCTATATATACTTAAACCAATTGGAATCAACATGATAAGTACAATAAGCAAACGGGAACCAAAATCATAGCGTTTTCCTGACTCGTTGGTTGCTACACCGAACGGCATTAATATCATGAATGCAAGAAAAATGTATGAGATGCTTGCAAGAATAGCTGGTTGTGATAACATTGTCATTTTTGTCGTCATTTCAGTTTTTATTATAACTTAAGAAAATTTGATGTATATTAATCATCGTTTACGAACACAGTAACAATGGGTATACCACATTATTATCGAGAGATCATTAACAATTACAAAAATATATTTGTACCGTTTACAAACAGTTGTACACGTCTTTTCATAGATTTCAACTCTGTCATACATCAAAGTGCAAGCACGGTTGTTACTTTAAAACCACATACGTACACATACACAGATATCTATGAAGAAATTGTGAGGAACACAAATTTATTGATTGAAAAATGCAATCCACAAGAGCTTGTATATATAGCTGTGGATGGTGTAGCTCCAAGAGCCAAAATGGTACAACAAAGAAAACGAAGGTATATTGCTCATATAAAAAATCAGATGATATCATCGTTCATGCAGCAAAATATGATGAATAAACATTCCGATTGGGACTCTAACATCATCACCCCTGGAACAGATTTTATGAAACAACTCGATGTGTACCTTAAATCACATTTTAGTTCATATGTAAAACAGTATCAAGTTATAATATCTGGTTCTGACGAAGAAGGTGAAGGTGAACAAAAGATATTCGATCACATGAAAGCATGTGACACGTCAAAAAATACGATTAATATAATAAACGGCCTCGATGCTGATCTAATAATGTTATCATTGCTTTCGCAAGAAAACATCTTACTTCTAAGAGACGATACATCGCTTGTAAATGTAAATATATTTAGAGAGAGCATTATGAAACATATGAATTTTGATAATCCATCGCATAATTACATGTATGATTACGTATTTTTATGTTTCTTGATTGGGAATGACTTTCTTCCTAACGTACCATTTTTGAAAATTATGAATGGGGCAATCGACATTCTATTTGCTTCTTATAAGAAGATACACGTCGAACTAAATGAATTTTTAGTTTTGAAAGATTCAATGTTTAGTGTAAACATCAACTTTCTCAGGTTATTGTTAAAGTCATTAGCAGACAATGAATTGGATAATATGGAATATGCCATTACTCATTATGTGAACACATCAATAGTAAAGTCACATATTCCGTCAGTTCCTAAAACTAACAACAAAGTACTTTACAAATTTCTTACAGAACTTGAACAATATCCATTAATTAATAAACATCGGTTGGTTGATAAATATCAAAATTGTTCCAAAGTCATTTGGCAACATGAATATTATATTGATTTATTTGGTAGTCATGAACCCCTCGACATTAAAAAATATGCGAAATCATATATTGAAGGTTTGTTATGGACAACAAACTATTACTTCAATAGACAATATGATCGTTTTTGGTATTATAAATATAATACAGCTCCATTAGCAAAAGACATTTTTCAAATACTTATATCCATGACGGATCAAGACATTTCGTCTCTTCAAACAAAGCTTCTCTCAAACTCTCTCTCGATTAATATTACACCAACTCTTCAACTACTGTGTGTTCTTCCAAAACATTCTATTGTTAACTTCTTACCAGAGTCTAAACATATAGTCGAACAGAATTTCTATATGTATCCATTGGGATTCAAGATGTGTACATTTCTAAAGAAATTCCTTTGGGAGTGTACTCCAATTATTCCGGACGTTGACATAGAAAAGTTATATAATGATGTTATGATTGCTACGAAAAACTAATGGTAATGTTTTCTTGAGTCATTTTGATTTTTTTGTGTGGTGTTGCTTCCTCACTTATAAAATAATACGTAACTTTCTTATAATTTACGTATTTTTGAATACTCCTCAAGTTTAGATTATGGAGCCTTAGCATTTGCCTGAAAGATGTTATACATTTACCCTCGTCCATCTCAGTAAGATACATACGAGCTTTGCATGGCAAATAATAATGCTTTATTTCATCCAACATGTTTATGATTTTGTTGCAAGAATCATGTTTCTCCAAATCAGTCTTGCAAAATAATGTCGTGTCATGTATTGATTGCAATCCAAAACATTTTGCTACTCTTTCAAGAAGTTCTTCTGGTACTCGTTCCCGGAATAATTGGTTTATCTTCATCCCAATAATATTAAAAGATAAAATTACCCAAGTTTAACCGTGATATGAAACATTGTATCCAATTCTTCAGAGATTTACAGAGATCATAGAGTAAACAGTAAAAAAGAAACCAGTTAAACGTTTATAAAAATAAATAAATAAAGACTGGTATATAATATATAAAAATGTATATTGATCTTTGGGAGCAGACAAATCAGCCAATAAATATTCCAGTAAATAAAAAGTGCAAAATGATAATTAAGACGAAGAGTGTAGATAATCTAGAAATTTTAGCAAGTTCATATAGCGCTGATTTGATAACAGGATATATCCAAAATACCCCTCCCAGCTTCAAACATTACAAAAAGGGCGATAAGGTTATTTTTCATAAAGAACATATTCAAGATGTTTATACTTGACGCAGCTACATTATGAGCTTGGATTTTACTATTTATTTTGCCAATTCTTCAGAGATTCTAGTATGTTATTTGCTTGTGTCTGGGGATTTTCATATTTACCTACTGCAACTACACCCAATTTATCTGTATCAAAAACTTTATTACAACACTTTGCAATATCGTTTACTGTAATAGATTTTACTACTTTCATCATGTCTGTCTCGTTAATCATTACTTTGTTATCAGAGTTGAACATGATAGTTCCGAGCAAAAAACATTTATAATCCGCATTTGATAAATTTAATCTCATAGCACTTTCGAAACTCTTCTTAAAAAATTTCAACTTTTCTGTGACGACACTTCCCGTCTTTAAGTTATTAATGGTTTTCAACACAACATTAATAATATGCACAGTGTCTTGTTGTGTTGTTGCAATATTGATTTTAAATAAAGACAAGTATTTCATACAATCATTATATGCACCTACGGTATAAACCAAACTGCGTTTTTCACGTAGTTCATACATTAACAAGGAATATAACCCAGCACCACTCAGCATGAAACTTATAAACTCTAGAACTATATACTCTTTTACTGAAAATGTATCAATTACTATCGGAAATGAAAGACTCAATGTGTACTGATTCAGGTTAATATTCATCACTATTACTTTTCTATCAAGTTCCTCATTGAAATAAGGACGTGTGCGCGGAGCTGATGTGATCTTTGTTTTGAACGCATCATTCAAACGCTTACGGACTTCTTTCTCAATGTTTTTCTCACAATCAACGATAATAGAATATGAACTGTAATATGAATTATAATATGCATACAAATCTTTTGTTGTAATCGCTTTTAATGTCTTCACTGTTCCTATCACCTTGTTCATATATGCGTTATTCTCGTCTAGAGTACTCATGTATGACATTTGCCAAAGTAAACGTTCATCGTTATCTAAACCTTTGTTTAACTCTTCTATCACAACTTTTCGTTCTGAATCAAGGTTTTTCTCCGTAAAGTTCGGCGATACCAATATTTCTTTCATGAGTTCGATACAATCATTTGCATTATCCGTATTCGTCTTGATATAGTAAAATGTGACATCTTTATCAGTCGCCGCATTAAAGCTTCCACCTATACGCGTAAGGCGTTTCAAAAGTTGCTCATTTGTCATGTGTTTTGAACGTTTAAATAACATATGTTCTAGCATATGTGAGATACCTAATTTTCCGTCTGGTTCATATATTCCCCCAGCATTTACAAACACATATATATTAAACACGCCGGAGTTGTTATTTACCACATGAATCATGTTTTAATTTATGCAATATTTGTTTTCACATTCTTCAGGTTTTTCAACGCACCTACAATCTCATCCAATGACGGTGCTCTTATGCATTTATCAACAACTGTCTGTTTTTCATGTGTCGTTCTTTTAACCGTATTAGTTTGTGGTTTAGGTTGTACTCCGTCCATAGTCATTTTGTGTTTCACAGCTTGAAGGGGTACACCCATTTCTAACATTTTTTTGTATTTTTCGGGAAGTTCGTTACATTCGTCATCACATTTTATCAAATGTGGTAGTGGAGGTGGCGGAGGCGGCAGTGGGGGAGGTGGAGGGATTGACTTTGCAAACAAACACTGTGTTATACCACATGACATTTTTTTTATTTGTACAAGCTTTAGGTATGCTATATAGAATTTATCGTAAACTATTATCTTATCTATCTGAAGAATAACAGATATTTTATCGTCTCTCGAAATATTCTCTAATGCAATCTGTGAGTTATTTTCATTAAATACAGTAATTGATGATGCATCGTGGTTTTTAAGCCTGATTTTGTTCTCAAAAACAACATGAAACTTCTGTTTGTCATTAAAGAGATCGTTGTATTTTCTCTTTAGTTTTTGCTCTACACTGTCAATAATACTGTTTATTTTCTTTACAAATACACCACTTCGGAAAACAATATCCATAGAAATACTATTTGTGTTGCTCTTTTGATAACCATATGACATCATAATCTCTGGTGTTTGGAGTAAAAATTGATAATTTTTTTCACCATAATATATCTCAAATATATGGCGACGGTATAAACAATACGGTTTTTTGACACGTATCAAGGAATTGTCGATATCGTTTATATCAGAGAATAATTTGAAACTCATATTCTTTACAGTTCACACTAATAATACAATATAATACTTAAATGTGTGATACAGATTTAGACATGATCGTATTCAATATGATCAAAAATATAATCATATCCCAAAATGAAAAACTACTAAAAGATATTGCTGTCCATATTGGGAAAGATGAATCTTATATGATTGAAAAGTACTTAAAACCAGAGTACTATCTACCTATTATATATGCCAAACGTAAATTTGATAGTAGCATTCGCTAAGAACCTTGTTATTGGAAAAGATGGATCACTTCCTTGGACGATTCCAGAAGATCTTACTTATTTTAAAAATGTGACAGAGGGACATTATGTGGTAATGGGACGTAAGACATATTTTTCTCTTCCAGAAAATGTTCGTCCTCTGCCAAATCGTACAAATATCGTTATTACTAAAACACCATCGAACTTTCAGAGTAACAACAACGTTCTTTTTGTCACAATGGAAGAAGCTGATTACATTATTCGTAATTTAGATGATAATATCGATACTTATATTGCGGGTGGAGAAAGCATTTATCAACATTACATGTCACAGTGTTCAAAGATACTCACCACACAAATTGATTTGTCTGTTAAAGGCGATGCAAAATTCCCATTCATTCCATCAGATTTCCGTATTACTGAATATTCTGATCAAAAAACGAGTACAACAGGTCATCAATATAGATTTGTAACATATCAGCGTGATAAATGTTCATCTCATCAAGAAACTGTGTATTTACAAATGATGAGACATATTTTGGAACATGGAAATGTACGCGAAGACCGTACAGGAACAGGGACAAAGAGTATATTTGGACATCAATTAAGGTTTGATATATCTAAATCAGTTCCACTTATCACGACCAAGTTTGTTCCATGGAAAATGTGCATACAAGAACTCTTGTGGTTTGCGCAAGGCCGCACTAATGCTAAGGTATTGCAGGAACAAGGTATCAAAATCTGGGATGGCAACACGACTCGTGAGTTTCTTGATAAGCGAGGTCTTTATGATCTTCCAGAAGGCGATGTAGGTGCTTTGTATGGATTCCAATGGAGACATTTTGGTGCATCTTATAAAACATGTAATGACAAATATGATGGTGAGGGTTTTGATCAGTTGAAATATATAGAGAATGAATTATTGACAAATCCGTACAGTCGCCGTATCTTTATGTCTGCATGGAATTCGCGCGACCTCGACAAAATGGCACTATGTCCATGTCATGTAAGTTGTCAGTTCTATGTTGAGGACATTGGTGGTGAAAAACATCTAAGTTGTCACATGTATCAAAGGTCAGTTGATACATTCCTTGGTGAAGCATGGAATATTTTCTCATATACGGTTCTTACATACATTCTAGCGAAAAGATGCAACATGCAGCCAAAAGAGCTCATTATATCAACAGGAGACACGCATATTTATTTGAATCATATTGAACAAGTGAATACACAGTTGCAGAGAGAACCGCTTCCACAGCCAATTCTTGTAATGTCAGATGAGATTCGGACCAAAGATTGGAACAATATGAGCATTGCTGATTTTGAACTTGTTGGATATACGCACCACCCAGCTATCCGGGCAGAAATGAGTGTTTGAAAAATTGAAAGTATTTAAAAGATATTTCCTTTGTAAACAAATCCATCGAATCTAATCATGAAAGTCTCAATTGAAGGTAACATTGGCTGTGGTAAATCAAGTGTGTTGTCAAGACTTTGTAATGATGCGCGCATTCCAGTCTTTTTGGAACCAGTTGATGAATGGAAAGATTGGTTGGAGTTATTCTATTCGGATCCACAAAGATGGGGAATGTCATTCAACTTGAACGTACTTATGTCATTTCATAAATGGAAAAACAATAACTTCTTTGCATTTTATGAAAGATCCCCTATATCAAACAGGTATATTTTTGCACAACTTCAAAGAGACGAAGGAAAAATGAATGATATGGAGTTACTGATGTTCAATGACATATATGATAAACTTGCTTGGACACCAGATGTTATCATCTATATCAAGACAGATCCCGACATTGCGTTAGAGCGTATGAAAAATAGAGGACGAAATTGTGAATCCAATGTGTCATTGGAATACATCAAAGCTATTCACGAAAAACATGAAACGCTTCTGAAAAATAATAAACTAAACATAAACAACGGTGAAAGATGTAAGGTATTTGTAATTGATGGCAATCGTGATCATGAATCAGTGTACAACGATGTGCTTGAGTGTTATAAAGTCATAAAAAACATGGACACATTAAATCAACCCGAAAAAGCGCTGTAACATTGTGAGTCCTCAAAGTACCCACTATTATATAATCCCATCTTGAAATCTTCCGTACTTGTAATGATAGTCACAGTATAGAATATCAAGAACATGAAGATGAACGAGAAGAAAATGATCTTCAATGTAAACACAACACTGTCTAATTGTTCTTCGTTACATTCTTTTTCTAGTTGAAGCTTGCCTGCAATCTCTTGATCGCTTCCAAGGAGCACATCTTCTTTCATCTTATTGAGATATTTTAGTTTCTTAAGTCTCTCAAAAGGACCCATTTGTCCTGTAACATAGACGATACACAACAATGATGCTGCAATCATAAATCCATCCACGGTTACTTCAGTGTATGGGAAAGGCAGATATGTACGAGAAATGTTGATTATATAATTACACTTTTCGTATCGTTCAATAATTGACATCATGTCATCATATATCTCCGCTTTATCTTCAGGCTTAATATCTGCAATGTCACCGATCCTAGTGTAAGATTTACTTGATACAATATCACGCAATGCATTCATCTTTGTATCTAAACGAGTTATCGCATCTAACAACTCGCTTGTATTGACTTCTATTGTTTCTCTGTTGAATGAAAATGCATCAACACCCTTTTTATAATATGAATAAAATATCGACATCAAGAAAAATACCATAATCCCAGGAATCAATATTTTAATCCATGCATTGACCATTTTTGTATTTGCAATGAGCCTTCTTGCCTTATCTTCCCTTGGAATTTGTTGTCGTATATACATAAGTTCATTGAAGTTACTAGTCCACCCCATAAGATAATACATGAAACCTTGTATCAATATAATACAAATCATGATCAATATCACGTATGCAATATAGAATTTTTTTTGTTGTGTGTAAAAAATGTTGTGCTCGGTTCTTATGGTTGGTACAGTTGCGTTACTGTTGCCAATTGCCCCACTTACCTCCATGTAAAAGTCATCAAGTACTTCATACATATAGTAACTGTCTAAACCATCGAATAGATCTTGAAATAACATATCGTCAATCTTATTCACAAACTCAACGGAAGATATGTATTTCGGTCGCATTTTATCAATATTTCTTTTGATCTGTTTCTTCAGTTCTATTGATGCGTCAAGTCTCTCTAGAATTCTCACATAAATATCAAGTAACTTTACATCGTTTGTTTGACTTTTGTGCATCATTAATTTGTCAATAACGTAATCGATATGTTCTTTAACGCTTACCGAATGATTTGAAAGGTCTTCAGCAAGATTATTGACAACCAACCCAATTTTAAAATTGATGATGTTGTCGACATTAAGTGAAGTGTCTGACCCTGAAATTACACTGTATATGTCACTTTTCACCTTTGGAAGTAATATTTTTATGTACGCCTCCTTAAAGACATGCTTAAACTCGTTTTCAAAGTACACAAATGGTGTCAAACGCATTAGTTTGTTAAGTTTTTCTTTTGTATATAACTCTTCTAATGGAAAAAGCACAGTTCCTTTGATCTTTACTATCAAATTATTGTAATTTTTAACCATGTAATCAGACATTTCAACAATAAAATCACCAATAATTATGTTGAAATCTTCGGCTCTTGACATCTTGGCAAGTTTCAACATGTCATCAAAACGGGAATTCATCTTATCAATAAAAAAGTTATATGTATCTTTCAAGAATTGATCAGTCGTTTCTTCTGCATTGATATTTAGTGGACTATATGTAGAAATTGCTCTTTCTTGAAACTCGGTTGAAAGTGGTGATTCTCGCTTATACAATGCATATATAAACATCGCCAAGTATGATATAGCTTGTTCTAATTTCGCAAGCTCTGCAACAAATGATGGATTTTTTGTCGGATCCTCGTTTTCTTTCATCAATGCCTCAAGACTTATAGAATCACCAACATCACGTTCTAAAAAGTAGTTTATTTTTAGGTCATCAAGTTTGTCGATGAGATGTTCATCAAGCAATTTTCTAGCTTGTTTAACGTTGTTAACTTCATCATCATATACACCCTTCTTATTCAACATTTGATAATAATACGACATGATTCTACGGACATCACGAAGCATAAAACTGCTGTTGCTTTTAACAACAGATTTGCGTAAAGCAGAGTAACCGTGAGCATAATTGTAAAACTGAAATATATACTCACGAATTGTATCTTTTAGATCATCATAAATTTCATCAAAGTTTGTTTTATTTTTACATGGATCCTTGTTTAATACATAATTTGCTATTTTTGTACTAGCTGTGATTGGACAAATTGCATCAGCACTAGCTTTCGAGGATACTGATGCTTGTTTTTTAAGTTCATTTGACATTAAATCGTAAACCTCCATTTTATTCATTGACAACGCACCCAGCGCAACAAAAAAAAACTGGAATTGCATATTGGGAACAAGTTGCAAACTAAAATTAGAAAACTGTTGATTATGTGCATTGTTCCTGTCCCTTGAACTTTTGATACCCTCGACTAAATTGAGAACAAATACAAGCAATACGGAGAATACAATGGTATATATCAGCAAATATTTTAGAATTACTTGAAGCTTCTCAGTTGGCGTGTTTGCGTTGGGCAAACTCCAGCTGATCATCATAAACACAAAAACAACTGCAATTATTACCATCATAATAATCAAAATAATCATCATTGCAGTGAATGTTTTTACACGTGATTCCCAATAAGATTTGTTCGCCTCTTGAAGCAAATATAACTTTACATATGATGTTGCCAGTAATTTAATCAATTGCGTCTTTTTAGCAACTCTGTCCCTTGGTATCTCAAATATACCGTTGAACTTGTCTCTAAACGTTTTCAACTTGGGACTTGCCTCAATATTGTCTTGGTATTTAAGATATTCTTTTTCCATTTGGAATGGGTCAAACGTTGGATCTAATTTTTTGTACTCTCGTGAAAAATAATCAAGTATATCTTCATAATAGTTACCAACGACCTTGAAAAGTGACATCTTACTTTGTAAGAGATAAAAAAAAATAAATATAAAGCTTAATATAAAATGGATTGCACCAATCGTGTACCACTCACGGAGGGACTACAAACTCTTATGAATCAAAAAACAATTAATAAATTAATAACTGATAATTATACCGTCTTAGTAGTGTATATTGTTTTACTTGTTTTTATATGCTTGATAATGCTATATTTCATTGGTCATATACGCGGTGTTGTCAAAACACATTGGAAAAATAATAATCGTGTTGATCTTGCACCACCACCAACTGATAATCAATATGACAAAGAAGCAGACAATGAGGTGTATATTAAAGATACTCTTACTGTTGCAAATTACGAGATGCCATCCAAATACAGACTACAAAGTCGCGAAAATGTTTATGATCATGTACCCGTTGGAAAACAAGATTTCATCAAGGATGTATCATCGACTTATAAAGAGTATAATGACCTTAAAACACAATACATTGCAACCAGCCTTAATGCTAGAAATGATGATGTTATTGACACTAAAATACTATACAAGAAATATGATAATTATACTTATAAACCTAAGGACGAAGACTAATTTTCATTTCGTCAATCTGTTGCTGAAGAGCTTTTATACCACCAACCGCAAGTACGAACAATTGTTTATAATCAACGTTTTTGAAATCATCTATTTTGGATCCATACACGAGACATCTCTGTGGGTCCGTTCCAAATGCATGAGGTGCTGTTTCATAAACACGTCGTTCTAGTTTTCTCGTAACTGTTATCATAGCATCTATTTCATTATCTAATATTAACTTCACATCGCCGATTATAATATTATCATCATAATTGTTGTCAACAATCAATCGATTCATGTCAAGTGTTGCTTGTACCATTATATTTGGTATATACTCTGAAGTATGATACACATATTTGCCTACATTACTTTCAATATCTTGAGCTATAAATCCAACAACCCGTAACGTATCAATATCTTTTTTCCCGTACATGTATTGAAACTCAACAACATCCAATTTATTGATAGTATCAAGACAAACGTTTGGATCGATATTAACAACATTGTTTTTTATACGCGCATCAGAATTGTCATTGTAATTCTGTGCATGTACAATATTAAAACCACTATTACTAGCCAAATAGTTACCTACATATCCTAAACCAATTCTCGCGTTATATATGTTACCAGTAACAGACATTGACCCATTTATCATTACATTATTACTGAAAGTAGCATTTCCACCAGTCAGCATCATACTATTTCGTAATGTCGTTGTACCATGAACATCAAGATTACTATAAATGTTATTATTTCCAACTATGGTTACATCATTCGAAAATGTACTATTACTGCCTACATATAAACCACCAATCGATGTAAGCAAATTACAAAATGTACCATTTACATTGACCATAATTGAGTCGTTGATCAAAACGTTTGTGAAACTTCCTTGGTTTTGTAAGTTTGACATACGTATGTCTGCATATTGTTTTATTGCATTTTCCGTGATTAACTTATTACTGTCACCTGGTATATTACATGTGCTAGGATTTAAATACTCAGTTATTCCATTTATAAATGTACCAGTAAAAATCATGTTGCTAGAAATATTCAAAAAATTGATGTTTGTATAAGTGTTCCCGTTACCATATGCAATATCCGACACATTTTGAATACGATATACCTCATTTTTCCTCTTGCTTACCCAATCTAAATACGTTTGTGTATCATTCAATGACCGTGAATCAGGATATAACATCCTGTATAATGGTGCATTAAATGTGTCATCAATTTCCGATACTAAGAAATTAGTGTTTGAAGACGATATGGCACTTACAATTGTTCCATTTGTATTCATGTTTGAATATCCTGCAAATAGTCGAGCATAGTTTGCTTGAGCTATTCGATCAAAATCTGTTACTTTAATGCCAAACAAAAGGTAATTGCTAGTATCATACACGATATTGTTATTTATTTCGACTGTAAATGAATTGGAGTTTACATTACATAATGAAAAGTACATGTCTGTAGAGAATTGATCAGTCACTCTGATCATGTCGTTGACGTTAAGGATATTCGATGTGAAACTTATTATATTTGATGTTAACTGAAATGTGTTTGATCCCATGTACGTGATATACTGATAGATTGACGCAACATACTTTTGTTTTCTTTGTATTTGTGCATCTGTGAGTCCGACATTTGACATTGATTTGTAAATTGTTTTGCTCAACGATGATATATTTGCAAGGTCTCTGGCAGACAGCAGAAACAATTCAGACGTGAAATTAGATGGAAGAAACATCGAAGAATTGTATGCTAAGTGTTGACCAGCATTGCTGTTGTAGTAAGTCAAAGCTTCTTCTATAGTATATATTCCTTCGTACGCCGACAATTCCGGGTTGAGAAACAAATAATCGGTTGCTTTGAAATTGCTCATTTATTAAATTGTCTTCATTTAAAATTTGAATATATATCTATATTTAAGACTCAAAATGAGGATCATTACATGGAACGTAAATGGAATAAGAAGCGTTTTAACCAAAGAAAAGGATGGCACGAAACATTCTAAACCTATACAAAATAACGTTATTTCAGTGTTGTTGCAAGAACAAGCACCAGATGTTCTTTGTCTCCAAGAGATTAAATGCGGGTTTGATATTAATGTTGATGACATGTTTAAATTAAACAAACTTGGATATGAAGCAGTATACACAAATTATTCAACTGTCAGAAAGGGATACTCTGGTGTGTGTGTAATAAGCAAAAATAAACCTTTGCATGTTATTCAAGGATTTTCGGATTTTAATAACGATCATATGTTTAATAACGAAGGACGCATGTTAACACTGGAATATGATAGCTGCTATGTAGTAAATGTTTATACACCAAACAGTAAACCTGATCTGTCCAGACTAGATTTTAGAGTTAATGAATGGGATGTTCAGTTCAGAAACTTTATTGAACATCTCAGTAAAACAAAAAACGTGATTGTATGTGGCGATCTTAATGTCGCACCACAGGAAATAGATCTAAGCAACCCCAAAGCAAATCACAATTCACACGGATTTACATTACAAGAACGACAATCTTTTCACACCCTCTTGAAGTCTGCTCATTTGATCGATACGTTTAGACATTTGAATCCACATACCATCAAGTATTCATGGTTTTCTCCGTTTGCCAAAAGCAGAGAACGAAACAAAGGATGGCGCATCGATCATATTCTTGTTTCGAGAAAACTTGCATCTAACCTTGAATCTTCTGAAATACTCTCGGAATACTTTGGTTCTGATCATGTCCCATGTGTTCTTGATGTATCTATTTAAGGACAATCACAATTACCAAAAACATTGTTCACAACGTTGTATAACTCTTGATCGTTGCCCACCGCGGAATATACAATACTTTTCCATGTGTCTGGCATATTTACAAATGATGGACCATACAAACCATACGGTTCATAGTAGAATTTTCCTTCGGTGATGCCACCTCTTATGCGCATACCCCCTACTATGTTTAAAAATATAAACAAGAATAATCCGTTTAATGTCACATCTACCCCATGGGAAACATCTTCAGAAATATGACCCCAAAACTCTTTGAGGGCATTTTGGTCAATAACATGATCAAGTTTATCAAAGAAACCAGAAAGATACGTTGTATCACTTTGACTTATAACTCCGTACATGCTAGCTTTTAGCATGTTATTTATTGGGTGTTGCGCATATTCATCAGATGCCGTGTTTTCATAATATGTGAAGTTTCTTGCAATTGAATTATAATCACGAAGATGGTTTGGATCGCCAGATAAATAAATTGCTGAATAGTACGGAAGCATTATCATAAGGTTGTCAATGATTTGTAGTGGTTGGGTATTGTCATATGTCGAATCATATTTTACGACATCATTGTTTAAACCTGTAAAATATTCAATATCAATGTTTATATATTTATCCAACCATGTTTGTTTAGGAGCAAAATTCAACTCGTAACTAGCTTCAATTGTATATTTTAGTGCCATCTTGGTTGCATACAATGTAAATGCATGATTCGTTGATACACGCCCTCCCAAACCAACGACATTCAACATATCAAAAGCATCGTTTATGTTGCTTACAAGGAAGTCTGAGATATTCTTCATTATAATATAACCTTTGTTGCTCAACCATTCTTTATCAACTGTTACTCTAAAGTAGTTCCATACATTTATGGCAATAATGGCATTATTAAATATGTGCAATGGGCTAGCAACATCCCAATACAAACTCTTGTATCCTACAATATCATTCTCGTAAGGATATTTGCTGCCTTTATAACCAAAACTCGCTGCAAGCTGAATAGCTTGTTCTAGACCTTTATAACGAAATTCCAAAAGTGTACGTGCAATTGATGGTTTGAGAATAAGCAAAGTAGGAATGAGCCATATGTCACTATCATAATACAAGTTACCATTTGTATCAATGTAACTCAGACTTAGCGGATTAACTTCGGAGTTAACACCTTCCCGTACACAACAAAATACAGTATATAGACTTTGCCGTATGTAGCGTCTGATCCGCATGACACGATCCCTTTCAGGTTGTGTAATATTCAATTTTGAGTTTAGCTGAATATCCGATATCCAAAGGTTTTGCCATGCCACGTCATTGTCATTGTTTAATTGATTTATTAAGGTATTAACGTCTGTAATCTTAAATGCTATGTTCATCAAAATGCGTTTAACTTCTTCTAGTGGATCTGGAAAGTCTTTATCTGTCATCATTGTAGTCAAAATATTAATATTATAATTGCTTCCAGCTACTAGGTTCAACAACCTAAATTGTTGATAACATGCTTCTTTTTTCGCTATAACATTAAACCCTAGAATGTTGGAGTTGTTGAAATATGAGCTAGCACAACACACCTGACATTGGAGCTCTGGTTGATAAGCTTTCGCATTCATAATATATAATCCTTTGTCGCTATATATCTTATCATTGAAGAAAGTATTGTTGTTGTACTCCATATTGGTAAAAGAATTGTTGGCTTGAAACATATGCACAATATCTAGATTTGCCATATTACTTGAGGGTGTTATTGTAACTGTCTGGAGAACACAATAAGGAAACTGTCTTAGCGGTGTTACAGTATTTGTGACATTTACGTTGAGCTCGTTGTTACTGTTTACATTGAACACTGATGAACATCTCCCTGTTGAAAAATCTAGTGTTTGCGATTGCAGTGTATACATTATGTTACTATTCGAATGATCAAAAACACGAATTTCATTCATGCCAAACCCTTCAATCACGTTGTTTTTGTATTTACCAATCTGATCAAATGTGACATCCCCTACAGATATAACTATCTGATCTGTACCAATTTTGTTCATTGAGTTGTACAATGCCAGCTTGCCATTACCTGCAAATGCTCCTTTAGAGCTTGTAAAACTATAATTGTTATTGCTCAAAGTAACTATGAAACCATTATCATATAATAAATTGCTCATTTTGTCTATTTTTCTTTAAGAAATTAAAATATATTGTTATGAAGTATCAAGAATAATGTGGTTTAGATTCGTATTTATTGTAAGTATTATAATTATTTTAATTATTTTCAGCATTGTTGTAATAATAACGCCTTCAACTCAATCAACTCAATCAACGCCATCAACGCCATCACTCTCTTTTGTGAGTAAGGAATATTTGTCCTCGCTAGTGACAAACACTGATTATTTTAATAAAATGAGTAAACAAGACATAAGTGCAAGAAATGCGATTAATATACCACAGTATATTGAATCGTATATAAATGCATACGAGACATTTACAAATTATGAACGCAATGCTATCTTTGAGCTTGTAAGCGAAGCTAACAATAAACTCAAACCATCTTTTACCAACGTGTACACAATCCCATGGAAGTTTTGTAAGCTAAACATCATGATTGAAAACGGGTTACCACATACTCTTGGTGATACTATCATTATATCTAGTAATTTATTCAGCCTACCTTATCTAAAAGCTTTAAAAACACTTATTCACGAAAAAGTACACGTATACCAAAGATATAACAAAGGAAAATGCGAGGAGCTTTATCAATTATGGGGTTTCGTAAAGTATGATTATGGGGTTTTGTTGCAAGGTACTAGAAACAACCCTGATATTTCATCTTCAATTTATGGTACAAAAGAAGGTCCAATTGTACAAATTTACACAAAGCAAATCCCATCATCCCTTCTTGACTCACAAGCTTCTTTGATTCAAAAGTCAACAAATATGGTTATATTTATTGATGCAGAATACTTGGGTTTTCCATCGTATATAAAACAAGTCGAACACCCTAATGAGATTATGGCATGCATGGTTCCAGAATTGGTATTTGAAATAGAACCATCAACAGAAAAAGAATATACTCTTCTTAATTGGATAAGAACAAACTAACGACCACTGCTTCCAAATCCACCATCGCCTCTTGAAGTTTCATCAAGATCATCCACTTGTTCTGGATCCATATATTCCACTTTGCGTGGAATAAGTTGCACAAGTCTGCATGGTAACTCAAGATCAGGCATATCTTTATTAAGTTTTACAAGTGCCACAATAATATTTCCACGATAACTTTGATCAATAATTCCAATATTGTTTGCGAGCATATATCCAGACTTGCTGATTGAACTCCTTCCCACCAAATCAAAATAGTATCCAAGAGGTGGAGCAACTTGTACACAAGTGTCGTAAAATTCTACACCATTATTATCTTTGATTTTTTTTATTAACACCAAGTCAAATCCTGAATCACTTTGTTTATTTTTCTTTGGTGGTATAGCTGCTTTATCTGTGAGTTTAAAACGGAATGTTGGGATATCACATTCAGTATTGTAAGCACACAGCTTGAAGAATGCAAACATTTTTTTATTGTATACATTGCCACTCTTGTAAAGAAGATTAAAGATTTCACAGAGATTTACTCCCGAAACTACTAGTGTTGAATCTGAATTCTCAGTCATATAAATATGATCGGAAATGACATCCTTAACATAATTGTTGATATCTGGTTTCTTGGTATTTAACACAACATAATTGTTGTAAACTTCCGCGCACGTATCAAAGATTGCTCTGCAAGCAACCAGTTTATTGCTGATTGTGTCCAATCGATTCTTTTTTAAGCTGTTGAATATTTCAACATAATCATCGGGAATTTGATATTCATCTGTATTTATACTTTCACATGTATCCCAGATACAAGAAAGAGTCAAAAGATAATCAGATAAGTCAGACATGTTGATATCAAGAAATGTACAAATATTTTATTTGCTTTAACACTTAAATCAATTTTTTTCAAGGAATATATTCTCTTCTTTGTCATCATCATTTTTATTCATGGACTCTGTAGACTTCATTGACTTCATTGACTTCATTGACTTCATAGAATCCATCATGTCATTCACTTTTTCACGATGAAATACGTCTGCCTCTTTTAAAAGATCGTACATCATACTGAAATCAGCGGCACCAAGGATCATCAGATTATTCATATTCTCCTTGACACGATTCGCAATCTTGGTTTCATATTTTTTTCTAGCATCACACATACAAACAACTTGACGACGAGACATTACACGTGCACTAATTACTGGTGTTGTTTTTATCATTTTTATATTTATGTAATATTTTTATTAAATCTTATGTACCAATCTCAAGGTTTTTTGTTTATTTAATTTAACAATGCCGTTTATAGCAAGTGGGAGCTATGGGTGTGTTTTCAAACCACACTTACGATGTAAAAAAAAAGTTAAAAAAAACAGCAATAACACAATTGGAAAAATCTTCTTTTCCGAAGAGGATTTTGAATATGAAAGGGATGTTAACGAAATTATCAATAAAATAGATCCAGAACACAAATTTACCGTACCATATTTGGGCGAATGTGAAACAGATAACTTAAATAATAATGAGGATGAGATAGATCAATGTATTGAACTTGATTTTACAGGTCGCACAGTTAATCAACTTATTTATCAATACGGTGGCTTATCCATGATGGATTACATTTCAACTAGACAAGGCAACGCCAAAGATTTCAAATCGTTGTTCAAGGGATTACTAAATATATTGATTGGTATAACAAAACTAGATAACAATGGATACGTTCATCAAGACATCAAACCTGATAATATCCTTCTTGGAAAAAAAATAAACACCAAAATATACCTCATTGATTTCGGTCTCTTGGATAAAAAGGATCATATTTTTGTAAATAATAATATTGAAATGCTTAAATATAATTACCCATATTTTCCACCAGAATACAAGATGTATGCATATCCAAACAATTTTAATAAGTATTACCACGAGTATACCAACAATTTCTACTATGGTTTCATTATAAATGGATCAAGAGAATATCTCATTAATAAATTTGACGACATTGGTATAACCAAGGACATCTTCTATGATGCTTATAATGACACAATGCATAACATGGACTGGAATTCATACACATCAAAAACCGACTTGTTCTCGTTTGGTATTGTTGTACTAATGTTGTTCATCTGGTCACAAATGTTTAAATCAGGTGTCTCGACATGTGTCACGAATGAAATCAAAACCTACTTGTTTAATATTTTGTATCCTGATCCAATTAAACGATATACTTTGGAAGAAGCCATTCAATATCATAAAAAAATTATAAAACTGTTATAAATATCATATAATTATGTTTCTTACACGTTGAATAAACGATTCAGTATCATTTACATGAACGCTATTAAACGAACCATGTATTATTACACCCGATATACCATTTTGTAAGTTATAATCTGCATTGTAAGAACTCCATGCATTGTTTGGATATCCGGGAATGAAGAACTTTAATTTACTGCCTTCAAAGTTATCACTTTCGTATAACTCTGCATTGAGTCCAGGAGGGAAAAATATTGACCTGTATGTTTTTGAAGGAATGGTTACTTTGTGTATTGAGCTGGAATATGCATTCTTATTGTTCATATTATCAAAACTCAATGTCGGAAGGGTACGTTTTAATGGTTTATGCACTCCACCCGACTTGATCTTTTCGGCAAGTGTTTTCTCTGGATTTGCAAATTCAGTCATAGGGCTTTCATAAAGGGTAACATAACTTAGTTCGTTAATATTACGCAATAGTCTTGTTAATTTGTTGTTCCTATGATAACCAGGCAACGTTTCTTTGAGTTTTCTGCTTTCGTCGTTGAGTTTCTGGGTTGCAATTGTCATAAACGATATAAGTGTTGTAAACTCATCCATCGCTTTTTTGTACGATTCGTTTAACATGTCGCATTCTGTCTTCGTTTTAATGTATGTGTTATAAGCTACAACATATTGTCCATGAGATCTCGGAAATCTGTTATCACGTAGATTATCACGTTTTTTTTCCAAGTCTTTCACTTGATTACGCAAAGATTCAATGATCTTCAATATTTCATAGTCTAATATAGTATACGCGTTGTCCAAAAGACCCTTCATACTTCCCTCACTTTGATATACATCACCGTCTTGATACATCTGCACCGAAGGATCTACACGCACCGCACACCCTTTGATGACATTTTTTGAATCTTTTGCAGAAGAAAGTCTCAACGTTACATTATCTTTGTTTTGCAATATACAACTGTAATTATTACCATTTGTTTGAACGTTAAAAGTAGGTAATGTATTGACTGGTAAGACACAGGCTTTGTGTGATTCTGTAGTTCCTTCATTTTCATTGTACGTATACGATGGAGACATCAACGACATGACTTTTGATTGGTTTTTTGATAATTGTCCAAGGTTCAATCCATTTTGTCCTAGAAATAATTCACACGAACTTGCTGATTGATCTTCAAGTGTGTTGTACGATACATGAGATGGATTTAAGTTTGTTGAAAATGTGTTAACCATCACTATTATTATCAAATGATATTTAATTGTTAAGTTCTGAACTGCAAATAATAATTATATTCTTGATCTAAATCAAGTGATGCCCTATCCACCTCTGCACGCAGACGCTTGAGGTCAGTGTTTGTAGCAACTGCTTTAAAGTACTCTTTAATTACATGCATAATGTACTTCTTGATATTTTGACTTATTTTACGTTTCCTTGCACAATCACCGTCAGGATCGTTTAACATTTGTGTTTCATTGTTATAATAATCGCGTAAGTTATTATTCTGACGTATCGCATCCTTGTATTGCTTTATTTCACGGTTAAGATTCTTAATTTGTTTCTTGAGTTCGTGTATTATATCTTGATTTTCTTTATCATATACTTGGAACGCCGTGTCTAACATTTCATTAAACTTGTCCTTGGAATTCAGTTTCGGATCTGAAAAGTCATATACACACCCGTCTTTTGATGGCACAAGATCGAAAGTTTTGTTATTCCTTACATCATAAATGGTGCAATTACCTGCGTCGTTATCAATATTGTATAATGTCTTTCCAACTTGTTTAGGGATATAACAGCTATTCATAGTAACTGTCGACTTTTGGTCAGTTACGTCAAAGTGATTTAACGATGTCCTCATAGTACCAAGGATTCTCATTCGCTTATTAGCATCTTTACTTGAATTGTCTATCCATTTATTCAATTCATCCGATGAATTCATATAATCAAAACAATTAATGGTTGACTGGCTTTTTAACGAGAGATCAGAATCGTAAAGATCCGATAAATATTTGTTGTATTGCTCAGAGTTGTTCAGAATATCGTCGTAATTCACATACTTTTCCGTATCAGCTTTAGAACAATAAATAATTATGAACAAGGCAATAATAGTGATTGTTATTGTGATGTATTGTTGTGTAATGCTATCCATTAAAATACAAAAATAAATTTTAATTTGGAACAACGTTAGGTCTACAACATGAATACTGATAAAACATTTGGTTTCCATCTGTTTGAAGGCCAAAACTGGATAAACCTTCGCCATCTTCACACTTTAATGGAAGTTGATTGATTGCATCGAACGATGGAGCATTGGTAATCGATTTCGATTTAACTTGACGACAACTTAAATCTATTTTCTTTTTGTCAATACCTGTGTAATGTGGCTCGGCACATCCGTAATTATACCGTGTTTTTCTGTCGTTAAATCCATTGTCTTGAGATTTCATTTCTACCTCATTCAGTAAACCATTGTTTGGACATTCTATACGGTGTTGTGTCAAACCTATGGCATTCCAGTTGTATGCTGGTCGCCATGCTGTATATCCCGTGTTATTTCTATTTTGAATTTTTCCTGGAATTGGAGTAGTGTCCATCTTACAACACCTGTACTTATATCGCATTCGATTAGGTCTGTATCGTGTCTCAAGCTGGATGCCACTAATAACCTCTCCAGAATCACATTGCATGTTGTGACGATCCATATAATTGTATTGCCATTGATTAGCATCATTCCAAGCAGTGTATTTATCTTTACAAGATGCAGTCATACCAATCTCCAACGAGTCATCCCCAGCATCGCAATCACCACCTTCCCATGATGTTGTTGACTTATTGGTTCTACGTGCCTTCCACCAATCTACAAACTTACCTGCGCGTCCAAGCTCAAGCAAATGATTGTATTGCTGCTGCATACGCTCCTTCTTCTTCGTCAACTCGATTAAAGCTACTTTGTATTCTTTCTTTTCAAGTAATTCTGGATACATCTTCAGTTGGTATGCATCATCAATAAGATTATAAAATTCTTTTTTATTCATTTTATCAAGTTCTATCATGCATCCTTTAGGATGATAAACAGATGATGATTCAACAGGTGTCATTTTGTGATACACAAGCTTATTATCAACAGTATTACCCTTCATAACACATGTATCTTTATCTATTATGTTTACACCACGATTATTATTATACAGATCAATCACATCATTTGCAATTGTACATGCTTCAACATGTGGAAATATTACAGATGAATATAACGGTTGCGCAACACGTGTTGTTTCAAAGTCTGCTATTATACTTTTACGTTCTTTGTTTTTTAAAGATGTATCATTCGGGTTGAACCATCCCTTTTCTTCGAGTATTTTTATACAACTGTTTCTATCAGGGATCATGTTAGAAAATAAGTGTTGATACTCGTTAAATGCTTCTTTACTAACCTTCCATGTATGCATTACAGCTACAAGTACTAAAAGAATTACGAATAATACTATGATAACACCATACATTTGTTAATGTTCAAAGAGAAAATATCTCAATCATACCCAAAGTGACCATGGTTCCTATTTGTCTTGAAAAAGTAATAAATGTTCGTATGTTCAGATAAATCATCCAATTCACAGTAACTTTCCATTTCAACAATTAATGGCATGCTAAGGAAAGATGCTACATATTTCAGATCTTTTAATTGTGTATTATACACATCACATTCTTCATTGTTTAAATGTACAAGTGTTTTATATGCATATTCTTCACTTTCAAACCCCTTCAGAACGTTTCTAACTTCCCTGCGTTCTTTTATGTAAAATGGTTCACTAAAATATACATTATGTTTGAAACTATCACCTAATTTGCGTCCCACATAATAAACATTATCGTTATCATTCATATATTTATAATGGAACACTGTTCGTGATGTAAGCATGATGAAATTTCTATGCAATATTATATTCTACCTATAATTTCTTATATCATCGTTAAACGGCCATTCCCTGAAATCTGATATACGTTTAAATGTCCCGCTTATCAAACGAATGTTGTCTTCGAATATATACCCTAAAGCTTTAGGTGTCCATAGATTTATAATTGGGAGAATAATAAAAAAACCGTACATCTTTGATGGCTGATGAACAACAATTTCATAATTTGATTCTCGTTTGTTGATAAAAATGATCTCATATGAACTCCCAATTTGTCGAGAAAGGACATTCCTTATATCACGTTCAGTCATAGAATTTACGTTATGTTTCAGTGTTTTTAACTTCGTATTGAAACAATCAATTGGCACTTCTTTGAAATTCATAGACCATGATATGTACAAATTATCAAAAACTTCAGGAATTATTACTAGATCGTACAAGTTGTTAGCACCAACCTGAAATGTTTCTGGAGTATTGCGTGTATTCCATACTGATGCTATTATAATTATACATACCGAAACACAACATGCTACTATTAAAATTAGTTTCATATTTACTTTTTACTTAAGATCTTCTTACCAATTGCTCCATCAATTTTAACACATCGCCCAGTTGCTGGATTTACAATCTTACCTTGTGGGCATTCTTTACCTTTGGTCTTCTTCACCTTTTCCTCTTGCTTTTCCTGAGGATCAATAGCTAATGCCGTTGTAACAGACGGAACATCAACTTCATTAAACATGAATTTTTTATTCACCATTAAATATGTACGCGGACCTTTTGATATATTAAAACAAACATTTCTCTTCAACTCTTTATTGGTATCTATATTATCTAACTTACACATGCTAGGGTTCAAACAGAAATCAGGTTGATTAGACAACCAATCATATTTCATAAGCTCACATGGATAAGTATTATTAGCTCCTGTTGTCTTTGTAGTTTTCTGCATCGCTGCATCACGTGTATGTCGTAACCATCCATTATACATAAATCGCTCATTACCACATGTAACGCCGCAAATATCGTGTCCTTTGTGACATTCATAAATGTTGAAATTTGTTAACAGCAAACTATCATGAACATATTCAGTATTATTGTAGACAAAACCATTTGTAAAGAAATTTTCCATTGTCATATCGGTTTTTATTAAGTTTGCTTTGTCATGCTTCTCACTTTGCACAAATCTAATAGAAACAACCTCATACTCTTTCATGAAAGCATTCTTATCAAGAGATTTTAATAAATATTTAGTTACGTATCTAGCTTTCCTTTTTTTTGTTGCTGTCATGATGGTATAATTATTGTAAACATTTGACAAATACAAATTTATTTTACCATTTGGTTGCTCAACCGCATCAATTTGAAGTATATCTTTAATATCAAGATATGTAAGCAGTTTTTCCAAATACAATGTGTTAAAATAACCTTCCCTTTCACTTGGATTAAAATTAAAAATATCTGGTCTTTCTTTGTGTAACTGTTTCAATATATATTCAGGCGTAATCACTTGAAAGAACATATATGCTTGTTGTTTCATCTCAAATACTGTGTAGCGTCTTTTGAGAATATCCCTGAATAATTTACGTGTCTTTAACGGCATTTTCCAGTTGGATTCTTTTGTCATCAACACATTACGCATATACTGACTAAAAAATACGGTCATAAGAATCGCATTAAACCAGCAGGTTCCTGTGTATTGTGGTATTGTGATTACTTTATTGCATTCCATTTATACTTAAAAAAGGAAAAAAATTGAATTTTTAAATCTCTATGAATATTTATATGCTACTGCCTAAAAAGGTATATGTACTTGAGAAAAATAAACAGTTTCTTGGAAATGTAAGTAATGATGGATCGTGTGTATTTGCATTTGTTAAAAAACCAGATGTCAACAAGGTGCATACATTTATTCAACACAAAGCATCACAGATTTCAAAGTCCAAGTCAAACACATACATAGTAAAACCTTTTGCTAAAACACAAATCTCGAAAATCAACATGGAAGCAAGAGATACATTTGAATTTATGATTCAAACATCATTACATAATATTAAAATGGAACTCATCGATAACGTTGAATTAAAAAAAAATAATATGATATTGTATTCTAATTATGATATACCTACTGATATTGACAATGATTTAGTCATTGAAAATCTAAATGTATTGTATTATGGTCAAGATGTTTCATTATTATTTGATATAAATGATGTAAATAATACAAATGATATTACAGATGAAGATTTTTAGCAATAATTATCATATGCAATGGATATATTTTAGATGGAAGTTGATGAATATGAAACCATTTGGCTTCAATAACATCATCGGATGATGTTGTCATTTTTTCCAAGGTATCAAACATATCGTTTTTCAAGTCAAACTTGAATATGTTTAATTCGATCCAAAAATTGCTTGATATCATTTTATCAAAATTATTTAGGTTGGTATATATCAACACTGGTTTACATGATTTGAGTATTTTTTTTGCTTTGATCATTTGATGAGAAAATATTTCTTCACACAGCTCGCGAATAGCACAATCCAGATGTTTTTCATTGTGTTTAGCAAAACCACCTGGTAACACCCAATGCCCTGCATTCTTCTTGGCAAGCAGTATGTGATTGTTACAAAGTAAAAGTGAACATGAATTGTAATTTGCCCCCCATAACCACAATTGTCTTTCACGTTTTTTTAATCCACGTGAAAGATTTTCCCACAACGGATGGATTGGTTTACCATCATCGTCAAACTCAAGAACGCGTTTACTCCGTTTCATGAGCATCAATGGTGACGGGACTTCGGTTTCCATTACTATATTATTTTATTTTTTTTACCATGAAAGATCCGTAATCATGATAACCAAGATTTTCATAGTAACTCTTAGTACCTTCACCTGCAATCACTGCTATTGAACCAAAATTATTACGCTTAGATATTTCTTCAGCTTTCAACATCAATCTCTTTCCAATACCCCTATGTTGAACATGTGGTGATAGTGTATCGACTTCATCCTTGAATGTTTTTGTAAGATTCCCATAAACATGAAGTTCTCTTATCAAGGCACAACCCTTGAGCTCATCAAATACAATACTTTGGTCATGTGATGGAAATCTTAGTCGTACAAAACCATACAAGACTTTGTTGTCTATAGATTCGGCACTTATAAATGTTTCCTTACCATCTGATCCATCGTATTGACGGATCGTAAGTACATATTTACCGTTCCAGTCATTCGTTTTAACCTCTCTGCATCTAATACAATTACATGTTTTGCCTTCCTTTTCCAACATGACTTTCAACTCTTGTCGCAAGTTAGATTTGTCACTACTTGCGATAATATAATCTTTAGGAATATCACGGATAATTCGATTGAGTCTGATCCATGGAAAGATAAGCGACTTCATTGTAAGTAGGATATCAACCAGGTCGTCTTCCGAGTATGGTGTAAACTTTCCTTCTTTGTACCATTGCTGAATCTCTGTCCATGGCACAATGGCACATGGATATACCTTCCATTGATCTAGTTGAAGTTCTGGATGTGACAATTGATATTCCTCCCAGTTTTCGTCACCTTTAGAATATCGTTTGATTATTGGTGTTTTCATACCGAGTAAAGTATCAATCAACATGTCTCGATCTTTTTCAGGAGAAGAACCAGGGAGATTTGGCATCCAATGACCATCGATCTTGAAACAATTGTCTTTCAGTAGTTTTATTGCATTGATAACAATTTCTGTTGTACATCGTCTCTTGATTGTATTGAGTACATCGTTATCTATGTGTTGTATACCTAGTTGAACACGAGTACATCCATAAAGCCGAAGACGACGGAGTTCATCAGGTGTAATTGTATCTGGTCTGGTTTCAAGAGTAAGACCTATAACTTTCGTACGTGCAGTTTTGTTGATTAGTTTTTCTTCTTGAATTGACAATGGATCTCGGCGTTCATGTGATTTATCCCAAAATGTATTTGCTGCAAAATAAACATCTCTACAAAATTCCTCGCGGTATTCCAAAGGGTATGATGTCCATGTTCCACCAAGTACCAACACTTCAAGCTTATCTACATTGTGACCTATCAAGTATAACGATCTCATCCTATCCCACATCTGTTTAACACATACAAAAGCATTTCTGTTTGCTCTAAGCACACCCGGTTCACCACACAAATACGAACGGGGTTGTCCTGGCTCATTGGGACAATATGCACAGTTCCAACTACAACTAAACTCCTGTTTCTTTTTTTCATTTGTATTTTTGTCGGTATATTCTGGATATGGTGAGGTGAATATCGTAATGACTAGAACACCTGAGTGACTTTTACATGTTTTGATTTTCAAAACGTCTCTAAGATTATCTTCATCGGATTCATGAATATCAGGGTCTTTTTGTGCAACAAGATGATGAAATGACTGCATGATATATGAATTTTTGCCGGAAAAGCTGTGCTTGTATTTGACATCTCTCATATTCTTTCCTTTGGTTGCAATCAACTCAATGATTAATAACTTTAACTTCAACGCATCATCTAAATTCGGAGTCGGAAATTCCGTGTTGATAATATTCTGAAACTTCTTGTTAATTTCTTCAATATCGATTGACATATTGATTTACAAAAAAATAAAATAATGACAATTATTCAATTTTTATGATTTGAATTCACGTGTCATTCTATCTTTATATACTCCTTGATACACAAGATTGCTGCTTGCTCCAAATGTTTTTAAATCCCATTTTTCAAGAAAATCCAACTCTTCGTTCAATTCGTTGAGATATATAGTGAATTCGTTTAGGTTAATGTGATCGGTATGATCATCCACTGTTATTGTAGTTATAATATTAGAATTTGACATCTTTATTACTAATTTCAAATTATATTTTATATCAGTTTCTAAGGACTTGATGACCCGGATGACCCTGATGACGTGTCACTTACTTCAGCAGATTTCTTAGTTTTGGATTTAGTCTTGTGGGATTTGATACATTTCGTCATTATAACACCTTCTTGTGAAGGATCGTTTTTCATCTCTTTCTTCAGTGTAGTCTTTTCTTTACGTAGCGTTTTGAGTTGTGTTTTAGAGGAAACTTCTTCGTCTTTCAAACTATCTATTAAAGTATGTAATCGTGATTCAACAGCGTTTATTTGACTTCGTTTTGACTCCAAACATTTCGCCTTTGCAGCCGCCTTTTCTCCACGAGAAGCAGAGACATTCTTACAATCGTCTTTTATGAATTTGATTTCAGCTTTTGTACTCTTTTTAGCTTCTTTGATTTCAAAAGATATATGTTTGGTTCTAGATTGAATCTGATCGATTGCATCTTCCACTTTTTCAAGTTGTTCTTGGCCAAATGATGGATCAATACGTGTCATTGGTACTTTGACCTGAAGTACAACGGGTTGTGCAAATTGACGTGCGTCCATCTCTCGATTCAGATAGCTGATATAACCAGATATATCATCTAAGAATTTTCTGTGACCTTGTTTTGTAAATTTTCCGTCTTGATCAAGATATTTATTGGCAAATACCTCAAAATTATCAGGAAGCTGATTTTCTTTCTTCCTCAATAAATTTAATAACTGTATCAATTCCATAGGATCATTAGTATATGGAGTAGCAGTCATTAACATGACTTTTACAGAATCTTTGCCACTAAGTGCATATGATTTGTGAAGCGCTGTCTTCAGCTTGTTCATGTCCGGACGTTCAACACTTGAAAGATCGCCACCACCATAAAGTTTGTGAGCTTCATCAATAATCAACAAAGTCTTTTTAAGAGGATCTTTTTTACCATTCTTATTTACAAGGCGTTTGTAAAATTCATTCTTACCTGCAACCAAGTTTGAAAATTGCTTATAAGACATCGGACGAATACCCCAACTTGATCCTAAAAGTTTCATGCGGTCTTCCATTTTTTCTGGTATCTCTTTGCCTTCCTTGATCATCACTTGTATAGGAATACTGCAAACTTGATCAAACATATTCTTCCAAATATCGCTCTTAAGTGTTGTACGTGTAACCCACAATATTGTATAACCATCTCTTTCAAAAGTAGATGTTGCTGCAGCAATTGCGCTACATGTCTTGCCTGTACCTACGGAATGATAAAGAAGCATGCCTTTTAGTTGACTTTCTGGAGTAAAATATGTGCGAACAAAATCTTGCGTTGGGTTAAAATTCATAATACTACTTGCGCCCCCACACATGTTCTTGAGTTCCACCTTAGGCCACGTGAATTGTGAAAATCTATTTCTAACTTCTTCACGTGTTCCGAGAAAACCTTTATTTTCAGAATTTGGAACTTCAGATTCAATGGATTCTGCTGACGCATCATCAGATACAGAAGTCGCTGATGAATTTGCAGATTTATCTGGAGATTTATCTGGAGATTTATCTGGAGATTTATCTGGAGATTTATCTGGAGATGGGGGTTTTACATGTTCATTGTCATCAGGGCTATCAGGAATTGGGGGCAGGACAGACTCAGGTTCGTTTGGATGGGGAGTAATGTTAACTTTCACTTCTTTGGGAAGGTATGCTAATATAAATCTGCGCAATAATGTTGCATATTTTCTTGGAATACGTAATTTGTCTTTGTTCTTAATTACATATGTAAGTTCTTCAGCATGTTTGGCCATAAAGCCTTTCATATCGTCATGTAGATCATGTAAACTTGCACAATAATTGTCATCCTTCTTCATGAGATTACAGAAGTAGTCACGTAAACTACTTGATGATTCAAAACCCTTTGGTAATTTTTTCTTCATTGCAAAGAATGCAACTGCAAATTTCATTGTACTGAATGGAACAATCTTTGTTGCACGTTTGGCGCAATTTTTGGTACAAAAGCCAGTATCACTGATTTCTTTATCCATATCAGGGACATTATTCTTTTTCTTGGCACCTCCTGAAAGATCATTGTCAAATATTTTGTTAATGTCGATATCGTCTCCAAGAACTTTGAAGTTATGAATATTCTTGTTTAGTTCATAATCAACAGACCCTACGATTGCCATTCTTTCGAGCTGATTTGCAAACGCAATCTTTCTCAAATTAATTTTGCTATGTTTTACGTATAGTTGGAACAATGTGTGCGCGTCCATCATGTCAGCAAGTTCTTGTGGGATATTAACATCATAAATATAAACTTCCAGAGTCCATCCGTTATTCGGTTGAAATTGCAACCCTTTTTGACCACAAGTACGCGTTCCTCTTCCAATGACTTGTTTTTCATCAGCTTTTGATGTCTGTGGTTCCAAAATATGAACATATTTAACATCAAACAAATCAATACCTTCTTTGAAACCACTATCCATAACAATTATACGAATCAAGTCGCCGTAAATGTTATCATCGCGTTGATTGTATTTAGCTAGAATTTTTTTCTTTAAAACAATACTGATGGGTTTGTCATACACGCTTGTTGAACACAACAAAGCAAAGTTTTCACCTCTTGTTTCGAGCAGTTGAACATCATCTGCAAGTTGGAGAGAATGATTATATACCAAGTGATATCCTGACGCAATTAGAGCAGAGCTGATAACCTTGGCACCGTATCCACCTTGACGAACATCTGAAAAAATAAAATGTTTATATTTCCTTCCATCTTTTGCAACATCTTGTTCATCGAGCTGTTGGATCTTCCTAATGAGCTCAACAAGCTTTGGAGACATCGTCTTTATGTCATCTTTGACTTTGTCGACATCAAATGTTTTTTTTTCAAATTTATGTTGAGGTTTTACTATAGACCAATTAGCAACACGTCTTACACAATCGGCTTTTAAGTCTAACATTTATAATTTATCAAAACATATTTTTAACAAAGTCATATAAGTAATTGATCAACAAATGAAACATACAATGGTCCATGTTGCAATTTCTCAAGCTCTTTATGACTCACAACTCCAAACTGTTAACATGATTAAAAACTATGTTGGATGTAAAGACATTGATCATAAACATATATTTTTGTCAATTCTTGATGATTTTTACAACAACATTAAGAGTACAAAAGGAACATTGAAGAAAAAGAAAGAGCCAAGTGAATTCAACTTGTTTATTCGTGACAAAATCAACGAATACAAAGTAATTCACCCAGAATATAATGGACATGAATTAATGAGAAAAGCAATAACTGCATGGAAACAAGCGAACCCAAAAAATATATAATTAATTAATAAAATATGGATTTTTTCTCTTCAACAAGAATTCTTGAATATGTAGCAAGTAAGCGTGAGAAATTTACTAATGACGTATCTGAAATACCGGCTCCATCACCGGTACTTCCTGATATGATAATGGCACCAGGATCATCAGCTGCACAAAACACGATTATGAATAAATTCGCTATTTTCAGCTTGGGTGGGGTTATTTCTTTCGTAATAAGCGTTTTAATCGGACTTACGGCTGTGTACCTTTCATGGTCTTGTAATAGCGCATTACAATATGATCTTGGCTTAAAGGTATTTTTCGCCATATTAGCTTACATTTTTGGTTTACTATACATTATTTTCTATATAATTATGCGTTGGGACACATGCAGTTACATTAAAAAAAATGCTTATTATTGATGTCCAAATAAAAATATCTAATTTAATTATATAAATGGAAATACCTGGAATTATGCAAGAAGGTGCAAAAAGGAAAATCAAACCTGTCTCAGTAAAGGCAACTTCTATTGTAAAGAAAACTAGGAAACCCCGTGATTCTCTTGGATGTTCCTCTGCTAAAAAGGATGCTTGCGGTTCCATGAGCGGTTGCGTTTGGGTACCTTCCAAAGGTTGCCGTATCGAAGACAACGTACCTCTCGCAGTTCTTGCCAAGATTGCTGCAAAGGCTAAGACCGTCCAGGCCGCTACCAAAGTGAACGCTGAAAAAGTGAAGAAACCCCGTGCTTCATCAGGATGTACAGGTCTGAAAAAAGATTCGTGCAGTAGCAATACCGATTGTGTGTGGGTACCTTCCAAAGGCTGCCGTGTGACTGATAACGTGCCTCTTGTCGACCGTGCCAAAGCCAAAAAAGCAGCCAAGAAGGTCACCAAGAAGGTCACCAAGAAGGCCACCAAGAAGACTTCTGCTTAAAAATTGAAGATTTGAAGCTATAAGTCTAATCATAATGTCGATCGATTATTTTTGTGATGATTTCCAGTCAATTAAAGTTGACACAGAAGTTTTCTGTATATTTGATCAAGCTTACAAATATTCAACGATGACACTGTCTGAGTTTAGTGAGATTTTTGAACATATCAAATCAAATACTTTACTTATTGACAAAATACTTGAGCAATCCTTGAGGTGTGACAATAACGATGTCGCGTTATTTATAATAAAGGGATCGGGTGAATATATGTTGATCAGTGCGCTCGAATTCTGTATTATGAACAACAAACTTAAGTTTTTTAAACGTTGTGCTAAAGAGTTTCAGTTGAAAACATGCATGAGTAAAGAATCATTCACACATTTGTATTATCTCACGATAGAAAACAATAATACAAAATTCCTCTCAATACTTTTCTCATAACTACTCAAATGTATATACCAGGTCATGAGATGATCATTAATGATACTTTAGCTAAACTATCAAAAAATCAAAGAGATATCATTGACATTGGTAAGTTGAAGACTGGATTATTCTATCCAGATTTGCCTTGTGGAAAATATAATATTATTTCTAAGAACAATGTTTTCATGACATCAAAGACAACATGTTCATTCATCAACCTTCTCAAATTATACGATCCCAATAATAACGAATTCTATGAAATCTTTCAATCACATAAAGGCATCTTGGCATACTTACATTCCATGTCACCATCACCAAGTTACACCGCAAGAGATGTACGAACCGCTATTTTGAATCAATGTCTTACATTTTTTCTGCTTGCGTTGTATGATGACAACTTATTTATGACATCTCCGAAAAAGAAGATATCGTTTTTTTGGCTTGGGATGCTTTTACACATTATAATGGATTCATATTCCCCAGCACATACAATAAGAAAAGTAACATATCGCATCGATATACCTCCAAGATCGATATATACACCATCTCGTTTAATGCGAAAACGCGTCAGAGATATCATTCTTGATACAATCAAAACTGATATCGGAAATACAGTCAAAACCATCGAAGAATTCACAGTTTATTTGAGAGATATATTTAAGGACGATATCAAATCACTTGAATACATATCAAATCATCTGGATCAAATATATAACTCGTATTTAATGTTCATGTTTGATATGCAAACTACCACTAAAATGCAGTCTATCATTGGCAAGTATAAACCGAAAGAGTATCAGACATATAAACCTAAAAACATCACAAACTTTATGTATTACAACAACCAATTCAACTTTTATCATCAAAAGAAAGATTTTTTGTATAATATTGATGATTTAACGTACAAAATGATGATTGATGATTGTATATTTATATTTAACCTTTTGTTTGAAGCATCAAAATCAAATGTAACATCCGACCCAAAATATCTGAAAACATTATTGACATACTTGACAGACAACACTTTCAGAATGACAAAAAAAGATTTGGATTCACAGACTGGTCCTATTGATGTCGATTGATCACAGGAATACAGTTTCAACTCTTCCAAGCATACCACTCATGCTGCAGGTTCTATAATGGATGTGTGGTTTAAGAGTCTTGTCAAACATTACTTTAGGTACTTTGTATGCAGTGGGAGTACGTACCTTTAGAACAGCTACACCGTTCTCATCAGAACGTGCAACACCTGTATTCTCGTATTCACTATACGCAACCCAAGGGTTGTCAACTATTTGAGCATTGGGTTCTGCAGCCCAATAAATGACATTCACGTTGGGGGCAACTTTAACAGTTGCACTGGTATCTGCGTCTTGTGGTGTTTTTGGTGTCAGTGAACCACATGGATACACGGTCTTTCCCAAAAATGGCAGATAATAATCCCTTGAGAATATGTGTACTATTCCTGCAACACCCACCAAGACATATACTATAGGCTCAAGGATTGCAAACGTATTTTCAGCAAGAAGTTGAACAAAGTTGAAATTGAACATTCCAACAAGTCCCCAATTCAAAGCACCTATAACAATCAAAGTAAGTGAAATCATTTCCAACCATGCACTCAACATAATATTCATTTTTACATATATGTAATATTTTATTCGAAATATATTCTAGACAATGCTAAAATCGTTTTTTGAAGAATTGCTTGTCATTTATCCGAGTTTAGCATCATTTCTAGGAGATAGAAAGAGCGATAGTAAAGTAGAAGTCAGCATATCTCCTGTGTTTATAAGAAAATTGACACAAATATTGAAAAAATATCAAACTCGTCTTGATTCATATATACCTAAATCTCAAAACGATACATTGGACTGTAAAACTCTTGCATATTTGATTAAATTAAGCGCGGAAGCGTTGCAATTTAACTTCCACTTAATACCTTTATCAAGCTTTTCAAACCCAATATTAGAGTTTACATTCATGGAAAAAACTGTATATCCAAAAAATCATCAAAATATGATTTTGAGACACAGATGTTACATTAAGTTTATTCAACAGGCCGTTGTTAACATGAAACAAGGTATAAAACAACGTTACGTAATCCCCAAACGTATTTGTAAGCAAGTAATTGCAGACATTGAAACGTTCATTGATACTAAAGGATACATATGTAACAAAGCAATTAGTCAGTTTTTAGAATTGAAATACAAGCCGCATTTGAAGCGTATATTAGATTTTCTTAAAAATGAATATTATGATAATTGTAGTGAAAGCATTGCATGTAAAGACCTTCCCAATGGTATGGCAATGTACTCATATCTTTTGAGATCTAATGCTACTTTAGATGTTTCACCTGAATACGTTCATAAACTCGGTCTCAAAGAAGTTGCAAGAATCAAATCAGAATTAATTAAACTTGCATCAAAAAAATTCAAATCTAAAAGTGACAACCTTGTTGAATTTATTAAAATGGTTCAAAGTGATCCAAAGAATTATTTCCAGACAAAAGAACAAGTCGTTCAAGCATATCTTCAAGCAAGAGAAAAGATACGAAAGACAATGATGCCCAAGTTATTTTATGATCAAGTTACAACTTATGAAATTCACCCTGTGCCAAAAATGCTAGAATCTTCTGCAGCTGGAGCATTCTTTTATCCTGGAAATATGAAGCGTCCAGGTCGTTTTTTTATTAATTTACGCGATGTCAAAGAAAACCCAAAATATACAGTTGAAACTTTGGCAATTCATGAGGGTGAACCAGGTCATCATTATCAGTATCAATACATGTTGGAGAATAATGTACCTCTTTATCGTATTTTTTCAAACGATGGCACAGCTTTCGCAGAAGGATGGGCTTTGTACACGGAATCACTTTCGTTGTCTAAGAATAAATTTGATAACTTTGGTCGTTTGACATATGAGATGTTTAGAGCCGTTCGATGCGTAGTCGATACAGGTATACATGCTTTTGGGTGGACTTTTGAACAAGCATTGGATTACATGAAACAACATCTTGCAATGAAAGAAACAGAACTTATTACCGAGTTAGAGCGGTACATCTGTATTCCAGGACAAGCAATTGCATATAAAATTGGCGAGCAATTTCTACTTCAACAACGGGAAAAGTTTTTGAAGCGGAAAAACAACAATATAAAAGATTTTCACAAACGTGTTCTCGAAAACGGTGTTTTACCCTTATGCATTCTAGAAGATGTCATTAATGTATGAGCAATACGAATAAAAATATCAGTATATTTAAAAACATGAAAATTTCAATTGAAAAAATGTATGCATTTGTCAAAAGAAATAAAGACTCTGAAGATCCCAAAAAGAAACAACGTGCAGCTATATTTTTGAAGTATTTGAAAGACAATAACTATGTTGCTAGTATTATACAGCGTGAAAAATTAATTCAAGAAAGCATAAGTATTGAAATGAAACTAGGTGCATTAGACCGTATTGCCAAGACTGTGGTTGATGTAGATGTCCGCAAAAAATAATAATCACTGTTTAAATTAAGTAATATGCTGAGATCAACAATGTCTTACAATGATTTTAATATTCTTATAGAACATTTGAATAGTTTATCTTTATTTCAAACTGCTGTGAAGAAGATATATACTTATAACAGGGTTTTATCATTAGACCATGCAAATAAAAATACATTTTATATACATACCGGAGAACCAGTTCATGTTGTAACATACATTGATGGAGAAAAAGAAACATCAAATACTTGCAATCCAGGGGATTTTGTTATATCTGGTATCAATGGAGAAATGTATGTAATCCCGCCACATAAACTTCCTAATAATTATAATTTGGTTGATGAAAAACTAATTACACGACAACAACCACGAAAAATTGCACGAATAACCAAAACATTGCTTAGAAAATTAGGTTTGAAACAAGAAATTAAATTCATTGCAAGCTGGGGCGAATCAATGGTTTTACAATCAGGTGATGTCCTTGTAAAAGAAGACGAAAACAAATACTACCGTATTGAAGGTAGAATATTTAAAAAAACTTATACTTTGAATAAGTAGTTGATTATGTCATTTTTTTAAATGCACTAGCTCTCTTTCCAGGTGTTTTATATTTTATTGTAGCGATTTTGTTATGTCCGGATAGTACTGTAATGAGTGAAACAAAGGCCAAAACGAAAGCCAAAATCCTCAACCAAGCAAATATCTGAACCATATCAGGACCAAAATCTCCTGCACATTTGCATCGCTTAGCTTCAATATCAGATACATATTTGAACGTGATAAATATAAACATTATAGTAATACAGAAGTACACAAGTGATAATACCATCAGAACGTTGGCATATTCAGCTACATCTTTGACCATAATTCCAAATACAATAATGATCATTGTGACGATAATATAGAATACAAGGAAGTAATAGTTTGGAGTAATTGCACATTCACATTCTATTTCTTTTAATCTTGCGAGATATATGTAAATCCATACGACAAAAAATATGTTTAGTATCTGCCACAACATTTTTAACATATTAACAGAAATTTTATTTTTGACACGATATTGTACCTTTATCTTTATCTATATTCACTGTGCACCCTTTTTCAATAGCCATGGCAATAGTTTCATCGGTTATAATTTTAGAAGGGTCCAAAAACGTCATTTGTTGCTCGTTAGGTCTAAAATCGACATTTCTAAAATTCTCCTGTATATTCGGTGATGCAAGTAGCTCACGTGTACCTGATCTTACAAAATGTTCAGTAATCTGTTTACAAACCAATTCTCCTTGGGCGGTATATATGCACGACATTTATTATATTATAAACATATTTATCTATAAATAAATTGAAAAGATAACAAACTAACACAAAATATGAAAAGTATCAATGCGATAATCAACAGAACACGAATTAAATGACTGTGTTTGTTCCTGTCTATCCATGAGACTCTTGCAGCTGGTCTTGGTACATAATCTGGGAATCTTGTGGTGTATGATGTTTGTGATTTAGGCCCAGAGTACGCTGGTGTATCTTTGGTTTGCTCGTAATACACATTCTGTGACGATTCAAAATATTGCGCAGGGAGCTGCGCGTTAAAATCAATATTTGCCATTATTAATATATAGATATAATCATCTACGTGATAATATAATAAATGTATGAAAAATCGTCAACAATTCCCACAGAAGTGTTTAATCTTGCAATTGACAGCAAATACAGAGACATACGATATTATCCCGATCCAAACAAATATGTTATTAACTTTGATATCGTATTCAAAAATGTTGTTTCTGTTGAATTAGTGTTTGCTCTGTACGAAAAAATATCGACAGATTACTACATTAACTTGTGCATCGAAGAATTAACTCCCAACCTGCATTCAAATTCGAATCCGGTCAAAGGATCGTTTACACAATTGCCAATAATAGATAGTCTTAACAAATACGATCAAAACATGTTCAAATCTATAAAAATGTTTGATAAACCTGTTGCAAAGTTTCATAAAATGTCTATATCGTTCTTGAACCCCGATGGTGGTCTTTATCCTATACGTGACCATTTCCTGAGGTTTGAAGTCACATGCCTCAAATCACAAGCAGTGACCGAATGGCGTAATTTTGAAATCATAAGCAGAAGCGTCAACATGTTCCAAGCAGCTCAAGAATGGAATCCAT